ACATTGACAAGAGTCGTGGCTTGCGTTTGTAGTAACAATCTTTAAAGATTGTATGGAAGATTTTTCCTGCCTTCCTAAACTTTTTCAAGTGGGCAACCACTTCAAGTAAAGTTTTAATACTTGGTAAAACTTGGCAAATCGTGTTGCTGTGTTGCTTACAAAACCAATTATAAATGAATGGTTTGTTGTTGTCAACAATTTTTTTCACTTTTATTTAATTGGTAATGTTTACCATTTTTTTGTCCCCTTGTTGGGTACGTCCCTATTATAAATCGAAAGATTAGTTATTGTCAATAACTTTTTTCAATTTATTTTTTTGGTAATTACTGGGAATTTTTTAACGTCGTTTGCTTTCGACACATTTAATATATCATGATAACAATGTTATTGTAAACCCCCTTTTTTAAAAAAGTTTAAAAAACTTTTAAAATACTATTGTAATAAGTTTTAACTTGCTTATTAGTAACTTGCTATACTTGTATATAACCAGAAAAGAGATAGTTTAAACCACTTTTTTAAAAAAACTTTAAAAAATCGCAAATATTTTTTTTCTTCATTATATGGCAAAAAACGTGCATGTGCATGCGCACGTGTGCGCACACGTGTAAATAACATAGATGATGATGAAAGTCAATAGAAAGTTTTATGGAAATTAAATGGTAATTAAATGGAAGTAAATGGTAAATGGTAGGAAGTGTTAGTAATGTAAGTAAATGTAATAAATGGCAGATAGTGGAATAAATAGTAGATAGTGGAAGTAAAATGAAAACACGAACAATTTCAACGTGGTCGGTGAAAACGTTCGGAAAGCATCGAACAATAAACTTGTCAATAGTAAAAAGAAAAATAAATGTATTGACTTTTTTAAAAAAGTATGCTTTTTGTTTTAAGGTGGTCTTGAATGTAAATATACCTGAAAAGCTTAAAACGTCTCTACGGGCTTTATTTTGCCTTACAAATATCAAGTAAAATTACTTGACATAGTGAATAATCACCTAAAATATGGAAGGTATGGTGGTAGAATATGGAAGATTAATGAAAGGAAATGAAAGGAAGTAAGTGTATAGATATACAATGTAATGAATAAATATGCATAAGGATAAAATGGTAGTATATGGAAGGTGATAGGTTAGATTATAATGATTATTAGATTAGAATGATTATAATTAAGAACTTAATTAAATAAATTTATTAAGTTAAAATTACTTAATAAAATAACTTTATTAAGTTAAAAGTGGAAGAGAATTAAAGTTATAAAAGTGATAGGATTAAGTTAGATTGTTAGTAAAATAAAGTTAGATTGTAGGATTAAATTAAGTTAGTATTAAGTTAAAATTAAGGTTATAAAAAGTTAGATTAAGGTTAAAAACTTAATAAATTAATTTTAATAACGTTAGTTATCTTTTTATAACTAACTTACAAAAAGTAAGTGCCATAGGTAATTTGTCCCAGTAGTCCCAAAAAATATCCATATTTCACCCAGTCTAGAACTGGAAGAAATCTTCCATAATTTTAAAAATTTTCCCAGATTATAAAATTGTCAAAAAATAGGTAAATGTCCTCACCTATGGTAAATATGGAAGTTTACTCCATTTAAAAACTGGTGTTCCCCTTCGTTATATATAACGCCAATTATATATAAACTGTTCGTATGGTTGTTCGTAGGTGGGGGATATTTTACAACTTTGGAAATTCCTGCCATTTCACAAAACCCCTAGTGACATATACACCAAAACTCATAACCAATTTTCAAACCAATTTTAAGCACTAAAAACCTACACCAAAACTACATACCACTTCCCAACTCATTTTCCAACCCATCAACCATTCAACCATTCAATCATTCAATCTAAACAAAATTCAACCCATCACCCAACTCATCCAGTCATTGCCTCAACCTAACCGCATGTTACAAAACCATAACATCTGCACATTCATTCACACGTTCACTCATATATTCTCTATATGTACACACATCAAAACCAACCTCATCCAACAACATCATCTCAACCATCATCCAAACCAACGTCAACCCACTCAACCAATCACCAACAAAACCTTATCTCATTCCCTTAAAATCGCTTCTCACAACACACCCTTCATTCACCCATCATCAATCCACCTAAAATGCACACCCTTTTAAACCAACAAATACCTACCCCAATCACTACCACCATTACAAAAGTCCTAACATCATTTTTAACACCCATTTACACTCCATTTTTAACTCTCATAACATTCACCTACTTTTCATCACAATAACTTCATTTCCCCATACATAACCAACTCCATTTACACATCAATACATTATTTCCCAAGTACAAAACTTCATTTCCCAAATGAACACCTATACACATCACTCATACCCACCTAAAAAACACATTATTTCCCATAAATTTTTACCACAAAATCGGTAGTCCCTACACCCAATTAAAATCTATTCCCAGCATTAAAAATGACTCATAAAATCGGTAGTCATATCTGTTTTCCAAAGTTAAGCAATTAAAGCCTACATATAACACATCTAAAAAATGACAAAAAAATAGACCTATTCATCATAAGTCTAAAAATACAAACCATACGTCCAACACTCTTATGCTTACTTTTGGAAAACGGGTAAAAACTCAAAAATCAGTCAAATACACTCAAAATCATTCAATTTAGAATAAAAAATTTTCACTCCTAAAATGTCCCAATTCTATAAAAATAAAGTATATTCCTAACCCATTAAATTTAAGATAAAAAATAGCACCCAAAAACACAACTTCATCCACACAAAACCTACATACTTTTAGAAAACAGCTTTTTTAGGTCTTTTGTACCATTATAATTACACATAAAATATCAAAAAATCACATCTACATGTTAACCAATAAATCCCTATACTTTCCCCATTAGTACATTTTACCCTATACATATGAATGCCCCAATAAAAGTCTATATGAATCGCCTCACCTACATCACAAATTTTATCAAATTATTTCCCAAAACTTATTGACAAAGGGTACATTTTAAGATATAATTAACTTAACGTCATATTTAGCCTATATCATTATCCTGTGGATAACTTTTCTGTGGATAAATTATTTCCCAGAATGTTTTCTCATTGTGGATAACCTGTGGATAACTACAATCCATTCAATCATAACCTAAGCCAAACTAGGCTATATATGCAAAAATAATAACTGTGCATATTGCACAAAAGAAAAGGGAGATAGAAAAACTATGGCTACAAACAACAACGAATTAAAACTAAGAGGTAAAGAATTCAAGGAATGGCTAGTCACACCAAGATACATCAACCCTCAGATTCCAAATGAAATTTTTGAGGACTTTAAACAAATCGAGTCATTCCAGTACAGAGCTTACTCTTACGTCTACTACCACATCATCAACATTCTGTACAGAAATGCTATGTACGGTAAACGGACTGTATATGATTACGAACAAAAGGTTATCATGTCTCAAGTCTTATCATCCATTCGTAAATTCACTCCATACACAAAGAATGGAGGTATCTTACAAGAACTTGGTTACATTACTTCTGAACGTGACCACCCTATCGATACACAACCAGAAAACGAGACAACAGGTTTTGTCATGTATTACGATTTAGACAAGATTATTCGTGACCAAATCGACTTAAAGAAACAATTCAAGATTCGTAAACCTGTTAAATCATTCGTCCGATTCAAAGACGATGACCCAGCAGATTACACTGGAACGTATTATAACTTCTCTCATACTCACTCAATCGAGATGGACATGTTTATAAAACTTATGTCAGACAAGAACTTAGATGCAAGACATGTTTACACATTAGGCTACATCGAGATGAAACAGCTACACTTTCCAGACGGAATAGACATTCCAAAGCAAAATTTTGTCGATGACCTTGGTATGACAAAATCAACTGTAGGTGACATAATTAGAACACTCAGAGACAAAGGTTATATAACTTACAAAAATATTAAATCTCCAGACAGAAAAGGGTCAACAAATAGATTTAAGACTTTGAGAAAAGAACCTGCAAAAAGATTTTATGACTTAGAAAAATAAACAAGAAGCGGTGCTTATTTTATAGGCATCGCTTTTACATTTTTTGTAAAACATTGGTTTTGACAGTCACCAGATATAGTCTTAAACCAGAGCTATCAAGGGTTTAACGTCCATGTATTTAAGTCTGCTTTTCTAAAATGTTCCCGAGGCGCGCACCCTTATAATAAAAGTTTACAGTAGTATATTATTACTCAGAGTATTACTTGTATATAAGAGTTACTGTAAACTAATAATATAAGGAACGGGCTATTGGGGACATTTTAAAAAAACACAAAAATCTGGGGTGGTCGAAAAGTTACGTTTTTAAAAATGTCCCCGAGAGGCGCCACCTTATATTATTAGTTTACAGTATAATATATATTATTAACTAAAAGCTAGTATATAAGAGTTACTGTAAACTATTATTATAAGGGGGGCGGTTTGGGGGACATTTTGAAAAAGCAAGCCAAATAAAATGGCTACAAACCCATACGCACCAATGCTTCAGTCAAAATTAAACAAACAAAAAAGGACAGCAACTACATGCTGTCCAGTCAATTTATCCCTGTATAATCCGCAATAACTCAAACTTACTTGAGTCTGACATCTTGTCGATTGCATCAAGCAATTCCTCTTTGCTATAATCTTCAAATTTTTGTTTCATGTCCAATTCCTTGTCCATACTGTACGATGGCATGTCTGTTAGACACTCTTTGTACTTCAAGTAATATTTCTCAGATGTCACAATACTCTTGTGATTCCCTTGCTCTTTAGCTTTGTACATACTGCCTGTCTGGTCTAAAGCTCTCATGACACCAGCCTTTTTAAAGCTGTGGAATACGATATTACGCTTAGGGTCAATACCAACACCAGCTACACAATCCTTGAGTATATTACCAACTTTGTTTGGGTAAAGATTTGGAAAAAGCTTATCTTGTCTGTTTAATTTAGATTTAAGCTCTTGGTAAAACTCTGTTGATACAGACTTCTTGTTTTCAGACCCTTTGTCAAAAACCTCGATGTAGTGAATCTCATTGCCATTTTCAGTCTTAATTCCCCAGTTTTTAGACCATGTACTGTTTAACAAAGCTGATAGTCGAATAGACGTTACAGTAGCCAATTTGAACAACATTGCTATCTCACTGCCAAAGTTATCTTCAGCATAAGTCCAAATAGCAACAGCTTCTCCCCACTCTAGTGAGTCCCAACTATTTTGCTTCTCAGTAGCCTTTGGTGTTTTAACATTCTCAAACATATTTTTGTTTATACTGTCATAGTCACCAGCAATATAATTAACAAATCCCTTGATTGAGTTTAATTTTCTTTTTACACTTGTGACAGCATATTTACTGCCCATAAAGTTAATATATCTGGCAATGTCAAGCTTTTTAAGACTCTCTAGGTCACTAACAGACACATATTTTGCTTCTTTGTTGAACATTTGAGAGAAGAACTGCTCAATGTCTACACGATAGTTCTTTGCTGTATTCTCAGAGAAGCCACTGAGGTAATTCTCGTAGTATTCGTAAATGTTATCGTCTTGTAATTGCGTTACTTGTGCTAAGTTCATGCTTAACATCTCCTTTGTTATTGTAAGTTTTATATATATTTTATTGATTATATATAAATTATAGCATGATTTTTCATCAAAAACAAGTGTTTTATTCAGTTTTTTGCTGGTTTTTTGACGTTTTGATGGTATTTATGCTATAATTTAATCAAATACATAAATTTTAAACAAAACACTTGACCAAGAGCCAAATAAAATGCTATGATGTAAATATAACAAGCGCAAGACAGGGAAGGGGAAAAGAACAACATGGAATTTGAATTAAAGGTGAAGCCAAGCTTTCAGAAGTTCTACTCAGAGGACTCAAGCTTTGGTATCTACTCAGCAATCGTCTTAGAGGACTCTGAGAACAAGGAAAACATAAACGACAGCAATTATTTGTCAACAGGAGAAATCAACATCGTAGGTAGCATGCCTAAGTTAAATCAAACAAGTCAGTACATCGCAGTTGTCGAAGAGACCAAGCATCCAAAGTTTGGTTTACAATACCAAGTAAAAAGCATTTACCAAGAGATGTTCTCGACAAGCGAAGACCAAGTAAACTTCTTGAAGTCGTTGTTGACAGAAAAGCAAATGGAGACATTCATCGATGCTTATCCAGATAGCAACTTGGTTGAACTTATCGAACAAAACAAAGTTGACTTATCATTGCTCAAAGGAATTGGCGAATCAACCATTGAAAGAATCAAACAGAAAATTAAAGACAACAAGAAATATCAACGAGCGATTGTTGAACTGACAGCTAAGTATGGCATCCCATACAGCGCAGTGAAGCGACTATCAGACAAGTACGGTTCGCCAGATATACTACTTCAAAAAATTAACGAAAACCCATATGTCCTAACTGAAGTTGATGGTTTTGGATTTAAAAAAGTAGACCAAATAGCATTGTCAATGGGAGTTGAATACAATAGTCCACATAGACTTGAATCATGTGCAACATTCAGCTTAGAAGAAGAAGCAAACAACGGTCACTCTTGGATTAAAATTACGACACTAGTGAAACGCATTATGGATTTAACAAGTGTAGGTCTAAAAGAGATTGAAGACTTCCTCAAGGGTGATAAATTCACAGATTTTAAAGTAGATGGAAACATTGTTTATCGAAAAAAATATAAGTTTTACGAAGATGAAATCAAGTCAAACCTAGAAAGATTGCTTAACTCAGAGTCACATTTTGAGTTTGATAAGGATAAGACTTTAGAAGCCATTAAAGGGGCAGAAAAAGCTCAAGGGTTTGAATTCACAGAGGAGCAAATACAAGCAATTAAGATGTCAATCACAAACAATGTTGTAGTTGTAAGTGGTAAAGCAGGTTCTGGTAAATCATCTCTCGTTCGTGGCATTATGGCTGTATTACAAGCATCAACAAAGCCAGAAGCTAAAGAGTACGGAGCTTGTGCCTTAAGTGGTAAAGCATCTCAAAGAATCAAAGAGGCAACAGACCTAGAAGCTATGACAATTCATAGAATGTTAGCTTATAATCCAACAAGAGGTTGGGGATACGATGCAAATAATAAAACGTTTTTCGATATTATCTTCCTAGATGAAGCATCAATGGTGAATACAGAGCTGTTTTACATTCTCCTTAGAGCTGTTAAAGACGGTGCTAAGTTAATCATTACAGGTGACACAGGGCAATTAGAAGCCATTGGAGCAGGGAATGTACTGAATGACTTAATAAATAGCGATTTGATTCCATCTGTAGAACTAACAAAGGTTCACAGACAGGCTCAAGCCTCTGGAATATTATCATCAGCAAATAAAGTGAGAGATGGTAAGCACTTTACAGACAAAGACAATTATGACTCTCAAATTATTGGTGATTTAAAAGATTTATATCATTTTCCGTATCAAAATCCAGATAATGTTTACAAGAAAGTTATCCAGATTGCAAAAAAATACAAGGGTGACATAATGGACTTTCAAGTTTTAGTTGCAATGAAGAAGCGTGGGGACTTGTCAACAAGTAATTTAAACAAAGAATTACAGGTCATTTTTAACAGAGACCCAGAATATGTTCCACACAAAAACAAGATAACCATGGGGAAACAAGTGTTTATGGAAGACGATAAAGTCATCATTAACGGTAATAACTATGACAAAGGGGTGTTTAATGGTACTTTGGGTATCATTGAGCATATTGATGCCACAGGAGAAGGAGAAATAGTTATTAACTTTGAAACAGTTGGGGAAGTAACGTTTAAACGTGAAGAGATGAAACAAATTGACTTAGGTTATGCTTTAACTATTCATAAATCACAAGGTAGTAGTTGGGAGAATGTTGTTCTTGCAGTTGATTATTCGTCATTCATTCTCTTAAATAGACAGTTATTATATACTGGCAAAACAAGAGCAGAAAAATATCTTTTCTTGGTTTCTGAGTTGAAAGCATTAAACCATGCTATAAGAACAGATAAATCATCAAAGAGAAACACGTTCTTAAGTAAGTCGATTTAGAAAAATTTGACCAAAAGCTAAATAAAATGCTATACTATATTTGTAGTAAGGGTTAGGACATAAGAAACCCCCACCCTTCTTGTTTTTTGCTCATGTGACCTCCTTAGTTACAAGCTCTAATTCCTTACTACAAATTAAAATGTGTGGAGTTGTCAATATGCTTAAGATGTCAGAAAGGTTGAATTACAATCTAGATAATTTAGAAGATAGAAAAAAACTTGTAAATAATATTGCAGAAGAATATGGTGAAGAGTTTGGATGTTATTTTACAGAAAAATTCAACCCACATCTCAAAAAAACATCGCTTACAAGCGAATCAAATAGTGTATGTGTAGATTTAGAAAAGGTAGCAGATTACTTAATATATGCTAAAGATAAAGAAGATAGAGAAAGAGAAAAAGAAGGAAAACAAAAAGATAGAAGCGATATTATTACAGAAAGTAAGAAAACTAGAAACAAAAGAAGAGAAGTAAAAATGTCAAAGCAAGCAGACTATGACTCATTCAATGGTGAGCAAAAAGTAAGATATAGTAAGCCACAATTTAGAGTAACAAAGCAAGACAGAAAAGAATTTAAAGAGTTAGAAGAAACTGGCAAGGCAATAAAGAACTTATCAAAAATGATTAAAACTAAGAAAACATTATCTGGAGAAGAAATATCTGATACAGAAGTTAAAAGATTAAAATGGATTCGAACAGATATACAGAAGGACGAATTGGCAGTTAAAAACTCACTTAAAAAATATGTTTCATTCAACAGTGTAACACGAACTGAAAGAGATGATTCTGCTTTAAGTTTCGTCAGATTTGACGACATAGAAACTGTAAAAGTCTTGCTGAACTACTATCATGAGTTTAAGAAAAACTCAAAGAATGACACATTTGGCTATTTAAAGCTTGTAATGATGTCATTTGACAATATCATAGATAATTGCGAATTTGATGAAGAAACTTTAGAAATACTGGATGCAAATGCTCATGGACTAAAACAAAAAGAGATTATTGATTTAGTATTAAGCAAGTTTGGAAAAGAGTATTCTCGATTCCAAATATCTAAGATTGTATCAAAAGTAATTCCAGAAAAGATTGTAGAAACATACAAAGGCATGAAAGAAGATTGGGCTTACACATACTTCTTAAAGGGAAGTTACAAAACATGCAACATTTGTAGTCAAGTCAAGCTGGCTACAAATAAAAATTTCCCAACAAGAGAAAATGGTCAATTAAGGGATACATGCAAATCATGTGTAAAATCCAAGTCGAAATAGCCCTCGAAAAAATTCTTGGATAAAAAACGTCACATTTTGCTCTAGAAGTGACTATTAGTAATAGAGGGGTAGAAAAATTAAAATTTTCTACAAGAAAGAAATTAGTTTTTATTTAGGTAGTTGCCAGATAAAATAGTCTGGTTATTATAAAAATCACAAGAGAAAAAGGAGAAATTAACATTATGGCAAAATTAGGTAAAGAACAATTCGTGCGCAGTTTAGCAGAGGCAAAAGGTTTAACAATCAAGGAAGCAAAGGAAGCTACAAACAATGTTTTTGACCACATCGTAGATGTTGTATCAGAAATGGAAGATGGCGACAAACTTGAATTCCAAGGTGTTGTACAGTTTATCACAACTAAAGCAGAAGCTACAACAGGTCGTAATCCACAAACTGGTGAAGCGATTGACATTCCAGAAAAAATGCGTGTTCGTGCTAAAACATTAAGCCGAATCAAAAACGCAGTCAACTAATAACATATCAAAACATAAGTGGTTCTAGTTAACTCTAGAACCACAAAATAACATACTGGAGTTGAGCGGATGCCTCTAGATAAAGATAATATGTTCTTTGGAATGGCAAAGACAATGACAGATGAGCAAAGACATTATGTCGATGCTATCTTTGATAAAAAGATGGTATTTGTAAATGCACGTTCTGGAACAGGTAAAACTAGTTTAGCAATTGCTAGTGCAAACATCATCGTTCAAGATGATAGGTATTCACAAGATGAGTTAGTTTATATCTTTAGTCCAATCGAAGAAGACAAAATGGGATTCAGAAAAGGTGGACAAGAAGAAAAGAATGAAGCTTATCTAGTACCTTTAAAAGATGCATTAGTAAATATTGATGAGAACCCAATGCAAGCTATCAAGTCAGATTTTATGACAAAAGAACAGTTTGATAAAGCTTGGGTGACAGCAATGCCTCATGTTTTTGCAAGAGGTATTAACCTAATTAATAAAGTTGTAGTAATAGATGAGTCTCAAAACTTCACAAGAGGTGACTTGAAAAAGATTCTAACAAGAATCCATGATAATTGTAAAGTTATTGTTATTGGTCACAGTGGTCAATGTGATTTACCAGACCCTAGAAAAAGTGGATTTGAGCCATACATCAAACATTATGAACAAAAGAATTATGCATCATCTTGTGAATTGAATGTTAACTTTAGAGGTGACATTGCAAATCACGCAGATGAACTAACTTGGTGACAAAAATGAATTAACTTATAACTTATTTTAAAATCCTCCCCCACTTTCCAAAGGCTCTTGCAAGGGCATATAATATGATTAAAGTGGGCGAGGTTTTAATAATATCATGTGTGGTTAGCTTAATTGGAAAAGCGCAACATCATGGCTAGCCTATAGATGTTGAGTTGCAATGTTCGACCCATTGCACTACACTCAGTCGTTAAAATGCGTTATTCCTCATCGGATAATAAGTAAACCGACCGACTAATCGGTTAGATTAAGCCATGTGGCTCATGGCTATTCTGGACTCGTAGCTTAAAGGAAGAGCAGTCCCCAAAAAGGGAAAAGGTGAGATGTCAGAATTCTCCGAGTCCAATATAAGGGCATCATCTAATGGTAAGATTCTGGTCTCAAAAACCAGCCATATAGGTTCAAATCCTATTGCTCTTGATTTGTCGCTACCAGATATGCGACTAAAAAGAGGTCTGGCTCAAATAGTACCTATCACGCTTACAATAAGTAGCGTACCAAGATAGGTCACACGCTCTTGTGTAGGTCTTATTCTTAATTAAACAAACTAATATAGCTATGTTAAGAATATAGACTGTTGACCACAAGTTTATCAAGCGATGAGTCGCTGAAATAAGATGCCACAAAAAACTTCTGTTGAAATACTAGTTAAGTAGGCAGAGGGCTATACTTGACTTAACTTTGATAAGGGGCATAAGTAGCTTTTCGAGTCGAGATAGCATTAATTTATCAAGCCCCATTAGCTCAGTGGATAGAGCAACGCTCTTCAATTATAGGAGCTTTCATAGGGAAAAGCAACTTATGAAATGCACGACACCGTATCGGTGAAACCTTAACAGGTAATGCTGATGGAAATACCGAGGAAACGAGATAGTTTGAATGGCTTATGCAGGTAAGACTATTGATTGAGATTCCGTAGAGACTAAACGTGTCGCATCTGAAATGATGAAGTTATAGTCCAGACCACAAACACTAAAATGGCAGTGAAAACTGTAGTTGGTAAGCTAAAGCGTGGGTCAGATGTTCGAGTCATCTATGGGGCGCTAATAAACATACATTATAAATATATTTAATCAAAATCCTACACCTGTAGGATTTTTTATTATTAAAATAACAATGAGAAAAGGGAGATATGAAAAATGGCAATTAAATCAACAAAAACTTTAGGTTATAACTTAACAGGTGTTTTAGATTTTCAAAATATGACAATTTCAGAAGTAACTGAGGAAGAAGAAATTGTTCATGACTTAGAGGAGCTTTTAAAACATTTTGATGGTCAAGAAATTAAAATGGCTTTTTCCCATAAAATTAAATTAGACGAAGGTATTCAGTAATGACTTTTCGTAGCTATGTAAATTCAAAAGGAGAAAAAGTCGAAGTATCAAAAGACCACCTAGATGTTGCAGTTCAAATTAAAATTGAATTGCAAAAATCTAGTCCTTCTTATAGATGCTCTTGGGCAAAGCACAAGAAGCTAATGGAAAAAGAAGGCTATGACAATTCAGACAAAAATGAGAATTATAGGGTTCTTGTTAAATCTCATCAAAAAAATATTGGAGAGCTTCCAGAAAAAGAGAAATATGCAGAGATTGTCTCTTCAAAAAAGCTTGAGTCAATTAAAGAGGCTGTAGGAGAGCTTTATTATACTAAACGTGAAGTTCAACTTCAAACACAAAACCTTGGAAAAATTAAAAGAAGTATTGTTGATAAATCTTTATTAATTCAAGATATTGTCGATAGTTTTAAAGGTTTAGAAATTAGAGAGTCATCTGTTAAAGAAGTTAAAGATATTAATAGAGATAGAGAGATGCTAGTTCTTCCGTCAGATTGGCACATTGGATACTTGGATGAACATTTTAGCTTAGACATTGCATATTCAAGAATTGATGAATACATTGAGGGAATTGTTCATTATGCAAAGACCTTTAATATCAATGTATTCAATGTTGTTCATATGGGAGATATGGTAGAAAACTTATATATGCATAAAAATACACAATCTTTCAATGCAGAGTTTAACTTTTCAGAACAGATTGTGAAAGCAACAGAACTTATGTTCTATATGATTGAATCGTTATCTGAATTTGGAAAAGTTATTTACAGAGGCTCAGTAAGAGGGAATCATGGAAGAATGAGCAATAAGAAAGAAACTGTTGAAAAAGATTCAGCAGAATATATCATTCATGAATCTATCAAGTCAATTATTTCTAGAGTTAAAAATCCAAATATTACTGTAAATGACAGTGGCTATGATGTAGAAAGAGCAATTTTTGATATTAAAGGGAAGACAATTAAGGTTGTACATGGAGATAGAGATAGTCAAAATGATAGAAACATTGTATCAAAACATATCTCCTTTGAAAATAAATTAATTGACATTGTTTGCATGGGACATTTCCACAACTTTAAGGTGACTACAGAGAATCATAATAGAATGGTTTACCAATCTGGTTGTCTACAGGGAGCTACAGAGTTTGGAAAAACATTAAAATTTGATAGCCCTGCAAGTCAAGGAATTATCGTAATCGGAGAAAATGAAGTTATTCCGATTAACATATCATTTAAACGCTAAATAAAGGCGATAGAGAAGTTTTTAACATCTTAGGTGCAATCATACTAGATTGTTATTAAAATTTATCAGAAGCCCTAATTTTGAGCCACAGACATATTATTGAGGTTTGAGTAAAGGGAGTTGAGAATATGTCAAATAATAAAACAGAGAGAAAAACATGTGAAAAATGTAGAAAGTCAAAGTCAGTAAGGAATTTTTACACAACTAGTTCAAGCAAGTATAAAGATGGATATTCTCCATTTTGTAAGGCATGTGTTAACTGGAGTGTAGACCCAAAAGATTTAGATTCAGTAAAAAACATGCTTATGATTTTGGACAGACCTTTCATTATTGATGTTTGGAAGAAATCTAAAGAAAAAGAAAGTGCTTTTGGTCAATATTTAAAGGCTATTTCGTCACTGATGAGATATAAGAGTTTAACTTTTAAGGACAGTGATGTCACTCTTGATGAAGAAGTTGAGTCAATCGAAGACAATCCAATAAATGTTGAATTGATGGAAGAGCTTGAGACAGAGAATGGCAAAATAGAAATGTCAAAAGATTTGATTATAAAGTATGGAGCAGGATATTCCAATAGGGAGTACCTTGAGATGGAGAAGTTTTATCAAGATATGGAAATTTCACACGATATTAACACTCCACAGCTCAAAAAGCAACTAAAGCTACTATGTCAAATCCAAATTTTGATGGATAGAGCGCTTCAAGAAGGAGACCATACAGCATTTAAGAATTATAATGACAGGTATGAGAAAATCTTAGACTCTTCTGGTTTTAAGCCAAAAGATAGAAAATCATCAGATGAATCAGTTGGTATTCGTAACTTTAGTACAATCTTTGAAGAGGTTGAAAAAAGAGGTTATGTTGAGCCAAAACCTGTTGAAGAAAAGATGGACATTGTAGATGTTGCTATATTATCTATATTAAACTACACAAGACAACTCGTTGGTCATGGGAAAATGGATAAATTGCCGAACGAAGTCAGAGAGTCTCTTCATGGCGAAGAATTGCTTAGAGAAGAAAAGTTGACAAAAAATGGTGATTTAGATGAATAAGCCAAAAAGAAGTAAGATGCTAGATGCCATGATGGATGATTGGACAGAGTATTTATCTCTGTTTAGGTCTTATCCAGACCTTTTTGTTGACTTTTTACTTCCAGAAAAATCAAAATTTAAGTTATTCTTCTATCAGAGGATTATTTTGAGAATAATGTTCAGATACAGAAGAACATATTTTACCTTAACTCGTGGTGCTTCTAAGTCGTTCTTGGAAGTATTAGCAAAAATGATAGAGTGTATATTATATCCAAACATAAAGATAATGATTACAGCTCCACAAAAACAAATGGCAAGTGATATTGCTCAACAAAATATTGAAGCAATATGGGATTTTATTCCTTTGTTAAAAAATGAAGTAAAGTCTTTTAAATTTGACAAAGATTATACAAAACTTGTTTTTTGGAATGGCGCAATACTCGATGTTGTAGCCAATAGAGAATCTTCTCGTGGTTTAAGAAGACATGGGCTTTCAGTAGAGGAGATTATTCACGAAAGATTTGATGAAGAGAACTATACAAAGGTATTATTACCTATTATGGCGAATAATAGAATGGCAAGTTGTGGGGGTCAAGACCCATATGAATTATCGAAAAAGGTGACTATAGTCACAACAGCCGGTACGAAGCAGTCTTTTGCTTACAACCTTTTACAAGAATATTTTCAAGATATGGTAGAAGGAAAGTCAGCTTTTGTTTTGGGTTCATCATATGAACTTCCTACATCAGTAGACTTATTAGATATATCTTACATTAACGAACTAAAAGACTCCCCAAACTTTAATCCAGTTTCTTTCTTAAGAGAGTACGGAAGTGTTTGGTCGGGTTCTAGTGAAAGCTCTTTAGTTGATTTAGAATCTTTTAGAAAATCTAGAATTTTAAAAACAGCAGAAACCAAGGCAGTTAAGGATAAGGATTTCGAGTACATTTTAAGTTATGACGTTGCAAGGTCTGAGGGCAGTGCAAACGCTCAAAGTGCTTTAGTGGTTATAAAGATAAGAAAAAGAGGAGATGGAACATTCTCCAAGCATGTTGTCAATATATACACTTTTGAAGGTACTCACTTCAGAGAACAGGCGATGTTTCTAAAAGAAAAAGTAAATGACTTTAGAGCAAGAGTTTTAGTTTTGGATGCTAATGGTTTAGGGCAAGGTTTAGTTGATTATCTAGTTGCTCCAGACTTGGATACAAATCCACCATATGAAGTTATAAATGACGACAGGTACAAAAGATATAAAACATCAGAAAGTGTACCTATGATTTATGCTGTTAAGTCTCAAACAAAAGAGCAAAAGGCTTCAGACATTCACAACTTATTTATTAGATGGGTTGGTAACAACCAAGTTAAGTTTTTAGAATCAGAATCAAATGCAAAAATGAATTACAAAGGAAAAGATGAAAACATAGCTGAACATTTAAGACCATTTACAATGACAGACTTCTTACAAGAAGAGGTCATGAACCTTGAATATAAGCAGTCTGGTATAAATACGGATGTAAAAAGAATATCAAATGGAATACAAAAAGATAGGTTCTCAGCTTTAGAATATGGTTTATTTTGGATTTATCTTGAAGAAAAGAAAAACAAACTAATCAAAGATGAAGATATGGGAGACCCATCAAAGTATTTTGTTGGTAGGAGTGTAAACTTCAATAAGAGAAAGAAAAAATGGTAGGGAGGTGAGTTTTATTGAGTAAAGCATTAAAAAAAGAAGAGGATTTTAAAAGGGATATGGTAAAATGGAATTTTGCTCAGCTTTCAGATTTTATCATAAAGGATTTGAATTCACAAACAAGAGCAAGGTATTCAACTTACAATAGAGATAACGTTCAAACATATCTTAATAATCCTATCAGATATTCAAAGGAGCTTCAAAGCTTAAGCTCATTTATTTATAACAATAGCACCCACTACAGAAGATTTATAAATTTCTTAGCAAAAATGCCAACATTAGACCATTATGTAGAACTAAAAGAGCTTGATACTTCAAAAAATATTAATGAGAAAACATTAAGAAATAATTATATTAAGGCTATTAAAAAAGTTGAAAACATGAACATAAAGCATGAATTTCAAAAAGTTCTAAAGCAAGCTTGGAAAGTTGGGACATTTTACGGATATGAAATGGAAATAGACAATAGCTATTTTATATTTGAGTTGCCATTTCAATATTGTCAAATAAGTGGTATATCTGATGGTGTTTTTACCTTTAGTTTTGACATGAGTTACTTTGATAGTACCCCAGAAGATTTAGAAAGATACCCAGAGATTTTTCAGTCTATGTATAGAGAGTATAACACAACAGGGAATGCTTTTCAAGAAGTTGAACCAGAAAAGTCTATTTGTTTAAAGATAGATGAAGAGTTGTATTATGATATACCTCCTTTCGCTGGATTGTTTGCAGATATTTTTGACATTGAAGAATATAAAGCATTGGGGAAAGTAAATTCAATCATTGAAAACTATAAATTTTTAATTCAAAAAATTCCAATGAGAAAAGAGTCAGATAAAAATAATGACTTCTTAATTGATTTAAAAACAGTTAATGCCTTCCATGGAAAAACAGCAAATGTTGTTCCAGAAGAGATTGGTCTTATTGCATCACCATTTGAGATTGATACAGTTGAATTTTCAAAAGACAACTCAAATAAAGATGGTGTAAGGGAAGCAGAGAGAAGCTTTTACTCCGCAGGGGGTTCAAACCAAGCCCTATTCAATATTGATAAACCAACAAATGGTATTCTTGAAAAGTCAATAAAAATTGATGAGGCTGAAGTATTTGCCTTACTGAGACAAGTAGAGAGGGTTATCAACTCTAAGATTAAAAATTCAATCAAGGGAACAAATGTATTTAGGGCTGTCATTTTAGACACTACTGTATTTAATTCAAAAGAAAAGACAGAGATGTTGTTAAAAGGCGCTCAGTATGGGCTTCCTGTAAAACTTAGATTGCTTGCTTCTTATGGTCTGTCTCCTAGTGCTGGAGTTTCTATGAACTTCCTAGAAGAAGACATATTGGGAATTACAGATAAATTTAAACCTTTAAAAAGTTCTCACACTCAAACTGAATCGGCTTCTTCTGAAGCAGGGAGACCAGAAGTTGAGGATGATGAACTAACAGAAGGTGGAGAGTTACAAAGAGACAGAGCAGACAATGATAGTAGGCAATAGAAGGGAGGGATAAATTTGAAAAAGGAAGATATTTCAAAAAATATCAAAGTCCATTTTAACAATGTCGAGAGTCATGACTCAAGATTCCAAGAGGTTGAAATTTGGCTTATGCACCTAGAGGAAAACTATAATGGAAGTTACTTTAGTAAAGAATCAGTATTAGATGCATTAGATAGCTTAAAAAATACTCCAATTCTTGGTTTTGTAAGAGACACATATGCAGGAGAAGATTTCGCAGGTCATGAAATGGAACTTGTTGTTGAAGATGGAGGTTTTAAAATCAAATACTTAGGTAGTGCATATGGAGTAATTCCAGAGTCATGTAACCCACGATTTAAACATCGTGAGGGAACTGATGGGAAAATAAGAGAATATCTTGTTGTAGATGCCATTATGTGGACTAAGTTTGATGAGGCAATTAAAATCATCAATAAAGAAGGAAAAGTTAGCCAATCTATGGAGTTAAGCGATGAATTTGATGGAGAATGGAAAGATGATGGATTATTCCACTTTACAGACTTCAAATTCGATGGAGCTTGTTTACTTGGCGAAGATGTACTACCAGCAATGAATGGAAGTACAGTTGAAGTTGTATTCTCAAACAATAATATAAATGAGAAGATTAATCGAAAGCTTGATGAGTTTTATTCAACGTTTTCACAAAAGAAAAAGGAGGTGGACAGTGGAATGGATTTAAGTAAAATCTTAGAAAAATATGAAATTTCTGAAGAAAAACTTTCCGAATTAGTTCAAGACTATAAAGATTTTTCTATTGAAGAATTAGACTCTAAAGTAGAAGAAGCAATCAAGACAACCACTGAATTTGAAGAAGGTGATGAGCCAGAAGAAGAAGAGAATAAAGATGAAGAAGTTAAGGACGAAGAAGTTGTAGAAGATGAGAACAACAATGCAGATGAAGATGATGAATCAGATGAAGAATTAAATGAAGAAAATCAAGATTCAGAAGAATCAGATGCAGAAGATAATACATTCTCTAAAACTTTTGAGTTGTCACATGATGATATTCGCTCTTCAATTTATGGATTGCTAGATGAATATGGTGACATGTATGTAACAGAAGTATTTGAAGATACATTCATTACTTATAGCTATGAAGAAAACAAGCACTACAAATTCTCTTACAGAGTTGTTGAAGAACAAGTAGAATTAGTAGAAAGTCTAGGAGAAGTTTTCGCAGAATATCTCACACAAGATGAGAAAAATGCTTTAGAAATGTTACGTGCAAACTTTGAGTCTCTACAGAAAGAAAATGAAGAACTCAAAGAGTTTAAACGTAAGTCTTTAGAGTCAGAACATGAAGAAAAAGCAAATGAATTATTTGAGTCATTTGAAGAATTAGAAGAAGATGACATCAAAGAATTTAAAGAAAATGTTCACAACTTTACTATTGAAGAAATCGAATCTAAATTATATGAAGTCTTAGGTCGAAAAAAAGCTAGTTTTACAAAGAAAGCAACTGAACCTTCAGTTCAAATCAATGTAAATGCTAAAGGTAATGACCAAGGGCTAGATATGATTAGTAAGATTTTTGAAAAACATGGTTTTAAACCAAATAATAAAAAATAATAAAGAAATATCAAGGAGGAAAAACAAATGGCAGTAGTAAGATTAGACAAAATTGCAGGTACACATTTAGCCTCAATCGTAGGCGCAACAGACATGACAAACGGATTGTTTGTACAGTTAGGTGATTTAGTAGAGGGTTCTCGTGAAACTTACAATGCAGAACAGGCTACAGTAGCAACTCTTGGAGACGAATTTGTATTACATGCAACTCCAGAAGTTATGTATGACCCACGTAAAGCAGGTCTTAAAGACTTTGTTTTAGAAGCAGGAGATGTTGGTCGTGCGTACCACTTAACAAAAGGTGATGTAATCACTTTAACAGGAGATTTATTTGCTAGTACACCAGTAGTTGGTCAATATGCTATTCCGCAAGTTAATTCAATGACTTTAGATGCATCAGTAGACAAGACAGACGGTCTTAATCCAGAACCATCGTTAGTATTTGAAGTAATCGAAGAGACAACTCTTGGTTATGATATGACAACAGCTTACGCTTTACGTGTAATCAAAGCATAGTAAAAATAAAAAAATAAAAATTAGGTAAAATCAAGGAGGAAAATAATAATGAATGAAATTGCAAAATTAGCAATTGATGCTTACAAACAACAAGGCTCAGTAACGAATTATTCTCGTTCAGACAGCATGGAAGTATTAAGAAAAGAATTAATCGAGGCGAATGGTGGTAATACAAAGTTATCTCCAAAGTCTTTACGTGATAACCCACAAATCTTTGCTATCTTAGAGGAAGCATTAGATGTTTTAGTAGAAGAAGGTCTTAAAGACCAATTTGATATGTTAGTAGATACAGTAGTGTTAGACCACGGTGACACACAAGTGTTTACAGTTCGTGAAAACAGACTGTTTGACGTTGCAGTCATCTCTGATGGTAATCAAGATATTCGTAGAGACCGTCTAGACAGTGGTGAATTAACTGTTAAGACTAAGATTTACTCTGTTGGTGTTTATGAAGAGCTTGCTCGTTTACTTGCAGGTCGTGTAGACTTTATCGACCTAGTTCAAAACGTATCTAAATCTTACGAAGCTAAGATTAAAAATGAAATTTATCAAGCTGTTTACGCTTCTTACAATGCATTAAATCAAACTTATGCTGTATCTGGTACATTTACAGAGTCAGCTCTTGCAGACTTAGTTGCTCACGTAGAAGCTGGTACTGGCATGGAAGCAATGATTATCGGTACTAAGCAGGCACTTGGTAAAATCACTTATGATTCAGAATCTAACAACAGCTTAGATGCTAAGAACCAATTCGGTTACTATGGTAACTTCCAAGGTACTGACATGATGGAAGTGCGCCAAGCTCATAAAGCAGGTACAGATGAATTTGCTATTGACCCTAACTTCTTGCTTGTTGTTCCAAAGAATCCAGACAAGTTTGTTAAATTAGTTCTTGAAGGCGAATCAATGATTATTGAAGGTACAAGTGAAGAACGTAATGACTTACAACGTGATTACAAGTTCATCAAAAAAGCTGGTGTGGCTGTATTAGCTTCATCTAAATATGGTATCTACAAAATCGCATAGTTAACAACATAAATAATATCACAAGGCTAGGCTTATGTCTAGCCTTAAAAAAAATGAGAAAAAGGAGAATGTTATTATATGGCAACAGTAGATGAAATTATCAAGGAAATATTGTCGATTGAAGAGGTAGACACGTACTCTAACTTGAAGAAAAAAGGAAAGAAAAAATTAGAGTCACAACTAAAAGAAATGAAAGCAAAGAACCAAAAGGAAGATGTAGTGGAGGACGTATCTGATGAAGTTAAGGAAGTTAAAACATCTCAAGTCGATTTAGAAGCTTTGAAAGCACAGATGCTAGAAGAATTAAAAGAAGAAGCTCGTAAACAGGTAGAAGAAGAGCAAAAAAATGAAGTAGCACCAAAAAGGACATCAAAGCCAAAAATTGACAGATATGAGCAAGTCCCAGTTATGAATATTACTTTTGGTAGTTTAGTGTATCGTTCAAAGAAAAGTGGATTAGAGACAATTTGGGGTCAATATGGAGATGTTGAATATATTGAGTTCCAAGAGCTTATCACAATGAAAAGTAGTTCTCGTGGATTCTTTGATGAGCCATTCATTTTAATTTTAGACGAAGAAGTTGTAGATTACTTCAGCCTAAACAAAAAATATGAAAACATTTCTAAAGATTCTATTGAAAAATCTTTCAAACTTCCTTTTGACGGATTCAAAGATTTTGTTGACAATGCTCCAAAAGGAGTTCAATCAACAATTGTTTCTATGGCAAAAGACAAAGTTAGTAGAGGGGAACTAGATTCATTAAGAATGATTAACTTCTTAAATAACAAGTTCAAAATTGAAATTGGACAAAGGGGGTAATCCTAAATGGGAACACCTCTAGAAGATGTTTATGGTAAATTCATGGGAAAGGTTACAGATTTTAGATTTATAGAACTTAATGAACAAGGGCTATTAGAAGACACATTGAAAGACTATCTTAATAGCGCCATTGTTAGGTTCGTAAATTGTAACAAAGACCTATCTTATGATGAAACAACAAATGAATTCAATGAAGATTTAAACTTTTATGAAAAAGAAATTTTAGCAACTTGGATGACATATTACTATATTACTACAAAAGTTAACAATGTGAAAAACTTAGAAGTTTATCTTTCTGAAGCAGATTACAACTCACGCTCAAAGGCAAGCAATTTAAATGCTTTAATCTCCCATAGACAAGAAGTTTCGAAAGAAGCATCTTCCTTGCAATCGACATATAATTTGTATGAATCGATAGATGAGCTATGACATTAGAGTCAGTTAAAAAGAAGTATTTTGATAGACTTTATGGGAGAGTCATTAAAATTCTTTACATGTATGAAGAAGAAGCAGAGACATTAGATAGTTATATTGAGTCTTTATCAAGGGAAATGGTAGGAAGTGCTTTATATTTTAAAGATGAAGAACTGATTAGAATTGTTGGAGTCATCAATGGTCTTGACAAAACTAGCCATCACAAAGTTAGAAAAGATATTCTAGACTCTTGTAAGATTGTAGAAGAATTACAAAGAAGGTATGAATAATGGATTTGACAAACTATAAAAATAGGCTAGGTCAAACAAATGTTGGAAAAGCAATTAACTATGATACAGCACTTGCTGTCAGTGAATATTTCTCTGATAGTCCTCAACATGAGATGCTAGTTGTCAATGATGAAGTTGACCCAACAGATGTTCATATAAAACCAACAAAAAAATATGGTATTTATTCTATTACCTTTAAACCAAGTTATGTTGCAAGAAAAGGAATTTATTTAAAATATAAAGATACAAATTACATTTCAACAGAAGCAGTAGACCATGAGATATATCCAAAAGTAACGATGGAAATATGCCCACAAAAATTAAGTTGGAAAAAATCTGATGGGACATTGGTTAGTTATCCTTGTGCGATAAAGGGAAAAACACTAAGTTTAAATCAAAATATAGCAAGAGAAGAAAGATTAATCTTAAATTCTGAAGCAGAAATTATGGCTCTAATTCAATATAATTCTGACACAAAAGAAATCAAACTAACAGATAGATTTCTTATATCTGGTCAGTCATATGAAGTTATTGAGCTTGACACAATTTCTGAGGTTTATGAAGAAGATGGTCTTATGAGCGTTTACATGAAAAGTGTTGCGAACTATACGTCTGATGATTTAGATAATGGTGTTTCTGATGGAAGCGATAACTCGGGATGGGGTGATTGGTAATGGATTTATCTAGAATGTCAGAATCGATTGTAGTAATGATAGATGAGATATTAAAGAACCAAAAAATTGTTAACCTTGTTGGTTCAAGTAAAAGCTTACCATTGACAGAAGATGTTCCCCCAGCATCAATTGCTCCAATGTCAAAAAATCAAAGGATTACAGCTTATCCTTTTGATATAGACTATTTGGGTGATGTTAGAACTGAATTGCGTATCTATTATCCAGAGTTTAGATTCTTAAACAACAATCATGTAAATGAAACAATTGTAATTGTAGACATAATTGTTCACAAAGATATTTGGCTTATGTCTAATGATGGCAAAAAGGTGATAAGACCTTATGTCATTGCAGACGAAATATTCAAACATTTTAAACATAGAAATGTCCAAAGGCTTGGAAAATTACACTTTATAGATGGCGCACATGTAATGATTAATTCTGAATTTGAAGCAGTTAGGTTAACAGCCAAACTGACAGACTTCTAGGTGTTTTAATTGGAAGACAAAAAACTAGAAGAAGTAGAACTCAATTTGAGGTTGCTTGCAGGTGAGCCAATAGTTGTTTATGGATATGGACATATAAAGCCAAGGACAATAAAAGATATTATTAGATTAGGTTATTCAAAATACCTTTCATATCTTAATATTTTTAATCTTAATAGCACAGATTTGTTACCAGACTTAGACAAAGAGGTCAATATATTTGATGTATTTATGTTAGTCGGAGATGATGAATTCTACTCTATGATGGAAGAAGCACTTTCTTTCTTTTTGAGTGAAGATAATATCTATATAGATAGAAAATCTTCACGATTTTTAGTTGAGTCTGAAGATAATGGAGAAAAAACAGTTAAAGAGGTTGACAGAGATAACTTTGACAGAATCAAAAAAGTTGTCAAGCTTCAGAATTACATTCTGGATACAGAAGAATCTCAAGAAGATGAAGCTCCAGCAACAGAACAGGCAAAAGCACTAAAAAAGAGAATTGGAGAGCTTAAGAAAGAAAGAGAGAAGTACAGAAGTAAAGATAATGATGAGGGTGAAGATATTGATTTATTCTCAATTATATCTGCACTATCTTCTAAGTCTAACATAAGTGAAGAGAAGATTTTTGATTTAACTCTATATCAACTTTATACGAAGTTTAGAAGAGTTGAAAAAATTGAAGAGTATGACCTAAGTCTTAAGAGTTTACTAGCAGGTGCTAAAGATGTAAAAATTAAATCTTACTACAGCAAGATTTAATATATAAGTGTTGATTACAAATCACTTAAAAATAATTAATTATAATGCCAAATAAAAGGCTAAGACAAAAAGGGAGAGATTTTAATGAGCAAAGCAGAACGTTTTGGAGTTCATGACGTTGCCAATATCACTTTATACAACAAGTTGACTGGTGAAGCTGAACTATATTTAGACACATTAAAAATGACAAACATGGAGAACACTGCAGAAACAGTTTATGCGACAGGTGGACAAGGCAACAACCGTTTAGTTGGTTGGGATTTTGGTCGTACAGTAACCTTTGCAATTCAAGATGCATTGTTAAATCCAAAAGCAATTTCTATTCAATCTGGTACAGAGTTAGAGACAAAGAAAGAAATTGTTCGTAATCGTGAAGTATTAACCACAGTAGATTCAGGAACGGGAACAGAGACATTAGTTACTCTTGCTCGCACACCTCTAGCAACTGGCATTCAAATCTTCAAAACAGAAGATGGTTATGGTCAAGGGGTAAAAGTTGACATGACAAATGCAACAGTAACAAATAATGTAATTGGATTCCCTACAGCAGATTTAGCTGAAGGTGAACTTGTTATTGTGTACTACAAGTTTGAAACAGTTCAAGATGCATCAGTTATTACAATTGATTCAAACAAATTCCCAGCATTCTATGAAATCGTTGGTGACATGGTTTGGAGAAATGAACAAACTGGTGTTGATGAAATGGTTCAAATCTATATTCCTAAAGCGAAGATTTCAACAGCCTTCACTTTAACTATGCAACCAGACGGAGACCCATCTGTATTTGACTTTAATGTCGATGTATTTAAAGATGGTCGTGACTCTGAAATGGTTAAGATGATTCGTTACACTGAGTAATAAAAATTGAGGGGAAGAAATTCCCCTCTTTAAAAAATGACTATGAAATAAAACCAGAGTTTTATCTACAAAATTTACATAAATAGACAAAGGAGATGACAAGGAAATGACTAGACAAAACAGCTTTTTGGATTTAGTAGAAAAATCTAACAGCAAGTTCAAGTTGCAAAAGCCTGTATCAATCAAGGGTGAAGTGCTACAAAATGATGGAAAATCGAAAATTGAAGAGGCAGAAATTTTAGTTGACAGAATTTTCAGTCCAAAAAAAATATCAAAATTGATGAACGAGTTTTATACTAACTCGAACAAGTTAAAAAATCAAGTCAAGAAAGAAGATTACGAGAACATTTTAGAGCCTTATCTAATGTTTTTAATGGTAAAACATTTTTCAGATGTTGGTGAATATTTCCCAGTAGACTTAGAAAAACAGATTAATTTGATGGATAAGATGGTTGATACATCTGCTTTAATTCAAATTTTTATGAACTTTGAAGAACGGGAAATTAAGAAAATCAATGAGGAAATTGAGATTTCATTGAGCGTATTTGAAGCTAATCAAGAGCATCTAGAAGAAGTTAAAGGCGAAGCTAAAAAATACGTCAGAAATAAAGATTTAGTTGATTGGACATGAATTCATTCGGTAGCTTAAAAGAGCTAGAGAATCAAGTTAGAAAAGATGTAAATAAAGCTTTAAAAACAGAGGTAAAAGAAGAAGTTTATAGTGCAATTAGAGAAAGTATAGACGAGGTTGTTTATAAATCTTATGCTCCCAGAGTTTACAAAAGAAACCCTGCCAAATTTAAAGCAGACAAAAATATGAGAAGTTACACATATGCATCAACGAATACGTTATATGGTTCATATACTCATATGGCTAAAACATCAGAGGGCAAGGATTTAACTTCTCTAATTATTGAAGGTCAGTCAAAATCAAAAGGGTTAGACGGAGTTGCTAATTATACCGATGCTTTCATAGAGAAGGCAAAAAGAAGAGGTGTAACATATAGCAATAGTTTCTGGAAGCCGAGGGACTATATGACCCATGCATTTAGCAAAATACAGAGAGAAGGCAGAATTGAAAGAGCTTTCGCAAAAGGAATGGAAAGGTGACGAGAATGAAAGAAAAAAGGAAATATGTAAAATATACAACAAAATCAAAATTGGATAAAGTTTGTGAAGAAAATAAAATATATGCCAAGAGGTTCTTTAATTATAAAAGTTTAAACTTGTCAGAGTCAACAAAAAAATCCTATCAAAATGATTTAGACCAGTTCTTTGTGTTTTTAAAAGACAGGTATGATGAGGGAATTATTGAAGAAGAAGACTTATTAGAAATTATGAAAGATGATATTGGCATTGATGACATGGTAGACATTTTAGAAGACTATATCACTTTTTGTATTGAAAAGCTAGGCAATAATGAAAGAAGAATGCAAAGAAGAATGGCAACCTTATCATCTTTATTTGGTTATTTTTTAAAAAAAAGAAAAATTAAAGTAAACCCTATGGATTTCATTGAGAGAATTAGAATCAGACCAAATGAAAAACCTCAAGTAAAACAAACTTATTTAACAAAAGAACAAGTAGAAACAATTAGAAGGAAGCTTAAAAAAGGTAAAGAGTTGCAGTTAACAGCATTCTTTGAGGTTGCACTTTCAACCATGGCTCGTGTAAACGCTTTATCAAATATAAAAATTAGTCAAATAGATTTTGATAATGGAATCATAAAAGAGGTTTTGGAGAAAGAGGGAAAGGTTGTAAACTTGTTTCCGTCAGACAGAGCATTAAAGGCTATTAAGGCTTGGATAAAAGAAAGAGAAGAAATTGGGTTCAATTCAGACCATTTATTCTTAAGCAAAAAGGGAGAAAAGATTAGTAAAGTCACAATCCAAACGAGATGGATAAAAGACATTGGGGATTATGTTGATGAGGACTTGCATGTTCATGACTTGAGGCATAGTGGGTCTAACTTACTTTATCAAAAAGGCATGAAATTAGAAGATGTCTCAACTTTGTTAAATCACTCTGGTACAGATGTAACAAGAGCGCACTACCTACAAGAAAACTATGATAAAATCCAAGAGGACAAGAAGAAGTTAGAAATTTAGAGAAAAAAGGAGAGGTTATTTTGAATTTGAAGAATGCAGAAATAGAGAGATTTTCAGATTTTATTCTTGATTTTGAATTAAAAGGAAAAGATAACAGGTTGAGAACAAGATTTGTTAAACTTTTAATGAAGAGACAAGAGATGATACAACAGGAGCATTTTGAGCTACTTAAAGAATATGCAGAACTAGATGAGAACGGTGAATTACAAAAGGAAAAATCATCTTTTTCTGACCAATATATTTACAAAATGAGAGACAAAGAAGAATTTCAAAGACAGTATTTTTTGTTAATGAATGAAGAATTTTTCATCGAAGAGACAAAAGATAGGGAAGAAATGATGAAATTGATAAAAGAGATTATTTTAAATTGTGATAAAACTTTCAAAGGGGAAGAGGCACTTATCTATGATAGATGGTGTGATGTTGCAGAAACTATTGAATTTGAAGGCTAAAAGTACAAGGTGACTCCTTGTACTTTATTTTTTTGATAAAATACAAGGAGTGATTAATTTTGGCAAATAAGAACGCTTATAATATTTTAATTGGTGCTGATATAACCAACTTTAAAAATCATCTTGACAAAGAAGTTAGTGAAGTTGTATCAAAGGTTGCAAAAGACTATCCAATTAAAATCAAGTTAAACATTGAAGGACTAGAAAAAGCAAACAAGGATATTTCCGATTTAGCTAACAAGCTAAAATCTTTAGGTTCAGACGTAGACTTTTCAAAAGTTAAAAAAGAGTCAAAAGAAGCAGGAGATGTAGCTAAAAAATCTCAAGAGCAAGCAAAGAAGAGCTACAGAGAAACGAAGCAGGAATCAGATGAGTATTTAAAATCTCTAAGCAGTGAAATAAGCTTATTGAAAGAAATAGAGACGGTAAAAAGAAGCTCAACAGGTAAGATGTCGAAAGAGACTACAAAAGTCGCTGGTAATGACTACAGAAAAATGACGGTAAAAGAAGGCGACAAAGGCTCTAGTACAATAAAGACAGAAATTAACCATGAAAAAATAAAAAATGACCATTTGAAAGCTAGAGAGGGTATATTGACAGCTATTCAAGGGATAGAGTCTAATATTCTCAACTTGAAAAGCAAAGGTCTTCAAGAAGAAAGTCAGTATAATAAAGTTCTAAAAGAGATTGATTCGATAAGAGATGGTGGAACGAAAGATATTAAAGAGCAAATATCTGGAGTTGAATCATTAAAGTCTCAATATGAAACAATACTTAATTTAGAAAAAGAGATTGGTTTAGAAAGAGACAGACAATCTAAAATAGATAAGTTAAAAACTAATGCTGATACAAAAATATTTGAAGATGTGTTAGGCAAGGAAGATATAAACAAGGTTTATCAAAAAATAAATGAAGTATCTGCATCAATTGGTGGAACAACAGTAGAGTTTGACGACAAGCTAAAAGATGCTGAGAATACACTGAATAGAATCGTTGCAAATCAACCAGACATTCAGTTCTTAGAAGGTCAAGACCAAAAGTTATCAGAAGCAAAACAATATCTTGACAGCTTAAATATGTCTCAAGAAGAGTACCTGTATGCATCAAAAGAAGTTGAAAGAGCAGAGCAGTTAATCAATAATCATCGTCAAAACGGAGCAAAACTATCCAAACTTCAAAAGGATGAGCTAAAGAATCAAATAGCTGTAGCAAAAAATGTTGGTCGTGTTCACGAAGACACATTAAAAGAAAGAAAGAAACAGCAATTAGATTTAGAAAAACTTGTTGACAGATTTGATACAAAATCTATTCGTGCATCTCGTGCATTTAATTCATTAGATGCTAGGGATGAATTTAGAAAAGCTAGAGTTGAAATTGAGAGAATCAATGAAGAGTTAGAACGTTTAACAACATTGAGTGGTAGAGATTTTGATGATGGTTTAAACAATGTCAAAAAAGAAATTGCAGAATTTGATAAGATGGTTCTTGCTGGAAGAAATGATGTAACAGATAGACACAACTCTATGTTTGGTAGACTTGGAGAAGCAATGAAGAAAATTCCAGTATGGATGTCAGCAATGACAATGTTCTATGCAGGAATGAGACAAATCCAACAAGGGTTCCAAGGTGTTCTTGATATTGATGCATCCATGACCAACTTAAGAAAGGTGACATCTGGAACAACAACAGAACTGAGAGAGTTTGAACAAACAGCTACAGACATTGGGAATACATTAGGGGTATTAACAAAAGAAGCTATTGATTCAGCTACACAGTTCCAAAAATTAGGTTATACACTTCAAGAGTCAACAGAATTGAGTAAGAACGCAATTTTATACTCTAACGTTGGTGACATGAACATTGATGATGCCACAACAAGTATCATTTCAACAATCAAAGGCTTTGGAATTGAAGTAGATAGCACTGGGCAATCAGTAAGAAAAGTAGTCGATGTATTTAACGAAGTAAGTAATAACTTTGCCATCTCGCAACAAGGTATTGGTGAAGCATTACAACGTTCGGCATCAACACTTTATCAAGCAGGTAACACATTAGAGCAATCGGTAGCTTTAGTTACATCTGCAAATGCCAGTGTTCAAGACCCACAAAAGGTTGGGAATGCACTTAAGACGGTTGCTATGAGAATAAGAGGTGTTGATGAAGAAGGGGAAGAAATCAAAGAGCTTATTCCAGAACTAGAGGGCATGTTCAATAGTTTTGGTGAAACAATTATGCTTGATGAAGACACATTCAAATCAACATTTGACATTATGCAATCATTAAAAGACAACTGGGAAGATTTGTCAGATATTGAACAAGCAAACATTACAGAAAAACTTGGGGGTAAAAGACAAGGGGCAATCGTATCTGCCATGATTCAAAACTGGGATGATGCTGAGGGTTCATATGAAGCTGGTCTAAACTCAGCAGGTTCAGCAACACGAGAAATGGAAAAGTACATGGAAAGCATTCAGTACAGAATGAATCAACTTAGAGTTGCTTCAGAGACTTTCTGGAACACATTGCTCGATAAAGATGCTCTAAAGTTGGGAATCGACCTATTGACAGACTTGGTAAATGTTATGACACAACTTGTAGATGCCTTTGGCTCTACAGCAATATTAACAACAGGGGCAACACTGTTCTCCGTAATGGGTTCAAAACAGTTAAGGGAGTCTGTATTTAATATTGGAGCAATGAGAGATGGGCTTGCTTCTATTCCAGCAGAGAAATCTGGTAGAGATATAGCAACAACAGCAACCCAAACAACAATACTCGGAAGAGAAATGGGAAGAACAGGAGAAGCAACAAAAAGTGCAAGTATGTCATTAAGAGGATTTGGTATAGCTGGGAAACATGTAATATCTGGTATTTTGAAAATGACAGCATGGATAGCAGTTATTTCAACAGCTACAAATCTAGTTATAAAATTAGCAAACAGAGAAAAAGAAGCAAGAGAAAGAAACATAGAGAGACTAGAGGATGAAATAACAGCATATGAAAGATTACAAACAGCAAAAGAAAGCGTAAACTTTGACGAATTTATGTCCCTTCATTCAAAAAATGTAGAAGAATTAGACACATCTCAATATGAAAGATACATTGGATTAAGAGATGATGTTATTGATGCAATGCCAGAGATGATTGCATATTACGATAGCGAGAGAGAAGCAGTATTAAAGACAGCAGAAGCTATCAGAAAAATGAACAAGGCGAAAGATGAAGAATATGAAAAGAATAAAAGAAAACTGTTTGAAGAAGAGTTAGATGGAGCTGATTATTCTGAACTAGAGAGGTCTGTTGGAGCTGGAGCAGGCTTAGTAAGAGATAGCAATCTAAATCAGTCAAGAATAGAAGCGCTTGAATTTGCAGAAGACTTTCTAAAAGAACAGATAGCAGGAATGAATCTTCCAATTGAAGAGATGGATAAAAAAGCTATCGAACTTAGAAAAGAGTTTCAGAGAAGACTGGAAGAGTCAAACCTTGGCGCTGGAGAGGTTTCATCAATAATGATGGAATTTGATATGAATGTAGACAGTGCATTAATTCAAGGGGATGTTGATTCAGCAAAAAACTTCTTAAATAGGGCTATAGACTCTCTTCAAGTGACAAATGATGAAATAAATGAAAAAATAAATGACAACAAAGAAGACATTCAATCAAATATGGAATCATTTACAGCAGATGTGAATGAAATGTTTGGATTTATATTGAAAGATATGGATGTAGAAACAGATTCTAATGAGTTTGTTTTCTTGACAACATTTAAGGATGAAATAGTCAACAATCTAGAAGATTTTGCAAATGGTGATTTGGCAGGATTTATCAAAGATGATTTACCATCACTTATGTCAGAAGCTTTTAGCAGTTTAGAAGCATACGATGTAGACCTTGACAGCTTGATGAATATGACTGGTACATCCGAAGAAATGGAGCAAACCTTCAACACCCTTATTAGTAAAGTTAATGATGGTTCAAGCGAAGGAGAAAGATTAGCCTCAGTATTAAGGTCAATAAGAGACTCTTTAATCCAAGTTGCACAAAAAAATAAAGAGGTAGCAAGCTCATTTAATTGGGCAAGAGATGTTAACCCTATTTTAACAGGTTTTGTTGATGAAATTAGCGATTTGGATTCAGCTTATAGAGATTTGGCAGATGGTCAAGAAATGTCATTAAGTCAAACATTTGACTTAATTGATGCCCACCCAGAGTTGATTGACCAGATGGAAATAGAAAATGGAACAATTAAGATAACTGGAGAGTCAATAAGAGAGTTGGCAAGTATAAAAGAAAAAGCCTTCAAAGCAGACCTTGAATCAAAAAGACAAGAGGCAAAAAACGCTAAGGCTATGGCAGAAACAGACATTAGGGCTATATTGACACGAGTTAATGCATATGGAGTTTTAATAGATGCAAAACAAAAAGTTGCCAACATAGACCTAAAGGAGTTAGAACAAAAAGGTCAAGAACAGCTAAGACAAGGTAATTACTGGGGATATTCTGAAGCTATGCATGCGAAACATGAAGTTGGAAGCCTCATTGGAGCATACCAAGACCTTGGCGCAGAAGAGGCACGTTTAACAAAATTATTAAATTTCGATTTCACTAGCAACCTTGGTAGTATAACTGGTGGAAGCTCTAGTTCTAGTGGCTCTAAATCTGGAAAATCTGATGCCACAAAAGAGCTTCAAGATGCAATTTATGTAACAGATGAATATACAAATAAAATTGACAACTTAAATAGAAAGATTGCGGAACAACAAGCAATCCAAAGTAAATATTCAGAAGGAAGTAAACAATACCAAAACAGCATAAAAGAAGAAATTAGACTAACAGAAGCAAAAGAGAAAGCTATAAACAATGAAATTAAATCTCTAGAAAAGCAAATCAAGAATAAAAACATTCAAAAAACAGGTCTTATTAGACTAGATGATGATTCAGACAACAAGACAGCTAGAGCTAAAAGAGCAGAGATTCAACAAGAAATTGATGAAGCAACAAAGAGATTAAATTCATTATATAGTGAGTCTTATTCTATAGGTTCTCAAATAGAATCTTTAAATATGGAACTTGTAAGTGCCATAAGCGCAGGATTTGAAAAACAAAGAGATACACTGGACAATGAGATTAACTATATTGAATATTCAATGGGTCTATACAATGAATCATCTAAAGCATATGAAAGATTAGTTAATCGGAAAATTACAAAATCTAAAGAGGCAGAAAAAACATATAGAGATGAAATTAGAGCATTAGAAAGCCAATTGAAAAATAATAAAAATTTAACTCAAGCACAAAGAGAAGAAATTGTAAAAATGTTAAATGCTACGGAAGAAGCTCTCCTTAGTACAAATGAAGAAACAAGAGAAATGATAAATTTGCTTCATGAATTAGAAATGAATAAAACATTTGAAAAAATTGCAAGAGAAGCAGAAGCCTATAGCAAAGCAATTACAAGAATAAGAGACAAAATGGAATATGATATTGACGAGGACGATTACAAAGGAAACATTTCTGCATTAAAAGAAATAATGCAGTACAACAAAGGTCAATCAAAAGATATAGAAGAAAATATAAAAAAACTAAAACAGCAAAGAAAAGAGTTTGAAGGAAATCATGAAGCTCAAGCGAAAATAAATGAAGAGATTAGAAAACAAGAAGATGCCTTGTATGACTCGAATATGGCTATTAAAGACAATCAGAAAGAAATGGAAAATTATTATTCTCAAATTGCTGACACATATGTCGAGATTTATAAAGAACAATTAGAGTCTCAAAGAAGAGCTGAAGAAAAAAAATACGAAGAAACGATGAAGTTAGAAGATAAGGCTCATAGAAAGAGAATGAAGCACCTCGATGAGCAAATGGATGCAATCTCAGATATTTATGACAAGCAGATTGATGAGCTTGACAAGGAAGATGCTGAAAGAACGTTTAATATGGACTTACAAGGTCTCCAAGAAGAAGAGAGGAAAATTAGAGAGAGAATCAATATCTTATCTCTAGATGATTCTTATAGAGCCAGAGCAGAAAGAGAAGAACTGGAAGAACAACTGTCAGACAAACTGTCAGAAATCGAAGAACTAAAGTATCAAAGAGAGCTTACTCTAAGAAAAGAAAACCTTAAAGACTTAAAAGAAGAAGAGATAGAAAAAGTAGAGTCCAAAAGAGAAGGTTATGAAGAAGATTACGAGAATTTCACTAAAAATCAAGAAGAGTTAAGAGAAGAAAGAGAAAAACATTGGGAAGATATGCTCAATGACGAAGAAAAATTCTCACATATGAGAGAAAATATAATGAACGGTCACTTCTCAAATATGTTAGAAGACTTAACAGCTTGGGATAAAGATGTATCTTCTAGAATGGAAGGTTTAGGGAACAGTGTTGAAAGAAATCTAACATCTAAAATAAGAGAAGCAATAGACGAACTAACAGGACTTAAAAACATGTCAATTCCAGACTATGACAGCATTAAAGGAAAAGACCTAGCAGGAGAAAAAGATTATGTGTCCGAAGAGAGAGCAAGCGATAGTGTAAAAACAGACCCTACTGATGCAGAGAACTATGATACAAACAAAACATCTAGCTCAAGCTCATCTTCTTCATCAAATAAATCTTCAGAGCCAAGCAAACCAAAAACCCAAAAAGGGAAAACAATAGGAGACCTGTTTATCAGAACAGGTATTGGAACACAAAACAGAATTGTTGGAGTTATGAAAAAAGGCTCAGAAATGCAAATAATGGGTGAAAAAAACGGATGGTACAATGTTAAGTATGGAAATAAAACAGGTTGGTCTTCTGGAAAGTGGATTGCAAAATTAAACAAGGGTGGAATTACACCTAAGTTTAGCGGTGGAAAAATTGCAATGCTACATGAACAAGAGATGATTGCTAACAAAGTTCAAACAAAAGACATTCTTAAAACAGCAAAAATTGTTGATGGCATTAAAGATATTCTGCCTAAAGGTGGAGGACAAAGTGATATTATGAAATCAATCTCTTCAAAATTGAACAGTATTGATTATATAAAATTACAAAATGCCATTAAAAATGCTGTAGGTGGAAGTAGTGAGCCACAAGTGGTGAATTACAACTATGACCTTGATGTCAATGTTGATAACTTCAGTGGTGATAGAAAAGAATTGGATGCAGTATCAAGACAATTAATGACAAAACTAAAAAGAGAAAAAGGAGGTAGGGTGTAGTGCTAGAAGGTATTCATTTTAGTTACGATGGAATAAAGTCTAATGACTTAGGACTGTTCAATGTAAAGCTTGATGGAGGAATGTTTGAAGAAGCATTCCTCCCAGATAGGGAAATTAAAGAAGTTAAAGTAGCAGGTAAAGGCACACCATATTTCCAGAGGGTAGAAAAATCCCCTCTGGAATTTGATTTGTCATTTGCTTTTGAGTTTGATTATGATGAAGATAAAATAAGAAGAGTTGCTAGGTTGTTCAACCAAGATTTTTACAAACCATTCTACACTGTCTCAAATAACAATAGGATATTTTACTGTATGCCGATTGGAGACTCAACCTTAACTCATACTGGTGCAGGTCAAGGATATTTCTCTGTAAGGATGAGATGTGATAGCCCATATAGCTATTCAAAACAGCAAGTAATTGATAATATGTATTTTGATAATACGAGGTTTGTAAAAAATTATTTATCTACAGCCAATGACTTAGATATTACAAAATTTGACACACTAACATTAGACAACGGAACTTTAAAAATAGATATGGCAAATGTTAATTGGAGCATGTTAAATGGGATGAAATGGAGTGATTTCGATTGATAGAAACAAGTAAGCACTTATTAAAAAAGCCAGAAATTACAGATGATGTAATCGATACAATTAATCATTTAAGTGAAAACTTTCAAAAAATTGATGATTTAATAGATAATGAAACAATGACTTTAGAATATTTCTTAACAGAGGGAGTCTCGTACCCAAGAGGTATGAGACTTTGGAATTTAACTCCATTAGTTGGTGAGTATGCAGGATGGATTAATGTTCAAGAAGGAACTTATGCTCCAGAGTGGGAAGCGAATACAGAATACTCTGTTGGAGATTTAAGAATGCCAACAACACACAATGGTCATGTTTACCAATGTATTGAAAGTGGAACTTCTGTTTTGAACGAACCTATGTTTACTGTTGCAAGTGGTTCGACAGTTTTAGACATGAGAGACGTTCAAGAGTGGATTGCAGATTATGCGTACAATGTTGGTGACATTGTTGTACCAGCAGGTCAGCAAAATCCATATTATTATTACAGATGTACAACAGCAGGTGTATCTGGTTCAAACTCTCCAACTTGGTCACAAACACCAACGACAGAAGTTATTGATGGGTCTGTCCAATGGAGAACATATAAAATGGCAAGATGGCAAGAAAGCGGAGATGCTTCAAATTTTAGAGGCTTTGGAAAAATAGAATAGGAGGTGAAAGCCCTTGAAATGGACGGACATTTACAATCTTAATGGCTCGTATATTTCCGAGGAAATAGATGTAAGTTCAAACTACAATCATTACTTTTCTGATGTTAACATTGACAGTTCAAATGGTGGAGGTTCAATGAGAGTCCTTTCCAGATTGTCATACAATGGAGGGATTGACTGGGGTGAGTGGATTGATGTCAGTTATGGATTCCCCTATAGATTCTTTTATGATAATGGTTTTTATCTTGAGAATTTAAAGATGCAATATATGTTGGAGTTTGACTTAGGAACTAACATTGGAGGGGCTTCACCAACATTCAATTCTATTGACTTCAGCTTGATTGGAGCATTCAATATAAAAAATGAAGGTGATGTCCCACTAAAGCCAGAGGTTTGGCTGAAGAAAATCAATGGCAGTGGAGATATAAAGCTAAAAAATGAAACGACTGGAAAAGAAATGATTTTTGGAATGATTAACAATGGAGAGACAATTTATGTCGATTGTGAGAATGAAGATATTGTTACAGATTTGCCTATGACATACCGTTACAACAATCATAATGATGTATTTTTAGAATTAGAAGTTGGAGATAATCTCCTTTCTGGAGAAGGCGACTTTGAGATGGCAATTAAATTAGAGTTTAAAACAATTCAAGGATAAAGTGAGGTGGTAAGATGATTGACACAAAATTAGGAAAGATAGACTTAAAGAAAGAGTCCTCCAAGCCAAAGTTAAAGCTATGTAAACCAAATAGAGAAATTATTGATAATATCAACAACGCTTATGATATAAAGTTTAATCAAAAACTGGGTGCATTAGATGAATTAACATTTAGAATACCAAATTTTATAAACAGAAGACATGAGATTGTAAAAATAGATAGCTCAAGACTTATCAAAGGGAAATACTTAATTAAATTTGTGCTAGAAAATTATGAAGAATACTTTATAATTAGTAGCATTACAAAAAATGGTGGAGATGAAGAATATTTAGACATTGAGGCTTATTCTTTAGGGTTTGAATTAAATTCAAAGCTATTAAGAGAGATTGAAGAAGATTCAATGAATGCACAAGAGCAACTAGAATTTGTTCTTGAGAAAACAAATTGGAACGTGGGATATGTAGACTCGGAGTTCGTGATGAAATATCGCTCTATGGAAGTTTCTAAGGCAACAGTTTTAGAAACAATAGTCAATATTGCAAAAACATTCAATGCATTGATTGTGTGGGACACAAACAGTAGAAAAGTAAGCTTTTATATGCCATCAAATATTGGTCAAGATAAAGGATTTAAAATTAAGTATGGCAAGCTACTTGAAAATGTAGAAGAAAATGACAATGCAGATAATATCATTACAAGATTATATCTATATGGAAAAGAAGGAATGAGTGTTCAGTCGGTCAATCCAACAGGAGCGCCATATATCGAAGATTATTCTGTTTACCTTCAGCCATATGAAGAAGAATTACATCCAGATGGGACTTATACAGTAATAACTAAAAGTGATTACATGAGTGATGAACTTGCTCATGCTATTATAAAATATCGTGATAAAGTTAGAGGTAAAGAAGATGAATTCAATACGCTACTTGGACAAAAGAGGACTCTGCAAGAGATATTAAATAATGAAGATAGCAACCTATTTGGACTAAAGTCACATCTTGCTACCTTACTTGATGAAAGAGATGCTCTAAACACTAGGATTGCGAAAAAGTCTGATGAAATAGATAGTGCAGACAATAGATATGATGAAACAATGAAACCAATATTAGAAGACGAAATGAATGACTTGGTTTCACAAAGAGATTCTATATTAAACGAAATTCAAATTCAAAAAGGTTTAATTGATAGCCAAGAGAATGAGAATATATACTATGAGCAAGATGTTGCAGAAGTGGACTATGAGATTGAATTGCTTAGAGAAGAGCTTGCAATTCACAACAACTTCACTAACGATGAGATAACAGAATGGAATTCTTTCATTCACGATGAGGAATGGGAAGATACCAATATTACTGACCCAGATGATTTATTTGAAGAAGGTCACAAAGTTTTTGACCAAATGCAAGAACAAAGAATTACTCTTACAGTTTCATTGTTTAATTTATTCTCTGCTATAACAGAACAGCACAACTGGGACAAGGTTGTATTGGGAGATTCGTTTAGAATAGAGTATGAAAGATTAGAGATGAATTACAAAGCTAAGATTACTGAAATTGAACACGACTTTGAAACAGATGACATTAGTTTAACAATTAGTAATGTTGAAGCTTTAAAGAACGACCAAGACAAATTCTTAGAAATGCTTTATAAGTCATATAGCTCATCTTCTGTTGTTGATATTGATAGTTGGAAGTGGGACTTATCTAAAGAAAACAATGGTAAAATTAATGAAATTATTAATGGTATATGGGATGCCAACAAACAGGCAATTGTTGGAGCAAAAGACCAAGTTGTTGAAATCTCAGACAGAGGGTTAATAATTAGAGACCCTAATGACCCAAATGTTTATCTTGTTGGTATTAATGGTATGATTGCTATCACCAACGATGGTGGGAATACTTGGAAGCATGCCATAACGAGCGAGGGAATTATTGGGGAGCGTGTGTATGGAAAAATTTTCATGGGTGTAAACCTTGCACTAGAAGACGAAGACGGAGTTTTGAAATTCCAAGGCTCTAAAGGTGAGATTTTCGACAGAGAAGGAAATCTGGTAATGAAATTAGGTCTTATTGATGAAACCCCAGATGAATTTGGTCTGACAGCATTTAACAATGTCAACAAGGTCACAATATCTGACTTAGAAGGATTTGCTGTTGAGCAATTAACAACTGACACCCTAAAACATCCAGACGGATGGAAAAAGATTTTTTGGACAGACCCAAATACAGGAATATTATACAGCAGAGACATGATTGCGAGCAACATTAAAATTGTAAGCAATGATGAATTTGACAACATTATTCTTGATGCAGAAACGGGAGAGTTCAACTTAGGGTTCTTCAATAAGATTGTAAAAGACGGGAAGATGACAACAGATGAAAAACTGTTAATTATAAAAGAAATGAACCAAATAAGCTCTCAATATCAATCATTAAAAGTTCAAGCTGAAAAATATCAAAGAAGCAGTAGAGATAAAGATATAAACCTTGATGGAGCTTTTGACATTTACACTCAAAGATTCCCAGAGACAGCGAGTAATATAGATTTATATTCTATTGCACCATTAAGAAATGCATATCTTTCGCTTGTCTCTTATATTAGTAGCTTCATTAAAGTTACTTCACTACCTCCTCATGAGCCAATATTGATTAATGTAACAGATGAACTGACAGAACAAACAACACCTGTAAACGACAGAGCAGAGTTTATTCTTAAATTCAAAACATATTATGACGAAGCAGAAAAACTAAGAAATAAAATTGAAGACTCTATGGCTTATTCTGGAATAAATATGGGTGGATATTATAACAACTTAATGATGAGCGATGCAGGATTTGTTGCAGTTAGAGATGATGGGAAATATAGAGCTATTTTAAATGCAACAAATGGACTAGCTTTACAAAAATGGAATGGAGTATATTGGGAGAATAAAATATATGGTTCAATCGGGAATCCAGACATTCCAGATGGAACATTGATTGCAGAGGATTTAGTTGCTAAAAGGTTAAAAATTATTGATGGTGATTTAGGTAATAATATTCTTTTAGATGCAGAGACAGGTATAACAGTCTTTGGGTCAAATGGAGAAGAAATTAGATTAAATCAAGAAGAAGGGTTCGCCATTGATGTAGGTGGAGAAAAAAGAATTTGGATTGCAATGGATGGAACTATTAGAGCAAGGAAACTTATTGTTGAACCAGAAGGCGGAGAGTCAGAGCTAGTTCTTGACAAAGAAACGGATGCCTTTATTTCTGATTTGATGGTTAACAGTTTAAAGTCTATTCCTAAGTCTGCTGACCCTACAACATATAGAAATTATGTTTATATCAGAAGTAATTTTGTGAAACTAATGACAGGAGACACAAGTGTTACGGATATTGAAAAATTAATAATAAGACTGAATGGAGCAGCTCAAACCTCTTACCCCGAAATGATTTGGGGAGTAGGAGACCATAACGGAAACGACAGAGGTTATATTCAAAAGACTAGTGATAAATTTATGTTTAAATATATAGACTCATATGCAAAAGAAAAGCATTTAACTTTTAATGATTCTGGACTGGCGACATTTACTGGAGTTGAATTATCATCTGGCGGAGACGTTTTAAGGCTAAGAGCAGATGCAAACAATTATATTGAAATATCGTCAAGCGGAGTAAAAGTTGTTGGTAGCAGAATCGACTTAAACTAGGATTTGTAAAGGATTTTCCTATCTAATGTGGCGGATAAAAACCGTCACATTTTTTAGGAGAAGTGACTATTATTAGTAGAGGGGCAATTTGGAAAATAATTGCGAGAGGCGGTGTTTTTTTGGGAAATAAAATAGCTAAAGATGGTGGAGCTTTAACTACAATAACAGCAGGAAATCACACAAAAGAGCAAAAATGGGACACTTGTAAATATTTGGACAGTAATGGAAATTGTGTTGGAGGATGGTATACAGAATACTATAGCACACAAATATCTGGACATGTCAATGGAAATTCATCAAATGTATATGTTGAGTCAGGCAAAGCAGTTACAGTTGGAGCTTCAACAACAGAAAATGACTCTCCTGTTGGAGATAATGGTCATACAAGTGCAACAGGTCAAGTGACTGAAGGAAATTTATCTAATGTATATGTAAACAACACTTTATCTGCTGTTGTAAATAGCGAAGTTCAAACTCATGCCAGTTCTTTTAAAACAGACATAAAAACAGGGGCAACAAATGTTTATGTGGGTACTGAGGGAGAGTCATTGCCAGATGGTGACTATTCAAACCAAACACCAGAACCTATTCCTGTTCCAGACCCAATTGAAGTTGGAGATGGAACAGGGGTATTTGTAGAAACACGCTCTTGGAGGGATAATTGGGGATGGAGAACCGAATCAAGTGGTTCAACACCAGAGGATGCATATTATGTATACCAATCATCATGGACAGAGCTTGATGGAGCAGATGTAGGAACAAACTGGGGTAATCATAAGGGTTGTATTTTATTCCCATCTCAAGTTAGGGCAGAAGCCCTTGGTAAAAATGTCAAGTCTATTGAACTTTATCTAAAAAGAAATGACTCACAAGGTTATGCTCATGAAATAAAGTTAGATGTGTGGACTCACAAATTGACAAGATTATCACCAGAGCCAAACACAGGATTACCAATGAATGAGCCACCTTTATACAATCAGTACACTAATAGAGTAGGTCAAGATGGCACAGGCTGGCAAAGAAGTGAAGAAAAATGGATGACATTGCCCCCTGCCTATAACGATTTACTCTCAAATGGTGACATGACAGGGGTAGCCTTCCATATACCATCTGGAATCGAAACAAGATACTTGCACTTTAATAGAAATGTAAGAGTAAGAGTAACTTTTGAATAGAATAGAGGTGAAGAAATGGCATATAGCGACTATGGATTCTTAGACCCTATACGTATTATATGGAGAGCAGGAACAGAGGAAGACCCATATACAGATAGAGTTGAACATTTAAAAGTAATTAATCAGAAAGTAGTTTTGAGCGAAATTCCATCAAAGTTCGATAGGGTTATAATTCAAGGGATGCAAGAAGTTAATTATGAAAAATATCATGCAAGAGAGTTAACATCAACAACTTTTGCTGTAGACTATGCAACAGGGATAATTCAATTTAGCAGAGATAAAGAAGGCGACACAGTTAACCTGTCTTATAAAGGCAGGGGTCTAATCCAGTACCCATCTTCTAGAATTTTTCATCAAGACCAAAACAATGATGTTGTAATGACTTTAGAGCAAATTATTCAAAAAGCCCTAAATGAATTTAAAAATATTGAGGGAAAACTAAACGATTATGAATCTTTAAAGTTGATGTTAGAAGATGCATTACAAGCATCCCAAGTATCAACAGACAGTGCGAACATTGCGACAGAAAGAGCTGACAATGCTACAGAAAGAGCTTTGGATGCATATGAAACAACAAGGCTTGTGTTTAAACCTTATGTCCAAACATATGATGACATTATGTATAATTACCCCAGTCCAGCAATTGGGTGGACAACTCAAGTTTACGACTCTGGGATAAGGTACAGATATGATGGGAACGATTGGATTCCTATTGATTTGTTTGGTGGGTCTATATTAAATGCCTCAGAAACGGAAGATGGACTAATGTCCAAAGAGTCTTTTCAAAAGCTAGAGCATTTAGGAGAGCTTCCAAAAGAAAAAGTCATTGTCATTGTCATTCCATATTTAAACATTGGAGCAAATAACGTGCTGGTAAATTTTCCATATGATGGAGAAATTGTAGATGTAAGAGGGATTTGTTTTAAAGCAGGTCAAGACATTGCAACAGAAATTGATGTTGAGAAATCTTTAAATATGGCAGATTGGACATCAGTTTTTGATGGAACAGACATTTTAAAATTTCAACCACTAGAAGTAAAAGATGACGGAAATAAAAAAATGTTGATTCGTTCTGTCGTGAAAGATGAAGTATTTAGATTAAATGTAAAAGTTTTATCGGGAACAATTGAAGGAGTAACTATAGAAATTATAGTAAATATAGACAACTAAAAAGGAGAGATTTAAATGGCTAAATTAACAGCCCCAGTAGTAACTTGGTGGAATTATGATGCAGAGACGTTAGTGACAGACCCAAGCAATACAACAAACACAATTGAATATGGAATAACAGGAGACCCTTATGATTTTGGGATTGTAGATGCAGGTTATGTCCCATCTGAAGAAGATTTTCACCACTTTCTAGTTTGGAACAATAAAGACTCAATGGATTATGCGCCAACAATGGAAGATGTAACCATTGGGATTAAAGATAGTGAAGGTGACAATGGTGATATTACAGGCAAAGAAGTTTGGGCAATCAATGGTGATACAAAATGGTTTCAAGCTTTCTCTCCAACACTAGGAGAGACAAGTACAAACTTTGCACAAATTGGAGCAGATATTACACATCCAATTGGCTCTGGAACAGGCATTACAACACATCCAGATGTTTTAAGTGGAACAACTACAACATGGTCAGCAAGTGTTGCGTACAACATTGGAGACATTATTGCACCAACTGTAGACAATGGATTTGTTTATGAAGTTATTAGTGCAGGAACAACTTTACCTACAGAGCCAACTTGGTCTACAGAAGATTTGGCAGAGTTCAAAGAGGAAGAATTAGGGAATTTACAATATAGAACTGTAAAAAAAGAGCGTAGCGCTCCAACAAATAACCAAGATAGAATTTTGGGTGGAGAGAATAATGGGTCTTATGCGGAAGCAAAAGCAAACTTTGCACATGTAACAATGAAGATTGTTGTTCCATCAAGTGCAAGAGCAGGTCGCCAAGACATTAAAGTTAGAACAAGTTATAGATTTGTTTAAAAATATGAAGAGGATAACCTCTTCATATTTTTTGTTATTTTACAAAAAAGGAGACAAAGGATATGATAAAAGATAAATTAAATGGCAAGTGTTTCAATAAAAACCAAGCATTTATGTGGTTTGGAGAATATGTAAATGGAACTCACATTACAGAGTTCTCTGAATATAATGGAGACAAAACAGATTTTTATAAAATAAATAAATCAAATTTGATTACATTTGGTTTGTCTGGTCAAGGTTTCTTATTCTACTTTGATACAGCAACAGGTGTGTTTAACCTAAATGGCTCAAAAGTTTATGCAACATACGAAACAAAAGACAGAACATATGATTTGTCTGGAATGAGGTCAAAATCAACATTTACAGATGTGATTACTTATAAAGATGCGTATACAGATGCAAGTTTACACAATCCAAGAAAGGGATATTCAAGTGGAATCAACCAATATAATTTGGGATATAAGACAAAAATTAGCTTTGAAAATGGAGTTCAATTTTCTCTTCAAAATATTTTAATGATTCCAAAGAATAATCCTGCCTATCTTGAAATTAAGATAGTTTCCAATACTGACTTGGATGGAGAACTTGTAATAAAGAGATTAGGAGTAGGAGAAGAAAGACTAAAAGCTCCACTTAAAAAGAATTATGCAGGCTTTTGTCATTGGAAGGTAAAATGAAAAAGAAGGTGATTTTGAAATGGCAACGCACAATATAGGTTTTCCTATAGATTTTTCAACAGGAATTCATGATATGACTATGGCAACAGCAGGTGGGAGTTTACAATTAGAAGAGGTTGGAACTGGGGTTTATACAAATCAAGGAGTCTGGACGTCAGAAGTTCTTAAACTTGATGGAAAGTACACATCTTTAGAAAATCTTGCATTGACAGCTACAATTGGAGTAGGTCAGTCCTACAAAGCATACACAAGGACTTCAGATGATGGATTATCTTGGGGAGAATATGTTGAGATTAATTATGGCACAGGGAAAATGCAATCTGTTCCTAAAGTATATGTTCAAGTAAAGGTTGAATTATTTTCTGGTACTACAACATCAACTCCTATTTTATACTCAGGCTTTGCAACACAATCAGAAATTTTAGAAAATGAATTTGTTCAATCGGAAAGTGGTCTAAGGTTAAGAACAAATTATAATTATACAATGAACAATGAAGCATGGGTAGAGACAGGAGACCTTCATAGATATACAATAGATAGGTTAAAATACAAAAGGATTGACAGTATAAATATAAGTTAGGAGATGAAATTATGACATATGTGGGAACGAATAGTATAAAAATTTCCACAGAGATGGACGAGATTATGCCAAATCCACCAGCAAGTTGGACATATGGCTATTCATTTGAAAGCTTTAGTTTTATAAATAAAACAGCCTGTACAGTTAAGATTAATGGTAGCGAACCAATTTTCTTAGATGTTGAACAAGGCTTTGAAGCACACGAAGACGAGCCAGTCAGTAGTTTTGTCATTGTTGAAGCTGGGGTAGAATACCAGTGGATTGGACGGATGTAAAATGAGCTTATTTGAAAGAAGAAAAGGTGGTAGCATCTTTGAATCTTTTAACAAAACAGGAATAAAGAAAATCATAAAAATGATTAAAATTGGAAAGAATAACAACAGATATAAAAATTCTGATAGGTTTAAACCTGTTGTTGAGTCCAGTCCATCGCTAGGTGGAACACAAGAGAGAGAATCAAACAAAATGTTTGTTAGATTTTATATTTTAGATGATTCTATGAATAAGATGGATGGAACATTTGATTTAGAAAGGGCGGTGTAAGACGTGAGCCTAAAAAGAATATGGTTTGACAAAGACTTAAGTAAAGAATCCCCAACCCCAGATACGCTGTCTTTAACAATATCAGAGAGTGGTCAAGGTGACAGAGTTGTGAATATAAACTTGGTGGTAGACAGCTATTATGTTAACGACAGACAGTGGAAAAGCTCTATTATTGAAGAGATTAAAACAGCTTTGTTACCAGAAGGAAGAATTGATGTCAGTACAGGAAAAATACAAAGAGGAATCAATAGAAACATAAGGGTGGCAATTGATTTTGACGAAAGCTTAACTGTTGTTTGTTCTGGAGCAAGTACCATTGTTGGTCTACCAGAAGAGCCAGTAACTGTTTAAAAGATAAAAGAGATATTTTATTTACAAAATGACACCCTTTTGACCCAGTAATTTACTGGGTCAAAATTTAGATAAAATCAAAGGATGGTGGTAAAATGCCAATAATTCAAAATGAATTTAGTGACATAAAGACATTGTGGGGAGGTATGAGACGTTGCCTCTTACTGGATGATGGGACAGTAAACTATTATTTAGACCCTAATGATTCTACATTAAAAGAGGATGGAAGTCCTGCTGTTTTAAATGGAACAGATGGGCAGGTAATGGTTGAGATACCAAAATTTTGGTATAAGAAAGAAATTGATGGTGATGATGTAGTTTTTAAGATTTCTGACAAAGAAGAAGCAGACCTAGAACTGCACCCAGCATTCTACAGAGACCGTAATGGAGATGGTATTGCAGAAGAAGTAGACTATAGATATATGTCAGCATTTATGGGTGTAGGCAGTGGCGAGACAACTACTACAAGCTTACCTAATAAGTTACCAGCAGGTAATGTTAATATTGGTACAGCAAGGACATATTGTGAAAATAGAGGAACTGGTTGGGGACTAGCAGATTATAACCTTATTTATGCTATTCAGATATTATATATCACTGAATTTGGACATCCAGACAGTCAAACGATGATTGGTAGAGGTTATGTTGATGGTAACAGTAGTTCTACAAGTACAGGCAGTACACTCCAGTATGGTAATAATACATTTGGAGAAACAACTGGAAAGCAACAAATAAGTTATAGAGGTATTGAAGATTTGTGGGGGAATACTTTTTATTGGTTGGATGGAATTGCAACGGATAGTAGTTATAATGTGTTAATTGGAAATGTTGGATTTAATGACAGTGGAGCTGGTTATGAGGTATATGCGACTGGAATAAGTGCTGATGTATTAGGACACATTGGAGATGTACATGATAATAGCGATTTAGGATTTATTATAAAAACAGGTGGTGGAACAGACAGTAGCAAACTGTACGATTATGGTATTCTCTATTCTGCTCGTGTTGCTTTTTTTGGTAGTCATTGGTCGTATACTTCGAATGCTGGAGTTTTCAATCTCCTCTTGGACAATTCCGCTTCGGCTGCTATTTCGTCTGTCGCCTGTCGGCTTGTGTATTAATTTGTTAATCTAATAAAGATAATGAGAAATATTTTAAACAAGTGTAAATCTGGAAAAGAAATGTCTTATTCTGAGTGGTGTAGTATCAGCTCATACAAGGGATGGGTAATGTATTGCAATGGGTTTAATTTAACAAAAAAATATATCAACCCACTAACTCCTTATGTGAATGAGTATTATAGAAAGAATATCAAGAAAGGGTGATTAAATGCCTTATGCAATAGCAAGGTGGAGTAGAACTCCAGATACATGGACACATGAGTACAATTTTACGAAAAATAAAACACTTATTTCATTCGCAAATGAAGGCGATTACAAAACGTATAACAATGGCTGGCAAACAGTATCAACTACGTTACCAAGTCAATCTCAGTTTGAAGCAGATGGAATTGACGATGTTTCTGTTCTAAATAGAACGTCAACTACTTTTACGCAAGACATGACGAATGATGGAACATTAGGTGTAGGATTAAAGTTTAGTACAACCATTGACTTAAAAAAATATTTTGATATAACAGAGATTAGAAAAATTTAGCACTTGGTCGCCTGCTATAAATTTTAAATGCAGGCGATTAAGTGCATTTTATAAAATAAAGATTTTATTTAGCTATAAGTGTAGTAATTTATTGAAGATAGGAAGGTGATTGAATGGAAGAATATTCATGGAGTGCTGATTTGAAAACGAGTAATGTCACTCTGAGTAATAATAATATGACAGCAAGTGTTCCCAATCTGAGTAATGCTGTTTTAGGTAGTGTTGGATTAACGTCTGGCAAATGGTATTGGGAAATATCTAACTTATCTGGTGGAAATCTCCACCTTATTGGAGTGTCAGACAGTGGAGTTTTAACACATAGTGATTCTAAATTTTTATATCCAAAATCAACATCATATTATACAAGTGGTAACATCTATCCAGAAAATATAAGTTATGGTATGTCTTTTACAACATCTGATGTGATTGGCGTTGCTATTGATATAGACAATAATAAAATAGAATTTTTTAAAAATGGTGTACCTCAAGGAGTATATACGGGTGATGATTATAGTCAATATGATGCAGTTTACCCTTTTTTAACATCTGGTTCTTCTACCCGAGGTGTTGGGGCAACGATATTAACCAATGAAGACAATTTAAATTACACTATTCCAGAGGGATACAAACCTTATGGATTTCAAAAAAAAATATTGATTTCATCAAGCTCTGGCAATTCGTTGAGTTTAGAAAAGGTTGAAGAAGTCAATTTAGTACCAACAATGACAAGCAATACTGCACCAAAAGGTATAGCTAGTGCAAGCTCTGAATATAGTTCTGATTATTTTGCATGGAAGGCATTTGACAAAATAAAAGGCTCTGGTCCTGCTAGTGGATGGGCTTCATCAGAAGGAGTAAATACAGGATGGTTGCAATATGAATTTGAAAATCCTACAATTATAAACAAATATAAAGTAACATCAAGAGGAACAAGTGTTGGGGAATCTCCAAAAAACTGGACATTCGAAGGAAGTAATGATGGTTTTGTTGATGATATTAATACTTTACACACAGTGATAGATGAAACTAATTGGTCGCAAGCAGAAACGAGAGAATTTAGTTTTATTAACTTTACAAAATATAAAATGTATAGGTTAAATATAAATTCTAATAATGGGTTTGCATCTTATGTTGTTGTGCAAGAATTAGAGATGTTTGGTCAAAATACTACATTAAAACAACTTCCTTCCAAAACAGAACAAGACTTCATCAATCATGGCATGGTGACAACACAAGTAATCAACCCACAAGAGAAAATGGCACAAAAACAATACATTAACAACACATCAGCCACACTAGGTAATGGAAAAGTATTTGAACAACCAGTAGACAAATACATTAAGAGTTTAAATGTAAAGTAGAAAAAATATAAATCTAAATAAAAGCTGAATTTTATTTAGATTTAAGACAAGATAGGAAGGTGATTTAATGGCAGTAAATAAAGTATTAATTTCGTCCAGCTCTGACTACAAGTACTATGATGGTACAACTTGGCAGTCAATAGGTACAACCCCAACTGAACAGGACTATATTGATTTTGGTATGGAACTTGTAGTCGTAGAAGCAATTCCAGAGTCAGCATGGCAGGAATTAGACAGTCCAACAATCTCATTCTATACAGAGGATGTAAATAAAACAGAGGTTTTATTTACTGTAGAAACTAACCCATTCACGCTATATGACGAAATGGGCGACAGCATGAACATCATGTATTATACTGATAATTTAGGGGTGACTGAACCGACAAAAATTGAATTTGATGCGAATTATTCGCCATTAGATGAAATTGATGGAGATTTTGACCTCGTGACGTGGACAGACGAAGAAAATTCTACTAGGACACTAAATTTGGGTGCTTTACCAAATCCTCAAGTAGCAGTTTTATCCAGTCCAACACAGGTTATTTCCTATGTTGACAAAATTTCCTCAGAGTTCACAGAATCGTCAAATTCGGTAAATAAAACGGTAGTTTCATTTACTGGTGGCACATCGTGGACATATTATGATTTCGATAGAGGGGTGTGGGATTCAGTTAATATCAACATTCCAGATGAGGTCAAACAAAAAGGTATGAACTTGAGTGACCTAGAGTTGATTCCAAACATTGGAGACAAGTTTGGAAGAGATGGTATGACAATTGCGTTCTATCTAGAAGAGGACGTTCACACCTATAATGTATCTGAAATCCACAGTGTAAGTGTTGACCAGTATGTTGCTGATTCTACTCCAAAAATTGATAACATGAGTTTATATATTTTAAATACAGTGTCAACAATTAATGTGGAATATTCTGGTGGTAACTTACTTGCCCAAATTGATGATGCAGATAGTGGAAAAGTGCAATATCTTATCCGTCTGAATGGTCAAGTAGTATTTCCAACAATGGGTGTAGAAGAGTTTACAGAGCTGGAAAATTCTCCATTAAGTATCTCTTATACGATTCCAAACCATCTGATTAATTTTGATGTAAACAACACAATTGAAATTGAGTTCAAAGATGCATGGGGCAGAAGTGATTTTTGGAATACAAGCTTCATCGGTACGTATTATGGTCTTGTATTTACTGACCCATTGGGTGGACAATACTCAACTAACGTTGGAGAAGTCCTTAAGTATCTGAAGATGGGAGCTATCACAGCAGGTCAAGTTACACAAGCTTATAATGTTGTAATGAAAAACAATCATGGCTATGCTGTAAGTGACCCAAGAATCACATCATTCGTAGGTCATGAAGGTGTAACTGTTGAATTAAGCAAAAATGAAAGCCCATTTGTTGCGAGTCCAGAACTAAAATGGGATGGAACTATCTTACAAAGTGGTGAAAGTGTAAACTTCTGGGTAAGATTGGCAACAAGAATTGATGCACAACCCAAAATGGGTGGCGAGTTTGAGATTGCTGTATTTGCAAATAAAATATGAAGAAGATACTAGTGGAAGCTAGTATTATCTCCATCCAATACAATGGATAGGAAGTGAATTAAATTGAGTGAGATTATTTGGAAAGATGATAGTAATGATTTAAATAGTCTCCTATTCGTATCCCCAAACAATAAAATGTTTGGGGATTTTACTTTATATGCACTAGGAGATGACACACTAAATGCTTTCTTTACTGTTTATCTTCCTAGAAATAATGATTTAGATGCAATATTTAGTCCAAGAGTAGAGAGATATGAAGATTTAGATGCAACATTTGAAGTCATGTACGGAAGTGAGTCCAGTCTAGACTCTACAATTATGATTATGTCTCCTTCAGATATTCCTGCAACTTTAGAGGTTAGACCTAGTGCAAGAATGTTTGGTTTGTTTGACCTTTATGAACCACCAAGAATTGAAGTTGACCTACCGCCAATAAAAGATGCCAATGTTAGAAATAGTAACGAATACACTTATGTTAACTTTGGTACAATTAATGGTATGGAAGTTGGTAGAGGTTACGGAGAAGACTTTATTTCATATGTTGATTTTGACTTAGAACAATTTGAACCGTCAACTGTATTTGAAGAAGCGAAATTAAGACTTAATTATGCTGGTACATTAAAAGATGGCACTCAAATTGAGTTAAGAAAAGTTACAAGAATGTGGACAGAAACAGGTATCACTTATGCAAGTAGACCTGCTTCAAGCGAAGTAATTTCTGATACATTTATCCATAACAAAGAAGATAAATATATTGAATTTGACTTCATGGACTATGTTAATAGAATTGTAAGAGATGAAGAGGAAGACTTTGGATTCGCAATATTTGAAGTCGGTCAATTCAACAAGACAAACACTTTCTTAACAAAAGAAAATCACAACCCTTCTCATCTATATCTTAAATACTATGACAGTAGAGTTCAAAGTTATGGCGATGACACATTAGATGCAACGTTATTTGCTGTAGGAACAGGAACGTCAGATTTGGATGCAACATTTGAAGTTCATTCAACATATGGATTTGATGATTTAAGTGCAACTTTCTATGCTCATAGATATGATACACCATATCCTACTGATTTGCAAGCTTTCTTCTATGTTAGTAGACCAGATTTAACATCAATATTCTTTAACTATGCAACAGGAAATTCTGATTTAGATGGTACTTTACTTACAAAGATTCCAAGATTTGACTTCTTAGATTCTATGTTAAATGTATCTAAACCAGATTTGGAGTCAACATTTGAAGTAAAACATCATGAAAATATTGATGCAACACTCCATGTTAGAGCGTTAGGAGAGTCCGACTTAGGTGCGAGGTTCTTAACTTCTAGACCAGAAATTGATTCAATGCTTGAAGTTAGATTCTATAAGCATTTAGATGGTACATTTGTTGTGCAACAAGCAGAAACAGAAGATATTGATGCAACATTTGGAGTGTCAAGACAAGAGGTTGATTCAATATTAGAAGTTAAATCACATAGTAATATAGATGCGACATTCATTGTTAGACAAAGAGAAAATGAAGACCTTTCTTCTATTTTAGTATCAACAAAACCAGAAATTGATGCGACATTTAGAGCTATGATTTATGCAGAAGACGATATTGAGTCAACATTCTATGTTAGAGCTTTAGGCAAGTCAGACATTGGTGCAGTCTTCTTAACTTCTAGACCAAAAATTGATGCTAAATTAGAAGTAAAATATCACGACAATATTGATGCAACATTTGTTGTCCGAAGAAATGAAACAGATGTTGTCAATGCAATATTCTTAACTTCTAGACCAGAAATTGATGCTTTTGTCCAACCTAGAATTCATGATGACTTATCAGCAATGTTAGGTATATCTAGAAGGGACATTGATGGGACTTTTGCTCCTAGAGCAATTGATTGGAAAGACATAGATGCAATATTCTATCCAAGGGTGGTTGGAGTTAGCGACTTAAATGCTAGAATTGCAGTAGATGCAAGCTCAACTAGAACAGGATACTACTTCATTATGTAGATAGAGAAAGGCTTAGTCTTCACAAAGGATTGAGTCTTTCACATTTTTCTATAGAAGCCACTATTATAGTGTAAGGGCTTTTTTACAAAGGAGGGTAGAAATATGAATTTGTTAAAGAGTTTTCGACCTATTGAAACATACTTTATTTCCCAAATGTTTGTTTTTGGCTTAATTCTACTATTGCCAAATAATACATTTGATAATAGAGCTTATGAGCCAATGAGTCTGGTAGCAAGAGAAGAGATTTGGGGGATTGCATTAATACTGGTAAGTTTATTCCAGTTATATTCAATGATTCAAAAAGAGAAGAAGCTAAAAATTGCAAGTTTGTCAATTACATCGTTTGTTTGGTCTGGTGTAGCCACAATGTTTTTAATATCTAGTATTCAATCGGGAATTTACAGCACTGGAATCACTTATTATGTTACGTCACTCTTTGCTTTTTGGCTCTCATATAAGATAGGAGGTCAAAAAACACAATGAATGAAGACTTAATCAGCGTTTTTGTCCCAGCTTTAGTTGGTCTAGTGTCATCTGTTTTTACTTTTTTTATATCAAAAAACAACAACGATAAAGATTTGGCAATAAACGATAGACAACAACTATCTGAGGACGAAAAGCAATTTAGAGCTGAGTTAAGGGAGACAATAGATGGCTATAAAAATGAGCTAGCTTCGTACAGGTTCGAGATAGCAAGTTTACACAAAGAGCTTTCTCAAGCAAATAGAGAAATAGGAAAATTAAGTAGAGAAGTTAATAGACTTCAACAAGTAAATCAAGAGTTGAAAGTAGAGCTAATGAGGTTCAAAAAAGATAGGAGTGAATATTAATGAATGAGGTTTTAATGTTTGGAACTGTTCTACTTCCTGTAGTAACAGCAGTAGTAGAGCTGATAAAAAAAACATTCAACATCAGAAAGAATATTGTCCCCTCAGTAAGCTTTTTTGTTGGCATTATTATTGGTGTTTTAGCTTACCCAATTGGGGATTTAGATTTAGCTTCAAGGGCTTGGGCTGGTGCAATTGCAGGATTGGCAGGTACAGGACTGTTTGAACTAGCTCATAAGCGTGAAGGATATACAAAAGAAAAATAAAAAAAGGAGATGTTTTTATGGTTAAAATTAAAAAGCAAATTGTTCCAGAGAGTGTAGTTAAAGATAAGTCATATGGTCGTCTAAATAAAAAGAAATATATTACAGTTCACACAACTGGGAATACATCCAAAGGTGCAGATGCTCAAGCACATGCAAATTTACAATCAAGAAATGGTGTAAGGGTGGCATCTTGGCATTTACAAGTTGATGACAAAGAGGCAATTCAATCATTTGATTATGATGTAAGTTGCTTCCATGCTGGAGACGGTCGTGGAGACGGTAATATGCATTCTATTGCTGTAGAAGCATGTGTTAACTCGGATGGAAATTACAAGAAAGCAATTGAAAATACAGCTAACGTTGTAGCTCAAATTGCAAAACAGGAGAATATTCCAGTAGAAAACATCAAGCAACATAATGACTGGAGTGGAAAAAATTGTCCAAGAGAAATTCGTGCAAATAAAGATGGTATTAGTTGGACAGATTTCATTAATATGGTCAAAGAAGAGATGGGTCAAAACCCATCTAAAGCTCCAGCTTCAACATCTAAAGGGTATTTAGAAAACGGAGACAAAGGCGAAGACGTAAAAGAAATGCAAGAACTCCTAATCAAAGCAGGGTTTAAATTACCTAAATTTGGTGCAGATGGTCATTTTGGAAATGAAAGTGAAGATGCCCTAAAAGCTATGCAAAAGAAAGCTAAAATTGCTGTTGATGGTTTATATGGTGCTAACTCTAAAAAAGCTTTAAAAAATATGATTGAAGATGCCAAAAAAGATAGTGACGAAGTTATCTATGTAGTTAGAGCAGGAGATTCATTATCTAAAATTGCTCAAGACTTTGGAGTGAAAACAGCAAAGATTGCTAGAGATAATAAAATTGCAAACCCTAATATCATTAGAGTTGGTCAAAAGCTTAAAATCAAAGGAAGTAAAGTCAAAAATTATGTTGTAAAATCTGGCGACTCATTAGGAAAGATTGCAGAAAAACACAACATTAGTTTAGATGAAATTAAGAAGCTTAACCCACAGGTTAAAGCTCCAAAGTATATTATTTATCCAAATCAAAATATTAGAGTAAAATAATAAAAAGAATGGAGTGTTTTTTATGGAATATGTAGGTTATGGACTGGTAGTGTTAATCGGTTTAGCAATGTATTTCTTTAGACCAAAGCAAGTATATAAATTCTTGGCAGATGCAGTTACAAACAATCTAGTTAAGAATGAAGCAGAAATTGTAAAAGGTCTCTATAATGGACTCCCTATAGATGTAAAAAAAGTAGTAACTTCAAAGCAAATTGCTATGATTGTTGCATCTGTAATTGACTTGGTTCAAAATATTATTGAAGAAACAAAAGAGTAGGCATATGCCTACTCTTTATACATATTATTTTTTAGGTGTTTTTCTTGCTTTAAAAGAGGAACATACATTACTCTTCTTGTCGTATTCTTCTCTTTCAAACCCTTCTTTAAGTTCTTTTAATATAGAGCAAGAGCCATCCCTATATCTTGAACATCCAAGTTCTTCCCCAATTTTACACCTTGTTTCAAATTCTTCCAATTGCTCTTCATTATCAAACATCCCAATATATTTAACAGGTCTAAATTTAACTTTTACTCTAGGATTCTTTTTACTGTAAAGGACTCTCACAACTCTAGGCAATACTTGACTGTCATTGTTAAATACAACTCCTTGGAGAGAATCTTGCAAAGATTTTAGGATGTTGTCAGCATCTCTACCTTTCTTGTTAAAGTAAACAACAACATCCATGTATACTTTTGTATCAGATAAAACTTCTTTGTCCCAAGTAGACTCTTTTACAGCCATAATTGCCTTAGCTCTAATCTTTGACTTAATTTCTTTACCTTTCTTTGTTAAAATTCGTTTTCCTGTAGGTTGGTATTGTTTTGTTTTCTTGTTGTAGAACGATTGGTTTATATACATTGCATTTACACTTATAGGAAGTGGTGCAACAAATGATAATTCTTCTTTCAAAATAACATCTCCCATTTAATCAATCTAGGCTGGAGGGGTAGAAAAATTAAATGGAATTTACCTACTTCTTAAGTTTTTCAATCTTTTCTTTTCTTTCCTTCTTTCGTCTTATCACCTCTTTCCAGTCATCAAAAGATTTCATCTTCTTGGGTATGAATTGACTTCCACTCTTTTTAGAGATACATACAATATTGTTCCCCTTTTTAATCATGTCAGAAACTTCTGAATATACTCCTGCAAACACAAGACCTTCTATAATTCCATCATATGGAGTCAATAGGCTAATGTAAGCAAATTGGTTATTGTTTTTATCTTTCTTTTTCTGTATATCAGTAATAGTTCCTGCCACAAGTATTTTATCTGAACCATCTTTAAATTTATCAAATGGTTTGATAATGTTTTTGTATGGGTCAAATGGATTACCATTGATGAATATTGACAATGTTTCATACTCATACATAGACTCATCATGAGAGATATACTTGTCTTTAAAGTCATTCCATTGGTTCATTTTTCTTTTTTCTTCAGACTTTTTGTAAACCTCATGTTTATATTTATTGAATGTGTCCATTCTATCCTCTTTTGTCATAGATTTAAAGTCCTCTAGTGATAAGTCTGGAATGAATTTCTGCAACTCTTTCCTAGATGGAGATGTTTTTCTCTCTTTCCACAAAGTAGGAGTGTAAATAAATTCAAAGTATCTTTTTAAAAGCTCATTTTTCTCCTGTCCAAAAGCACCAGATTTAATTAGTGCGATTGTGACTGTCTTGTCTGACTTGACTCTAGAAAGAAAGTCTTCTAAATCTTTAAATTCACCGTTTGTATTTCGTTCTTCGACAATTGTCTCTGCACTAGAGCCAACACCCTTAATTGAGCTTAGTCCAAATACAATACCTTCATCAGATATAGTGTATGCCAAATTGGATGTGTTTATATTTGGTTCTAAAACCTTTATCCCCATTCTGTTTGCCTCATCAATATACAGAGATGTATCTTCAAAGTTTCCCCTTTTATCTGTCAATAAGGCGGTTATAAACTCTTTTGGATGGTGGTTTTTTAGATAAGCCATAACAAAGGACAGAATTGCATAGCTGGCGGAATGTGATTTATTAAAGCTGTAAGTCGCTTGTGAAGCAATCAATTCCCAAGTTTCCTTTATTTGCAACTTATTCCATCCTATTTTTTTAAGACCACTAGAAAATTTGTCGTATAGTTTGTCCATCTCTTCTGGAATCTTCTTACCAATTGAGTTGTGAACAATTATATCATTCGCAATATAATTGTGGTTATCTTCAACTTCAATGTCATATACATCACAAAATTCAATGCTGTTTTCGATATTTTTTATTATTGTTGGAACATATTGGGGGAGAACACTTTCTTTTGGTGTCATTAAACAGTCACCAACTTTAAAATTTTCAATCCTGTCGAATCCATTAAGACCTAAAACGTGATGGTCTTTTGTTGAAAATATCTCATGTCCTTCTTCTGTCAAATATCTGTTTACATACTTTTTCCCATTGAAAAAAACTTTGTTAACTCTTTTTGGTTCAGATACTCCACGCTCATTGTAACTCAACACATAATCTCCAACTTTAATATCTTTTATCTTTTTCTGTGTTCCGTCAGACATGTGTACCATTGTGTCCTCACGCAGACACCTTCTGGCAACGTCTACCTCTTCTTCTGGGAATCCTGCAAGTCTAAAAACATTCAAAGCTTCTTCTTGATATAAGAGAACACCATATGTCTCATTTAAGATAGGTCTAAGGTCTTCGTGAATGTATGACACTTCTGATTCGTCTCTTTTCCCTTTGATGTAGTTGTTGTGCATTCCAAGACTCAATACAGCAGGTCTGTTTAAAGCATTTACAGCAACAACATCATTGATAGAAAATTTATCTTCTGGAATCCCCTCATACATGTCTTCAAATATTTTTCTTGGGGTTTGTGATTCCATTTGAAAAACTCCTAGTGTGTTACCTTTCGCATAAATGTTTTTTAATGTACTTATATCGTCAAATGGAATGTCAAATAAATCTTCCCACCCTTTTCCTAAAAGAGATAAAGTCTCATTTACCACGTCTAAACTCTCAAGTCCAAGATAATCAAACTTCACCAGTCCCAAGTCTTTTTCTGCATTCCCCATTTCAACTTGCATCATTACACGACCATCTTTGTTATACATAACAGGTGCATAATTTACAATGTCTTCGTTGGCAATGATGATTGCAGAAGCATGAGAACCTACAGATTTAGGTAAGTTTTGAAGTTCTTGTGCATATTCAATCCACAGTGGAAACTTTTCCTTGATTCTTCTAAGCTCACCAGATGCTTCTAAAACGTCTTCAATGTTAGAACCATCAGTGATTAGTCCAGATGCACGTTCCCTCATTGAATATGGAATCTTTCCAAAATATGGACTATCTTCGCTTTGGTCAAATACTTTCCCCAAGTCTTTAATTGCTACTTTTGGTGAGAAAGAATTAAATGTACACAAGTGTGCAACTTTTTTATTTCCAAATAAATCATCTGTTATTTTTAAGGCTTCTCCACGTTTGGCTTTTGAAATATCAATATCAACATCAGCCATTTGTCGCCTTCCTAAGTTGGCAAACCTAGAGAAATCTAAATCCCAATAAACACTATCTACATTGGTTACACCAATTAAATACAGGACTAAAGACCCAGCCGCACTCCCACGTCCCCAGCCTAATGGAATACCTTGCTTTCTAAATTCATTCATAAATTTGTGAATGATAAGGAAATAACCTGCATAATCAAGCTTTTCTAAAATGTCCATCTCATGAAGAACACGTTCTTTATAAACCTTTTGTTCTTCTTTTGTTTTTTTGTGGATTTCCCTTTCTTTCCACCCATCATTGACAAGCTTTTTTAAGTAGTCAACATCTGACTTATACTCTTTTGGGAATTCAATATGAGGCATAATTGGTGGTCTGTTTAAGTCCAATTCAATGTCTTCACATGAATCTGCTAAAGCTCCAGTATTTAAAATAGCTTGCTCTAAATCTTCTTGTCCAATTTGAGGGACTAAGGTATCATAAACCGTTTCCATATCTTGTTGGTAGCAACCAATATAAGTCTCTCCAACTTCACGACCTTTTTGACTAACTTCAATAAAACGTCTATGAATATCAAGCGTTTTTTCACTGCCATCTGGCATGTGAGCATCAAATGTCAAAATAAATTTTGTATCCGTTTCTTTTGCCAATTGAAGAATACGCTGATTCCCAATCTTTTGGTCGTGAGTATCATGTGATTGAATTTCAATGTAGAAATCGTCACCAAAAATGTCTTTATATTTTTGTAATTCTTCTTTGGCTTCTTCCCACTTTGGTTCAAACACTTCATCGTTGTCGCACGACTCTTTATGTTCACCATTGCTTTGTTTGCAACATGGACAATAGCCCTGTTGAAGCAACCTCATCAATCTACTCGCAAGGCAAGCGCTTGTTGCAATAAGACCTTCTGAGTGTTCCGATAGTAGTTCTCTATCAATACGAGGCTTACCATAGAAACCTCTTGTCGAACCCTCAGACACAACTTTGAATAAGTTTTTTAATCCTGTCTCATTTTTAGCTAACAAAAGCAAGTGGTATCGACTTGCATCTGACTCTTTATAATCCATGTCGTCTGTCTCATAAACTTCAGACCCAAAGATATACTTAATCCCCTGCTTTTTAGCTTCTTTGTATCCATCAATAAATGAATGCATATTTCCGTGTTCCGTTACAGCCACAGCCTTATAGCCCAATTCTTTTGCTTGTTTTACAATGTCTTCTGGACTCATGATTGAGTCGAGAAGCGAAAAATGCGAGTGGCAATGCAGGCTTGCAAAATTACTTGAATCTAACAATAATAATTCCTCCTTAGTATTTTATTTGGCACAATTACATTATACCATAACAAAAAGGTAAAGTCTATGATTATCTCACAAACTTTACCTTTTAATTTATTCTTGCATAGCTTTCATGTAGCAACGTCTACATAAGACTTTGTACTTTTCTTCAGCACCAATCATAACTGTATCTCCATCTGTCTGTAGTTTGCCACCAATATATCTTGCATTCATAATTCCCTCATTAGAACACTCTGTACACTCAGAACGAACCCTTTCTACAACATCTGATAATTCAACAAGTCTTTTACTTCCTTCAAAGAGTTCTCCTTTAAAGTTTGTCATAAGACCAAAAGCTTGGACGGTTACACCAATTTTGTCAACTATGATAGCTAATTCTTCAATCTGTTGCTTGTCTAAGAAGTGGGATTCATCAACAAATACAACTCTAGGCATATGATGTAAGACAATAGGCAACATTGAGTTATATTCCTTCTGTCCAACAATATAATCTGTTTCTATCTCGGTATATAAAGCACGAGATGTTACTTTGTCACTTCTTGTATCAACAGATGGTTTGAAAACTAATGTGTTTTTTCCACCGCTTTCATAGTTGTAATGTTGCATGAGTGAACTGCCCACTACTTAAATTCTTAAAATTTTAAAGTGGGGCTTCCTACTAACTCCATTCTTGTCTGCACGAATGTCATGTAGACAGAGGAATCGGATATGGGGTAGGCTCAAAAGGCAGTCCCTGCCTCATATGTTTTCTTTTACTTGGCTAATGCCAAGAGGTTCTTACTGGCATTGATGTCTCGGTCAAGGTGTTCACCACAACTAGGACAATCCCATTCTCGTATATGCAATGCCTTTTTTTCCATCTCGATGTCCACAGGCGGAACAAATCTGACTGGATGGATAGAATCTGTCCGCTTTGATAATTGTACGACCTTTTTGTTCCGCTTTATATTCAAGTTGACGGACGAATTCAAACCAACTGACATCACCAATGCTTTTTGCCAGTTTGTGGTTCTTCATCAGGTTCTTACTGGACAGCGTTTCGATTACGATGACTTGGTTTTCGTCCGTAATCTGTTTAGTTAGTTTGTGCAAGAAGTCCTTCCTTTGATTGGCAATCTTTTCGTGTTTTTTGGCGACTTAAATACGAGCTTTATTGCGGTTTTTTCCGCCTTTTTGTTTGCGAGACAAAGAACGTTGGTATTTTTTTAGTTTCTTTTCTGATTTATATAAATACTTTGGGTTATCATATTTAACGGATTCTCCTAAATCGTTCGTGGTAATCGCAAAATCAGAAATACCTAAATCAATCCCAATTTTTCTTTCGGTGATTTCCATTTCTTTCTCTTCTGATTTTACTAGAATAGAAATGAAATACTTTTCTGACTTATTCATAGAAATCGTACAAGATTTGATAACCCCATCAAACATTCTATGTTGCTTCAGTTTTACGAATCCGATTTTCGGAAGTTTGATTTTTCCGTATTCTATACGAATGTTTCCACCTTGATTGTTAGTGGTGTAGCTCGATTTCGACTTGTGCTTGGATTTGAACTTTGGAAAACCGACGGACGTGTCTCGGAAAAAGTTTTTATAAGCTCTTTCCAGATTTTGTCTAGCATTTGCCAATGCTAGACTGTCCACCTCTTTCAAAAACGGGAACTCTTTCTTGTACTTAGCAGGCGTGGTATAAAGCATTTTCTTGTTTTCTTTATAGTGGTCGATTTTGTCGCTGAGCATTTTGTTGTAAATGAATCGAGCGCAACCAAAACAATTGGAAAAATACTCTTTCTGACTTTCGGTTGGATATAGTCGATATTTGTAGGCTTTTAACATTTTATATGTCACCTCCTTTGTCATATTCTTAGTATATACTAATTAGATGAGAACATCAGTGGAAATAGTTCCCAAGTTAATCGAATTCCCAAATATCTTAGTAGAAGTGATTGATAAGTGTCAAATAAAAAATTATATCAATAGCTTTTCTGGTACAATTTATGAACTGACACAAAAAGTATTGAAAGATAGTTTTAATCTACCGCTTGACCTAAATTCATCTCCCCCCTTACCGTCTGAATGCGCCTTTTACACGCTTGAAGAGGGCGACTTCTTTCGGGAGATAATTAAATTTGCTGACTTTGCAGAATTCATACTTCCATATCTAAATATTAATTTAGCCATTATTTCTCCTCCCAATCCAAACGTCTTTCTGCTGTAGAAACAATCTTTAAATCATCAGAGTATACATTCTCAATGTGATATGAAAAATTGTGTTTTTCATTACTCTCAGACAAAATGAGGTCTGTATTCCCATGACCACCCGTTTTCACTTCTTTAACTATACGAATATACCCTTTATATTTAACAATATCACCGACTTTATATTCATATGGTTTTCTTCCAATCTGATACCAAAAAGCTCTAGATTTCTCTTGTTTAATTTCTTCACTTGTTGCATATCTTACAATATCTGCAGGGGGTAAATGGTTAGACACACCAGAATGGTAAGCTAAATTGATTGAAACAAGTTCATTCACACAAGAATTTACTTTGTGTGTAGTGTGTTCAAAATCAGACCATTCAACTGTAACCCAGTCATCTCGTTTAAATTTTGACCCTGCAATCTCATACTCACCATTGAGGATTTTTTCTAGTCGTGAATGAGAGATGTTATTCAAGATAGAGTAGTCACTGTCCCAATTCATTTCTTGAATAGCACTCAAGTTATTCAAGAGGTCACTATCAGACATTGTGCCTCTAATTTTGTTTAATTTCTTTAAAAACTCCATCTCAATCTCTTCATTTTTCTTCATTTAGAATCACTCTCTTTGTTTCAATATACTCTTTAATATCATCTGCATATTCATTTGCTTCAAACATAAGTCGTACAGCATATTCAAGCTCTTCTAGAGTTTTTACAATGATGCCATTGCCAAGTTTTATCAGACCAATGGTAAACAAGTTTCTGTATGCAAAGCTTGATTCTGTTGAGTCATAAACTAATGCTTGAATTTTATCTTTGTTTTTATTGCCCTCTTGACGAATGTCAGAAAATAAAGCAATTACTGGGATTCCAAGTGCATGTGCCACACCAATCTCTGCACTTACACCAGAGTCGATTTCACTTCCATCGAGAACTGCAATAACAAAATTAGAATCAGACAATGGTTTTAAATCCGCTTCAGCAACCTCCATTGATGAAGCATGTTGTGTCTTGTCGTTAATGTTTTCATTCTCTTGTGGAACATGTAACTCTAAATCTTTAATACTTCCTCGTAAAATTTTTGCAATCTCTTCATTCAAATAACGTTCTCCAATTGTAAACAGTGGACTTGCCAAATAACCTTTTAACATATAATTAAACAACCTTTCTGGGGAGTTTTACTCTCCAATATATTCTATTCTATCATATTCAGAGAACACAATCTCTGACCATCTTTCATTTCCAATCCAATCTTTATTAAATAATTTTATAAAGTTATCTACAACTTCACAATCACCAAGAACTTTAAAATCATCTTCATCTAGGGTGATAACATATTTTGATTTACCTAAAGTGTATTCAAATGTGAACTCACGTTTGATTAGTGTTTGTAGTAACTCTAAGTCTTTTTGCAACAATATTTCATAAGATACAATGCTTACACCATCTTCTAATTCCGTTTCCGACATGACTAAAACTTTCTCATCACCATTCACTGTCATCTTGAAGCCACTCCTCATCATCGTATTCTTCGTAAGTGTTATTGACATATTGTGGGTACACAACTACATGGCATGGTTGACCTGCAACCTTGTTAAGCTCTCTGAGTTCCCCTGTATGATATTCATCAACAAATTTAACATCATCTACATCACCAAGCCTTAAGTTGGTTAATCTTGCTTGAAACTCAACAGGCTTATTGTGGTAATCTGACTCTTGCAAGCCATGAATATCAAACTTTTGGGCTAAGTCGATATATCTATTTACTTTTGTAATCATACCTTCAACTTGAGCAAGTTCACTTTGAGAAATCCCACAGTTAAAACATGGTTCATCAACATTTTCTAAGGGGATGTTCTCACAAAACTCACAGCTATGATTGAGTGCAAGTCTACCATTGTAAAATCTTACAATACTATAATGCATTAACTCACTCCTTATTCATATTCTCTCGTGATTCTTTTAATGCTTTACCAGCCATCTCATCAGCAAGTTCATTGTAAAAGATTTTGTTATGTCCCTTTACTTTTACAAATTCAAGCTTACTTGATAGTTTCTTCTCTTTTATAATGTTAAGCAAATCTTCCCAAAGGTCTTTGTTTGCAACACCTTGACCCTTAGAGTTTTTCCAACCATTCTTCTTCCATTTTTTGTACCAACCATCATTCATACAATTGACAAGGTAAGCACTGTCAGACATAACTTTAATTGGATATTTGTTTGTCTTAACTTTTTGAAGCCCATAGATTACAGCTTTAATCTCTTCTCTTTGGTTAGTAGTCTCTTTTGATGCATGATAGCCTGTTACAACATTACTTTCATCAGCATATTCTGTCTCTATGTCAATATCTCTAAAATCACCAAACAACATGACATATCCACATCCACCTGCTCCAACATCTTTGCCATTGTTTATTGAGCTTCCGTCAGTCCATATGTGAACTTCTTTACCGACTGAAGGCTTTTTATTTGGCACTGTTTTTTCTTTTTTGTTTGATGTGCTATCTTTCTCTGTGTTATAGTTGTTAATTTCTTCCATATAGGTGTTAAACATTTTCTTTGTAAAGTTTAAGGCTTCTTTTTCATCTTCTTTAAAAGATTTTCTTAGTCCCAACATAAGCTTATCAACTTCTGAGTCATCAATATCGACCATATTATGAGACAGGATAAGCATTGTTCCTATAGCTCCAATGTAAGCTTCTTGAATTTTAGACATACATTACTTCCTCTCTATTAGATAAGTTGTGAAATCATATTCGTTATTTTCATCTTTTTCTTTTTTTAATACAGCTTTAATGTCCGCATGTTTTAATCTATATACAGGGAAGTGCCTGTCTGCATCTTTAAATACAGCATTTACAATTGTAATGTGAAGTTTAGATGCAACATCAGCAAACATATTATATATAGATTGACCACCGATGATAAAGATTTTTTCAGATGGGAACATATTGTTAATCTTCAAAATTTGGTTAACAGCATTTTCAGATATGCATGTTACACCAGACCCCTCTTTTAGTTCATCTTTGTGTTTCTTACTTATAACGATGTTTCTTCTATTTGGTAATGGCTTGCCAATACTTTTGTATGTTTCATAACCCATTACTACAGTATGACCATCTGTTACTTCTTTGAAATATTTTAAATCATCCTTTAAGCTCCACAAAAGCTTTCCGTCTTTACCGATTTCTCCTTGTTTCCCACAAGCTACAATAATCTCAATCATGATATAGCAATCTCCGCTTTTAAGTCTCCACTGTGCTTATAATCAATTAAATCAAAGTCTTCAATTCGGAAGTCCTCAAAGTTTTTAACTTCTGGATTAATCCATAATTTTGGTGCAGGATGTTGTTCACGTTCCATTTGTTCTTTTGCAAGGTCAATGTGTCGGTCATAAATATGAACATCCCCCATATAGAAGATAAATTCTCCTAATTCATAACCAGTCACCTGTGCAATCATACGATGTAAAACACTGTATTGTGTAACATTAAATGGATTGCCTAAAATTACATCACTACTTCTAGCTCTTACTTCTAGATGCAACTTTCCACCTTTTACATGCCATTGGGTCAAATGAACACATGGTGGCAACATCATTCTATCCAAATCTCTAACATTCCAAATCTCTGTAACATGACGTCTAGAATGAGGCTTGTTTTTTAACCCCCAAATTAATTGGTCAACTTGGTCAGCACCCATGTTGAAAACTCCAAGCTTTGTTTCTACAGGAATTGTTGAGTGAATCTCTCCAAGTTGGTGTCCATATGCTAAACCAATAGTACCTTGTTTATTTTCCCATTCATCCCAAACAGATTTGTTTTTTCCACCATTAAATGTCATGTTTAAGTTTCTTAAGTCTTGTACAACATTTGAGCGCATATTCCAAATCCAAAGCATCTCTGCAATAGCTGTCTTCCATGCAACACGCTTTGTTGTAAGGATAGGAATCTCTGAATTGTCAAATCGGAATTGTCTCCCAATTAAAGACTTGGTGTAAGCAGGTGTTCCATCTTTCCATTTTGCATCTGTATATTCACCCTCGTTTGAATAACCATTTTCAAGAATATCTTTTAATAGTGCATCATATTGAACGTCATATTGACTCATGTTTTTCAACTCCTAATCTATTTGTTCCCAGATTATCTGGTAAACTTTTCCTCTTTTTTGAATCCATTCAGTCCCACAATTCATACAATATGAATTTTTATTTGTTGAGTGACTTTTTACACTCGCTGGATTCGCTATATTATCATTTAGTCTTAAGTCATTAACCCTCTTGCTTTTACAATTGGGACAGACATCAAAGCTGTCCCAATTGATTTCTAATAGTTCTTCATCTGTTGTCATAAACTAGTCCTCTTCTACCTCAATAATGTCGCTAAGAACTTGTGGTGATGGGTAAAGTTTTGTTGCTTTGTCTAGGTCAAGGAATACATTGTATGGGTCAGCTAAATCTTCACGAGTAAACCCTTTTTCTTCAATTTCATCACCAAAAGTCTCATAATCCAGAATTGCTAAAGCAATATGAATTGTATTCAACTCTTCATTCGTCACCATCAATTTGTTCTTCTTGTTACCTTTGTTTTTTGTCACGCTTGCCATTATACCACTTCCCCTTTTGTTGTAGCTACCATCATGGCAACTTCTCTTAGTTTTCTCATTCTAATAACACTTTCTTCTGTTGGTAAAAACTCCCCATTGCTTTGAATCAAACGTCTTGAGCGAACAATTGACTCTGGTGGTGTTGAGAGGAGAACAAATGCTTTAACACTCATCTTCCCCTCAGACATGTTAATATTGTCAAACTTTTCCCAATATTTTACCATAAGTTCTTTATCTGAATTTCTAGCTTCAACACTGTTTGATAATATATGTTTAACATTTTCAACAATAGTTTTACTCATGCCATCCCTCCTTATTTGTTTGAGCTTCCTAATGCACCAGTTCCACGTTTAGATGGAATCTTTTGTAAATCTTCGTAAGAAATCTCTTTAATATTCGTCTTTGGAACAGGTAGTAGTAGCATTTGTGCAATAGCTTTAGAGTAAGGATATAAGATTCTGTCCTCATGCTTTTCTACTTGGTCTACAGATTTTGTAATCACAATACGCTTGTCTGATGTGTTATTGATAGGAACAAAAATCTCACCTCGGAATGATGAGTCGATAATTCCTGCTCGGACAGACATTGCTTTAGTCCCTGTTGAGCCACGCTCTTTAACTACAAGAACCCAGTCATCTGTAATTGAAGTTGCAATCCCAGTGCCAATCATGGCAACTTCATTTGGCATAATCACAACCTCATCTTCCTCAAAACAAGCATAAACATCATAGCCTGCATCTTCATTCTCTTTACTTGGAATGACAGCATCATATCTTGTCTTTGCAATTAAAATTGTTGGTCGAGGAGTGTGATTTTTACTACCAAATGTTTTTTCTAAGTCTTTCAACTCAACCTTTTTGTTAAGCTTTGTGTTCTCATCAACTTTGATTTCAACTTCAGCCTTAAACTCTTTTTTATTTGGGTTGATAATAAGTTCTTTTACAATTCCTGCTTTCTTTTCGCTCTTTACCCAAACTTTTTCACCTTTTTTAAAATATTGTTTTTTCATTTTATCCTCCTGTTTTGCTTGTTTTTTACTACTCTTTTAGTATAGCGAAATGCCAAACAAAAGTCAACCTTTTATTTGGCATTTATTAAAAATTTTATTTGAAACTTGTATTAGTTATGACTTGGCTCATCTTTGTCATCTCTAAACCCTTTAAATACAGGAAATCTCAATGATAACTTGCCATCTTCATTCTGTGATTCCTCAAAGTAGGACACTTCAACAATTCTTCCAACTAATTCATCTGCATATCGGAAGAGAATTATACGCTCTTCATCAGACAGTCCAGAGCCAACACGTAAAGGGTTTCCTTTGTAGTCAACAACAAGATAACCTAGCATGTCCCTGTATTTCCCCTCACCTTCTCCATATCCAGTTATTTCTAAATCAACCGTATGGAACACTTTAACCTTTAGCAAGTCGTCTGTACGTTTTGTTTTGTAAAGACCATCATTTTTGTTAATCATAATACCTTCTTTCTGGTCAAGGACTGCTTCTCTAAGGTAAAAATCAATCATTGATTTGTCACTGCCAGAATACAGAACTGGTGTTACTTCAATGTTTTCTTCTGTAAACATTGCTTCTAAAATTGTTCTTCGACTTTCATAATCTAGTGTGGATTCACCAGCTTCAAATTCTACCAATGGAATCATATCAAAAAGAATGTGCTTAACATTCTTTTTCTCTCCATCTTTACGGACAACCTTTTGTGTCTTTCTGAAGAGTTCATCGCTTGGTAGGTCTTCATTCAGTAATAGTTCACCATCATAAGCGTAACCATTTGGCATAATTTCATAACTCGTTTCCAATTCTGTTAGACCTAAAATTGGCTTTCCTTGACGTGTAAAGAATTTTACATCACCACTGTCCAACTTTAAAGCAATGCATCGGATTCCATCAAGCTTTGTTGTCAAAGTAAAGCTGTCAAGGTTATGTTTGTCTTCCTCATATTTTTTAGCAAGCATGACTTCAATCTTTTTGACAGTGCCTTTGCCATATACTTTATTTAAAGTTTTAACAGTGACTCCAATTTTAAGCTGTTTGCAAAACAATTGAGATAAGGTCTCTTGTAGGTTGTCATAGTCATCTTCTAAATCTTGAAGGAAGCTTGTAACGACTATAACGTCATTATCACTACCTGTATTATTAACTCTTAGGTAGTCTATAACTTCAAGAATACCTCCCATGCCATTTTCTTTTTCTGACTTGTCAATAAATTTTGACAACTTCTTTGTTTTGATACCTGTTGTGATTGAATCGTCTAGCAAGAATTCAATCATCTGTCTAAATTCTTGATGATGTTGATGCTCTTTTAAGATTGTCTCTTTGTCATTTCTTGATGATGTGCTTTTAATCTCATCTAAAATCATAATAGCTTCTAGTTCATTTTTGTTTAAATTCAAAATAACCTCTCCTTTTTCTCCATTTTCTACCAACGAAATAAAATCCATCTTTTATTTACAAAATCACACATGTTTGACCCAGTAAATCACTGGGTCAAAATTTTGGTTTTTTCCAAAAAGATAAAATTCGCTTGCGTTTTTCAGCCTGTTTGCTGAGTTTTTGTAATTTTTGATTCAAATCCCCATTTTTTTGATACAATTCTTGACATTTTTTATTCTGCTTGTTTAATTCACTTATAATTCTTTCTTCAAGGTCACACAGCTCATGATAAGTCAAGACTATCTCTTTTTCGTCATAACGTGAAATTGCAGGCTCAAGATAAACCACTGTTTCTAAATATGGCTCATTATGCTTTGGAGCGATATGAAATGATTCAATATTTTTTACAAAGTAATTTGTAGTTGAACCATCATCTTCTACAACTTTTATTTTGTCTCTAACCTTTAAATTGTCAGAGTCAATATTCAATTTTATCTCATTTTCTTCAACATGTGATTCATACAGATTTACATGATGTGAGTCGGACAGATTTACAGCATATGAGTTGCGAACTAATATGTGTGGTGGGTTTTCGTAAATATTAGGACTAAATTTTAACTCTACACTCTCGACAATAAATTTTGTTTTTTCCATAATTTTACCACCTTTTAATTGTTTTATTTTTTCACCCGAACAGCTCATTAATTTTAGCTAATTCTTTTTTATAATCATCTTCTGCGTAAGAAATAAGGTCTTCTTTTGTATCGAGTGTAACACATCCGCCTGTTGGTTCGTCCCAATCTCCTCCGAACTTATCAAAGCTAAAATAGTCAATTTTGCCACTGGTGAAATCCTCTTTATTATCTAAGGCATCATCGTAGCCAAAAGTTTCAAAAATGCCCTCACGTTCTTCTTTTGTATTGTTAATAATATATCTATCAAACAACTCTTCGCCATCACCTTTGCCATAAGTATGATAAATGCTAACTGCTACTTTCCCCATAACTTTCCCTCCTCATTAAAAATAGAATGTTCACATATTTTTACTATACAAACATTCTATCATAACTTCACTCACAATGGAAGCATTTTTTATATTTATTTTAGCATTTTATAAAACACCCAGTTCTTCAAGCTTTTCTCTTAATTCAAAATTTTCACTTCCTAGCATCTCAAGTTCACTTTCTAAACTATCAATCTCTTGAGTCATTTCTTCTCTCTCTTTTTCCGCTTCTTCAAACTTATCACCAATATCATTTAGCATGTAAGCCAAATCTCCAAAGTCGTTAATTGCATAATCTCGAAAATCAAAATATTTAGGCATATTATTTCTCCTTCCCAAAACTAAGGTCTGTATAATTTGAATGTATGTTGAAAAACGTAGCTTTTTCTAAAGATTTTTCTTCTTTTTTAATGTAAAATTTCTTATTGAAATCTATAATATCGGCAGGAATGAAGTCACCTGTAGTTACGCTATGGTACTTTGACTCGCCTTCATATTTGCAATAAACTTCAAAGCTTTTATTAAAGAAAAATTCATATGCTCTGACAGGAGATACTTCAATATACTCTTGTTCTATCTCATAACCGTCAAAAATGGCTCTAATAAGCCTTTCTCTATTTTCATAAACATAGTCAAAATATTCTATAGGCATCTCTTTGTCTTCTCCATCATGGAAAAGAAATCCAAAACCTATTCTGGAAATGTAATAAAGTCTTATATCATCACTTCCTCTCCACGATTCTTCAAAACTCTTATACCATTCATCAAACCATTTTGGGACTTTTACTTTTTCACTCATCACCCATTCTCCCTTTCATCTTTTAATAATTCTTCTAAAATAATAATCTGTTCTGGTGTCATTCTATGACAAACATCCATCAATTACTAAGATGACATTATTTTGGTCAAGTTGTTTTAAAACCTCTTTAGCCCAAACGAGACTACCATCTTTTTTTAGTGCTTGAGCGTGTTTTACACAAGCGTATTTCTCAGAAACGACTGCAACTGTTGCCAAGAAATTCTGTTCGTCATCAATGTCTAAAACAACCTCTTTGTAAATCTTCATAAAATCCTCTGCACTATCAGCTTTGCCTAAAGCGTAATACGGTTCATTAGCTTCAAAATAATACATTTTAAATTTCCTCCCTTAATATGTCAATGCATCTTCACGATAAACCGTTTTACCCTTCAAAAGATAACCCATTACTCATGTCTCCACAACTTTAAAATAGAAAATCCTAAATCTTTTTCTTGTTCAGTCGGTCTATTAACACCATCAATATGAACACCAAGCAAAGATAAAGACATTTTCATTGTGTCTACAACCCTTTTATAGTGTTGTCGCATAGGCTCATTCCCTTGCACTTCTGCATTCAACATCTTTTGGTATTCTTTATTGTATTTTTCAGCAAACATTTTAACTTGCTTCTCTGTTGTGCTAACTTTATAATATCTCATTATGTCCTCCTTAAATGCTCCAACTTCCGTATGACCATGTAACAAAATCTTCACCACAATCTCCACAATAAACAGTATACTCAACCAAAAATCTACCATCTTCATAATGATGATTTTTGTCATATAGGTCATCACTACCACAATTTGGACATATAAGTGGTGTGCCATCTTTTTCGATGTAACCTTTGTCTAACATTTTTGTATACTCTTCTTTGTACTTATCTTCCATTTTACTCACTCCAAGTTTTAATATAAATTTCCTCAAGGGCTTCTATTGCATCTTCAAAATCCTTTTCTTCTACTTTAATAACTTTAAGTTTTTTGTAATATTTTTCTTTCAATTCTTCTAGTTGTCTACCAAATACTTCGCTAAAAATGTACCAATTTTTCTTTGCGTTCAAATTTAGCTGTTCGATAATTTCGTCTTCATTGTCTGAATCATCAATAGCAATCTCAAAAAAATTTTCAAAATATCCATAACTTTCTTCCATTTCTTCTATCAATTCATTTATTTTAACTTGATTCATTTTTTCTAAATAAGAGTCATTGATTAATTCAACATCTAGGTCTCCATAAACCTCTGAATATTTTCCTTCAATCTCTCCAAGGTAAACAGTATCTGAATAAACAACGTGTTCCTTACCATCTCTTAGGAAATCAAATTCAAGCATGTCACAAAATTCTTTTGGCAAAATAATTGTGGCATCAATCTCTGTATTACTATAATAGCCAGAGTATCCCACATGTAGTTTTAAATATTGTTTATTTGTCATTTTACATTCTCCTTTTATTTTAATATTAGATTAAAACCATTGCACGTATGGACTCCACTTGTATTCTGTACTTTTTGAAACAACCATAGTCAGTTCAGTCTTTCTAAGCATAATGAAGATAACAACCTCTGAAAGATTATGAAAATTATCTTCATAAAAATCACCATGAGGCTTCTCGAACTTCATTTCTGAGTCAACCATCAAGTTAGAAAATCTCATACCACGTTTGTGGTGCGCTTGCATTGTATCTTCTACAACAAATCCAACAATGTTCATATTTTTCCCAAGAGAGATGACTTCAACATCTCCTTGGTTGTATACTCCGACAACTTTCTCACCCATTGTTTTAATTATGTCGTCCATCTTTTTCCGCAACCTGTAGCTAGAATTGCTTATAACTCCAATCTCACCATTCATGGTCTCACCTACCAAAATCTAAGTTTTTTGTAACTTTCTCTTTCTAGTTCTTCATTTTCTTTTTCTAGTTTTTCATTTCTTTTTCTTAAATCTTTGTTTTTCTCTCTAAATAACTTCACATCTTTCTCCAAGTCACTAATGTAATGATTCACCTCTTCAAAAGATTTCCAAATATACTCTAAACTTTCTCGACTAATTTCAAAATCATCATCCATTTCACTATTTATTGGTTCAACATCAATGGCAGATAGTTTTAAATTGTTATCTTTGTTTCCTTGGAGAATAAAATTTTTATGATTTATAATCTTGTATTCCTCTCCATATACATTGATAATATAACCAACTTCAAGTAAATCACCATTTGTAGGTCTATCCGTTTCAAAATATCCATCAAGTTTTTTACTTTGAAAGGAATTTTCTAAAGATAAGTGTATCCTAAATGTATTGTCATAAATATCTCTTTCAACTACTGGCTTAATCAGCTTGACTGGCTGTCGGACAAATATTTCTGCTTTCATGTTAATCACTCCTCTAAATAAAATTTAACTTTTATCCATCTAATAATTGACTAATACACCTTTTTGCTCTGCCCAGTAAACAAACTCTACCCAAGTGCAAAGACCATTATAATCTTCCATAACCCCACTTACTAGTAATTCATTAGTATCAAAGCATACCAAAGTTGCACGGTCTTTTCTTAATTCAAAGCAATACTCTGCATCTTCATCAATAAATGCATAAATTGTCGGGTCAGAAAAGTTAATATTTACAATATCTTTTACATTAATTTCTATTATTTTTCTATACATTTTATTACCCCCTCTACACCTTTGTGATTGTCATATTATTAACGACAATTTTTTTCGCCATCTTTTCTGCACAACCCTGACAGATATTAGGTACGGCTGTATTCTCCCACCATTCTTCTTTCTCACAAAAGGCACAAGTGAAAGCCGTTATAGAACTTCCGCCAACCCCGCTTCTCGAATGTTGAATAGCATGAGCTAGTTTTTTGATATCATAAGGCGATTCATGAATGGTTATTCGTTCTTCTAGGTCATAACATAGAGTTCGTTGAACACTTTCATCAAGTGCTTGCACCTCTTTCCATGTCAATTCTTTCCCAAACGTTTCTTTTAACAACTCACGGTAAATGGGCATATTCCCCTTTTTGTGTTGTGCAAGTAGACTAACATAAGGTTGTATCATTGTTTCTCTCCTTTTCTAGTAATCAGATACTCGGTCAAAGAAATTGGTTACAAACGAAATTAATTTATCGACATCATCGGTCGTTGTCTCATCATCAACAATAAAACTTGTATTTTATTTGAAATCTTATGCTTGATAAAAACGTTTTAAACGCTGTAATTCCTTAACAACATCTACACCACTATCGTACAAAGTTGCACTTAATTTAGAAATTTCTCCAATTTGATAACTGCCGATAGCATGATTCTCAACTGAACCATTAATCTTTTTCTGGTCTTCATCAAACAGAACTTTTTCTCTCATCTCTCTTCACCTACTCTTAATGAAACTTTCCACCTACTTAATAACTTTCAAATCATCTTCACCAAAAAATAAAACATCATCATCATATCCATCTACATCAACAGCATATTTTTGTTCTGGTGGACGAAAATCATTAACACTAACAACTGTCCCTAAATGTGTTGCTCGTTTTTGATTGTTGTAAATTGCAACTCTATCGTGTACTTCAATTAAGTCTGAATCAATATCATTGTCAACATTGTTCAAAATTTCTGGGAAACTATCAATAATAGCTGATTTGATAATATTTTCTCTGCCTGTGTTTATAGATGAATCGCCATTCATTGGCACACTGCTTGATTTTAAAGTTTTTTCTACCCATTCTCTATCTCCAACATACTCAAGAATTCTTAGTACTCTCACTTTTTCTTTTGTCATAATTAATTGTCTCCTTTGTCTTTTATTTTGTCTAAAAAAATAACTCCACCCTTACCATCTACTGCATCAACAACTTCAAGTCCGACACTTTTTAGCAATTCAACAAATTCTTCTATTGTTAAACTATCAAAGAAATCTTTAGCTTCACCCTTATAATCTTCCACTCCAATATTCTTCCCATATCTCTAGATAGAGAGCTTCCGTCTCCTTATGACACTCATCACAAAGAAAAAAATAATTACTAATCTCATCAGTATATGCACAACTTTGATGTTCTAGATGTCCTTTGCTTTTACATCTTGAGCATCTACGTAAAACAACTCTTTCTAGTATATATTTTAGCACTTGTCTATTACTTTGTAAAGAGTTTTTTCTAATGTTTCTAATCATTCTTTTATGGAATAAATATTCGATACGAATTTTCTCTTTAAACATTTTAAATTTCCTTTTTATTCTCTTTGCCAACTTCGACATTTGCAAAGTTCGCCTCCTTAACCATCAAGCAAAACATTTTTTCATAGTCAGACAGCTCTCGACCTGCAATTGTCTCCATTGTTTTAATGAATTCTTGGTCTGTCATAGTAGTTTAAGCTCCTTAATCCAGTCTGGCTTATCATCTTCTGTCCAACTATACATCCCAAAGTTAACACATGTTAACGTATCTGGCTCTAATTGTGTATAACCTTTATCTCGAATGGCTAAATACCCACCTTCTTCAAGCTCTTCAAGTTTTTCTTGTGGGCATTTAAGAATGATTTTTTTCTGGTCGTTTTCCATATAATCTGCTAATTCTTCTACCCCATAATCCAATGCAAAGTTGTACATAAATGATGCTACAGCGTGTCCTACTTGACCTGCAAGCTTACCTTTCCCAATTTTAATATCTTGATTTACTAAAATATACATTTTCCAATCCATTTTTATCACTCCTCAATATTTTCAATAAATTTTATTAACCTTTCATAACTTGGACTTCTTAATGCTGTCATAGCATACGTATGGGCTTTATTTGTATGATTATAACCATATCGCTCCAAATACCCTTTTGCTTCTTTTTTGGTTAAAAATAATGTATTAGGCACAATATATGATTCTTGCTTTGTGTAGATAATTTCCATATTCTCTTCGTCACCAACCAGCGCAAACAAATCCTCTATGTCTGAGTCAGTGAGACAATTACTTGATTTTATTTTATCTATACATTCACGTATTTCCTCTAAGCAGTTTTCACGAAAGACACCATCTTCGATTGCCTCTTCAACATCCTCAATATAATCTTCCACACTGTCAAATTTGTGACAAGCGTGGTTATCATACAACCTAACATCATTATGAAATCCTTCCGCTGTTACCTCGTCTCTATAGTCCATAATAACCCAAAACCTTGGACTTGCTTGATAATCATGTTCTCCATTAATCATCTCGTCTTTAAGCTGTTGTAGAAACTCTTTGTCTTCTGTTTTCACACTATCCCTCCTTATGAACTAATGTGGACTACAATGCACGGTGTCCATTCTATCTTGTCTATCATTTTTTGTGCTTCTTTGTCTATCAAGTCAATTTCATACTCTGAAACATCATCAAATGGGCTATACTCTTCTAAAAAAATATTTTCGCTCCATTCTTCAAACAGTTCATCTTCTTCATCTTTAAACCAAACTCTATCATCTGGAGCATAATACTCTATTAGTTCAAACCATGAGATTGTCCCCATAGTTAAATCATAATCTGACTCAGAGTATGGATACATGAAGATTAACTCATGTTCTGGATTGTCTAAAATTAATTTTGCTAACTCTTCTTTTTTACTCATGACTCATTCACCTTCTCATATAAATCTGTACGGACAGTTTTATCACCATACACAATATTAATTGCGTAATTAATATACTTCTTCTCTGCCCAATGTGGCTCCTTCCCAAATTCTAAAGGAATGCCATAACCTTCGATAAATTCGTTCCCATGCTTGGATAAGTATTCTGAAATGTATTCTGCATGTTCTTCTAGTGTGTCAAAATCAAAAAATGTATCTTTAAAATCTTTTAGCCATTCATCATTCATAACATTATCGTCAAACTCAATGGTAAACTCATCAGTTCTTTCTATTTCACACTTAAACTTTATCATTGTATACTCCTTCTTAAAAATTATTCCTTAAGTATTCCTTAATTTCTTCAATCGCATCCTTATCAGACAAATTAAATTTTTCATTTGAAATTATAGTTTCAGAAATTGTTACTATAGCTTGATAATGTCTGATAAAATACCATTCTAATTCAGTTTTGTTTTCTTTCTTTTTTAATTCTCTATATAGGTTTAGGCTCATTTTGTTAGCCCCTCTAACAATTCGTCATCTTCCCAAATGTTCCCAACGACTTCTACTTCATCATTTATCTCACCTAAAAATTGAGTAAATGTTTCAGTTTCCCAAAAATACGACCCATCTTCAAAAACAACTTTACCAATCTCTTCATTGTGTCTATCTATTAATATATCACCTTCATATATTTCAACAACATTAACATCTTTAAGCTCTGTAAATTGCATTAGTTCAATTGCTCCCAATGGCATAGGGAAGTTCTTGCCCCTTAAAAACCATTTATTTTGCGAAAAACCATATACCTCATACATTTTCTTGTCTGCTTTGTGCCATGCTCTAAACTTAATATTTCTTTGCATTCCGTCACAACCTTTCGTCACAATATTTATTTAACTGTTTGATAACCTCTCAATCTCATTTAAAACTTCTCTTTCGCCTAAATACTTAATTGACCCATCGTCATTAAAATACAAATTATCTGTGTCTGTAGACTCGATTACAATCTTTTTGATTTGCTCAATCTTTTCTGCCTGTTCAATGAGCCAATTCACATGCTCTTTCTTTAAATTAAAATCGTACTCATAATCCACATATCTATCTTTAATATCTTCTAGATTCACTATCCTTCTCTCCTGTTCTAAAGTCTATTTTTGAATATTTTTGAAGAATGTCTTTAGCTCTTTTTGACTTGTTTTTAGCCTTGTTGTTAGACAATTCTTCTAATAATACCCAAACATCATTAGGCAATTTAGGATTTAATTCTTCATTGTCTTCGCATAAACCTTTTAAAATAATTGTTTTAACCTGTTCCTCAGTGTATACCCTAACTCCATGTTTTAAGTATTTTCCCTCAACCCCCTCGTTCTCCACCAGAAATGACTGCTTTTTCAACTGGTTCACCTGTCGTGTAATCAAGATTGCTGTATGAATGAAAATAAATCCTACCTAATGCTTTCATTCCTAAAGGTTCTTTTATATCTAATACAGAATATCTATCTTCATCAACAAGGTATTCATCATCTATTACCAGACAGTCATTACTATAGTCGTACCGTATAGCTTCTTTATTGGTTATAATCATTTCTTCATCTCCTCTTCTTTTCTGTTTATTGCATATTCTAAAAACATCCTAAAATCCACGCCTTGCTTTACACATTCTGATTCCAGTAGCTCCACTGACATAGTGACAAAGTTACCTTCCCCTAATAAACTAACATATTCTTGGTCAAACGTTCCTTGTTCAGCTTTCAGATAGATATTTTCAAATTTATTAATCATTTATCCATCTCCTCAACCCATACTCTCCATCTCGTAGTGCCGATTCCAAAAATAAAATCATCCATCGTACTCGATTCTTTAATCCTTCTTTTTAATACAGTTCTTTCCTTTTCAGCTCTTTTTGATGCACTTATATTTCCTAGTCGTTTCAATATGCCTTGCTTAACCCTGCCAAAGTCATTATATTCCACTTTATATTCTTCTGTTATCATTCCATATTGAATAAATATTTTCATTTTTCTCTCCTTCTACACTACTCTTTTACCTACCAGATAATTCACGTTCAATTTCCAATGTTAACTTATTTAATAGAACCCTGTGCCGATTGAACTCTGTTGCATTTGGTAGCTTCCATGGATAGTAAACATTGTGAACGCCTTCGTTTTCTTCTCTCCATTTGTCATATTGGTTCTTTAATTCAATCTGTTCTTTCATTCCACCTAGATGATAGTTAAATAAGTCTTGTTTGTTCAATGGTTTCATCTCGCTTTCTTTTAAGTTAAGTTAATCATACTATTTATTTTGGCAGGTGTCAACTGTTTTGTTGAAATAAAAATAAAAAAAATACAGCCCACAATCTGGACTGTATTTTTCAGTTAAAACTTTTTATAAAACTTTATTTCATTCTCTTCTCGTGTCTCTTCGATAGCCATAGATAAAAGTTTTTTATCTAAAGTGTGCAATATTTCATCAAATGAAATATAAAACATTCCTAATGGTGTTCCATTGTCAACAATTTCATCTACAACTTCTGTGACACTTAATTCATATTGGACATCAGTGTTCCAATTGTTCATCATGAAGGCAACAATGTACTCTCTTTGGTTATTTATAATCCAAGTGTCAGCAAAGTCTAAATAATTACTCTCTGCTCGTCTCCCAATATAATATAATGATTCAATTAACCTTAACTCATTCTCTTTGCATGTATTGATGTACATTCCAACTTCACTGGGAATTGTTACAACCCTATATTCTTTATCAAATTGATTTTTAATTGAGTCAGACAAATTCGTCTTGTTGTCAAAAAATCTTCTTAATACTCGCCCTTCAATTTCAAAATCTTTATCTTCAGATAGGAAAACATCTGTCTTACCCTTTTGAGCATCTATCATAAAGTACAACCCTTCTTTAAAGAAGTTTTCTGAATTTGACTTCAATCTAAAAGGAATATTGTTATCAAACCACTCTTGTAGAATCTTTTCAAATTCTTCGGGTTGTTTGTGTCCCCACGCATAAGCAAGCTCTGTAAAGTTCTCTTCCGCAACTAGACCATCAACAAGCGCTCTATCATATCCCATTATTTTGTCCATAAAAACATCTCCTTTACTCTACAACAATTGCATCTGCACCTTGTACTTCAACCCATCCAAATTTTTGTCTGGCTTCCATCTCCATCTTCTTAAGCAATTCTGGTGTAATTGACTCTTGAATTAATTTGTTTGACTCTGCTGTCCCTTTTGCTTGAGCAATCTCTGCCTCCGCTTGACCCTCAGCCTCAACCAACTTGCGTTTAGCTTCTTCTTCTGCTTGTTGTGTTTCTACACGTAAGGCTTCAAGCTTTTGCTGTGCATCAACAACACGTTGGATAGCTTCTTGAGTTTGTGGGTCTGGTGTAGGTGTTCCAATTACAAAATCACTGACCACAAAACCATATTTTGCAATCTCATCTGTAAAATGTTGTGAGATTGCTGTCTGAATCTCCCCACGATTTTGGAAGATTTCTAAAATCGTATACTTAGATGTCACTTCAAGTGCAGAATCTTTGGCTCGTGATAATAAAAATGACTGTTCAATATCTGTTGATGTTGCACCTTTAAACTTATTAAAGATATTAACGACTTCTTGTGGGTCGTTGCTGTAGTTAAAATTCAATTCCATTGATAATGGCTTACCATCTCGTGTTGCTAGAGGAACATTCTCGAAAGTGACTGTCTCTAATGCAACAGGGTATTCAGTAACTTTCTCCCAAGGCTTCACAAAATGGACACCTTGTGTTTTAACTTCTCCTTGAACACCACCATTTGCAGAATAAACAACTCCAACATGACCTTGTTTAACTGTTGTCAATGACATAAAGAATAATACTACTCCAATTAATAATACTACACCTAATCCAATTGCCCACTTAATCCGCTTATCGTACATTTTCATCATCCTTTTCCTCTAATTTTTCTTTGTTGAACTTATCAAACTTTTGGCTAGCTTTGTCATGAACCTCTAGTTGAATTAGTGCTAACCAAAAGATGGCAACTACAAATACTATAAAAGCTACAAATGTGAGTCCTAGAAACATTTTTCTTTCACTTCTTTCTCTACAAGCTCAATCAGTCTTTGAGTTGATGCATGAAAATCAAGATATAAATATAATGATTTTGAAGCGAAAAATGGGTCTACATAATTCTTTTCCCAAGAAGTAATAATTGGAATGTCGTACTCACTAGCGATTGAACATTCCCAAGATGCTCCTAATCCACTTGGATTGTTGTATGCCATGTGACAAAATACAATGTCTGCTTCTTTGACTTTGTTTAAATCCCAGTTAACAAAATCATCCATACTTGATTGAGGCGCTTTACGTGGGTCGATATATTCGATATGTTTATGCTCTGGCATATCGTCTTGCCATCCAGAGAACATGTCTCCAGACAGATAAACCTTTAGTTTGTTCTTCTTTTTATTTTTTGGTGTTTTATTTAGAAATTTCTCTTTATATGCTTCAGAATATAGCATGTTATTGTTTAAAGCATAAGTGAAAATCTCTTCAACAAAAGGGTAGTCCTCATTTTTTTCAATGCTATCATCACCAGATGAAATTTTAGAAGGGTTATCCACTAGAGTTAGTCTCTCAAGGAATTCATCTATACTAAAACCTTTTGTTAAATTTGCATCAAATGATACATCTTTTGCATCTGCCTCAAATAATATATTGTCATTTTCGCTAAAACTTAGCTTCGTTAACCCTTTAATAAAATCTGTATTCATTAAAATGTTCCTTCTTTCTCTTTAAAATAGTTTCTAAAATCAATAATTGACATTGACTTCAGTTCTTCTTTGTTTATGTTCTCAAATTCATTGATAATCCATTTTGTAGCAAGTCTATTATGAGTTCTTTCATATAGTGAATCTATATTCAAATTTCCTTTTGCATACATATCTTTTGCTGTCCTAATCTGCTTCCAAAAATTATAGTATGGCATCTTAATTTTAAACATAAACCCTTTGCTGTCTTCAATGACATATCCCTCAATTTTCTTAGTTGTTTGGGTCATTTCTCTTTTGTACCAACTATGATACTGTTCATAACTACCAAAGATAGCAAGTAATTTTTTACAATTCCAACCCATAATACCTGCAAGAGTTGTTACAGATTCAGACAAACTATAATCTCCATCCGCTTTTCCATAAGGCTCTTTGCTAAAATCAATATCACGTTTAATAATATCGAGTAAGATTATATCCTCTTCTGAATACTCTATGATGTGTGGGTCATTAAATGAAATTACTTCAAACGTTAAAGATGAATTATGCTCTTTTAAATAATTCTTAATATAATATCGTGACATTTCTGTTGTTTTTTTGTAAAATAATTCTTTAAACCATTTTGCATGAGGACTATTCGTTTGTGATTTTGATGCAAATACAAGCTCATCTTTTTCACTATTATATCCAAGAAGACCAAGGTATCCATTTGGTTTTTCATATACACGAACAGGAAATTTTAAACCTCTTTTTAGGTTTTCCTCTTTTGTAGACTCAACCTCATTTATATTGAAAAACTTGTCGTAACCCCTTGCCACAATCTCATTACAGTGGGTGTTTATAAATAATCCTCTTGCCTTTACTGTCAAGTCATTCCAAACACCTTTTTTAAATGCCTTTCTAGTAAAATTAAAAGAGCTGATGTTGTCACCCAGTTGTTTTTCTTGAATAAAATTGTTGTTTCTCATTTTATCAACTAGATTTTCTTCATCTGTTTTTACCTCGTTTTTTGATTCTACTTGGCTATCGTATTCTTCACAATATTGAAAAACAAGACCATGCTCGTTCTTATATAGTGTGTATACTCGCAAATCTCCACCAGATTCGACACCACCCTCTAAATTGACAGATTTCTTTCCTGCCACAATAGGGTGTTCAAAAGTATTTCGATGACCATGTATCTGCAAAATGTTTGAATTACTTTCTGACCAATTCTTGTCAATATCTAAACTGTAATCTCCAACACCTCTAATGAATTGAACAGAGGGAATCATGGACATTGATACCATTGGGTTGTTAGAAAGTCCTCCATGTGAGACAAAAACTTTTACGTTATCTCCATCGTCATCTCCAAAAGTGTAATGAACATAATCTTTAAAGTGTCTCATTGCATGTCTAATTTTCCTTTTCATTTCAACAATCTCTTTGTCGGACAGCCCTTCTTCAATTTGAGGGATTGTACTCTCTTTGAACACTCTATTCTTAATTAAATCTGGTCTGTTGTTAGCATAGTAGTTCATTGGAGTATCATGATTTCCTTCGATAAAAACAACATTGTCCTTGTAATAGTTGTTCAACATAAAGTTTAAAACTTCCTTATTTTGTTCTCCTCTGTCAAATAAATCCCCAGTAAAGATATAGAGGTGTTCTGGATTTAAAAATTCACCAACAAAATTCATAAGTGTATCATAACAACCATGTATATCCCCAATATGGTGAATTTCCTCCCAATTGTTATAGTTGAATCTCTTACTTCCAATGATGGACTCGTGGAAATCTTCTTCCTTTATTACATTTGCCCAGCTTGGAATCTCCCAAGATTGTTGTTTAAAGTGCATTTTTTCGATTACATGCTCGGGAACAAACTTAGATGTAAATTTTCTCTTTTCGTTATTTTCTTTTAACTCTTCTAAGGTTCTGTTAAAATCCACCACATAAACTCTGTAACGATGCAACTTAGCCAATGACTTGTACTTGTTAAAGTCTTTTTTATTGCAGTGAGTGGCATCAACAACAATAAATTCACCATTCAACATTCTATGTTCTAAAACATCAAACATCAACTCAAAAACTTGCTTGTTGTTTTTTTGAGATATTGACGTATTTCCATCTTCTCCAATTATTGGACTACCATAGAGTAATCTAATGTCGTCCGTACTAATTGTATAGTCTTCCAAGTTGTGGTTTTTAACGAATGTGCTTTTTCCAGAGGCAGGAGCGCCACGTAAGACAACTAGTTTTCTCATTGAGAATCTCCTTTTTCACTATTGAAATATTTTACAAAAGACTCTTTGTTTTGTACAATCCACTTTTCTTCGTCAGTCATTCGATATGCCATATTCAATCTTCTTTTTTTAATAATTTCTAAAAGCATATCTGATTCAAGATGCATGTTATAGCTTGCATACTTCTTCACGTTTTCTGGAATATTCATGCTCTCACCTCATTTGATTTTCTTTAGCTCTATTACCCCATCAACAATCTTGTGTATCATATATTTATTAACATCATATTCAATCTTTACTATATCATCTGGCTCTTTGGTTTCATGTCCATTTAACAATTCTATTGGATTTTTTACATCTAATAGATTGCTAGAAATTGATTGTACAGGCTTGATTAAATCCATATTATAATTCCTTTAGTGTAAATACTGACATGCCTTTTTTCTCATCATTATGTGGAGTAATCACAATCTTATAATTATACCCTTCTTCTTCTGCAATTTCTGTAATTTTGTTCTCATAATGTTCTTTTAGTGAAGGAATATACTCATCTCCAACGACCACAAACGGTTCGTCCATAATAGTCCATCGATAATCCAAAAAATCAATAATGTCTTTTACATACAACTTTGTTGGTTCAGTCATTAATATTACCACCTTTTATATTTTTTACTACAATATTAATTGTACCACTAGTTTGCCTATATGTCAATATTTTATTTAGTATTTATTCTATATAATCTAAAATAAAATTCATTTCATAATCTTCTAAATCTTTGTTGATGTCCTCAACAGATTGTTCGTGTAAGTAATTACTTACAGAATTTTTCACACGCTTTCTTATAATCTTTTTGATTGTTTTAACCATCTTTTCATCACCATTTTTAATTTTTTCAATATATCTATGCAACAATTTAGGAGATAACTCTTCAAACAAGTCTATTATGCTTTCAAGAGCCACCTCTTTACTGTTGAAGACAAATTTTATTTTTACCCTAGAGCGAATGTAGTAGGAAACTCTGATAAAGCCTGCTTCCCTTACTTCAAAAGACATTCTTGTATTTACAATCATTCAAACCCTCCTTTAAATCATTCAATATATACATTCTAATGCTAAAATAAATATAAGTCAAGAGATAAAACAAAAAACATGAAAATAAATTCATGTTTTTTGTTCATCGAGTATAATCTTCCCTTTTTTTAGTGAATCTTTTAATCTTATAATCCTTTGATTACTAGAGCCATATGGTTTTCCTTCAACATGCAACTTCTCAATATATCTACCATCAATTAAAATATCAATCATTGGAAGAATTTTATCTGCCCATCCATGCTTAATTAAAGCTTCGTAAATGTATCCTGTCCAACATACAACTCTTGTCTGTGGTCGCTTTTCTAATATTCCACTCAATATTTCATATGTGTCATCCACATTGAAAGGTGCTAGTGGGTCTCCCCCAAGTATACTCAAGTCTTTTGGAAAGTAGTTATCAAGATATTCTACAGTTTTTTCAATTATCTCTTCATTAGGAACATAGAGGCTGTCATTGACAGCCCATGTTTCACTATTCCAACACCCCTTGCACTCATGAACACAACCATTAAACCATATTGATGTGCAAAAGCCCCAGTAACCATTGTCCATATCTACATCTTTCAGTTGGTGAATTCTAGCCATTTAGCAACCTCCAAATGTGTGTTTTACTCTTTCTCTTACCTCTGCTTGCTTACCAAGGTTATATCGTGAATCCCCTTTAATTTTTCCAAAACTTAAATATCCACATACACGAGAAACTGATGTCACATTGTCTGAACCACATTCTGGGCAATCCTCAAAATCACCAGAGTGAGAACAATCATTACATGTTGCTGAAATAACATTGACACCATAGTATAAACCTTTTTCCATTGCAAAATCAATGGCTTGTTTTAAAATCTTTGAATCTACATTGTAAGGGAACTCACAATATGAAATTCTTCCACCTGTTGCGATAGAGTGAAAGTTCGACTCAAAATCAATCTTCTCTAATACTGAAACATCTTCAAAAACAGGGACATGAAAAGAATTTGTCATGTATTCTCTCGTTGTTACACCGTCAATTTCTCCATATTGTTCACGATTAATATTATTAAAACGGTAGATAATATTTTCTGCGGGGGTACTGTACAAAGCCCCAAGTCTATTGTATTTGTTTGATGCTTTATTGACATTATCTTTTAGCCTTTGCACTGTCTCAATGGAGAAATCTTTATTCTTTGTAATTCCTTCCCCAGTTAATGCAACCATTGCTTCTTCAACACCAACGTATCCTAATGATGCTGTTGCTCCTTTTAGTAACTCTTCAATTGTTTCATCTGCCTTTAGCTTTTTAAATGAGCCACCTTCCATAAATAGAAGTGGGTTACTTGAAGCCTTTACCTGTGAAAGTCTTTGGTAATAATCTTCATGAATTTCAAAAACCATTTCAGAATATTTATCAATCAATTTTAAAAACTTACTTTTGTTGCCATTCGCTTCAATTGCCATTTTAGGTAAGTTTAAACTGACTGCTCCAATGTTAAAACGACCGTTGTAAATCTCTTTACCCTCATATTCATAAGGGCTTAAATACGCTCTACATCCCATTGCTATCACTGCCTGTCCAGAGCGTTCATAAATCTCTGCAAGATTATTCGTCTCTGGTGAGTCTAAGCTTAAATAATCTGGATACAAACGTTTTCTGCTACATTCAATTGCTTTTAAATAAATGTCATGATTTGGACTGTCTTCATTTTTGTTGATTTCACTACGAATAAACATAATTTGCTTCGGGAACACCGCTGAAATCCTGTCTCTTCCTATACCACGTTCACGTATTTCCAACATTTTCTTAGAAATGATTCTGCCCCATTTTGACGTGTCTAAACCAAATGAAATGGAGACGAAAGGGATTTGCACAATAACCTTATATTTCTATAAGTGTAGACTATATCTTCACCATAGCTTTAAGCTTTAGGTGGGTGGCGCTTCCAAACAAAGAATTTCACTCTGTCTGTACAGATTTCATATCCATATGTGTATACACTTAGGACGTACATCTTAGTCGTTACACCTTTAAAAAGATTTCTCTTTAAACTTGGCACGGTATTGCCTTGTCAAAAGATTTAGGTTCTACCGTTAGCATATTAATTTAATACACACCCTGCTTTTGCAGGTTCACCACCTATTATCCTTACCGTTTACAGTAAGGTGAGCCATATAACTAACCCAGCGAATTTGAGACAGTGTTCAACTTGGTTTCAAACCCTTGATACCCTTGTTCAATCTCTCTAATAGTCATTTCTTCAGCAAGCTCTTGAGCTTTGTTATCATCAATACCTTTGTCAATAAAGTATTCATAGTGTGTTGTATATGATTTTTCGGCATATCGAGCTACGATTGATTCAATGTTTGGAATACTGAAACCCAAATAAGATGTAGGTTTCCCTACTGGTTACTTATTTGCACTATATCTTCAACGATTGCTAGTCGTTGCCTGCCGTTTCGGATTGGGAATTTCACCACATATCCTACTCTACTCGCTTCTTCAATTGTCAACTAGCTTTTTGTTGTCAATCTATGCTTTCGATAGTCTCTAAACTTGACTCCCACTTATATCCTCTATAAGATTTTCTTGTGCTTTTACAACAGTTGCTTATTCCAGATGCATAAGCAATTTTTCCCTGTTTTTCACTAAGCCAATCAGTGGCATTTTTTATTGAAGAAAAATAAACTTCTTCCCCAGTCTCTTTATGTTTTCCAATAACAGGTATTCTGCCAAAATCAAAACCATATTTATTTTCAAGGTGTTTCATGTTTTCTTTAGGGCTTACCCATTCTAAATTGTCTACATGGTTATTTGTTACATCTCTATCTATATGATTAACTTCTCTGAGATTTTTAGGATTGTCTATAAAAGCTTTCGCAACTAGTCTGGCAACAATCGCATTTTTAATTTTCTTTTCCCTAGTGTTGTATAGGTTAACATATATTCTTCCATTGTTTTTATTTGGTTGACCCTTTAAAACAACACCTTTTTTAAAATAACCTTTTTTACCATTTTCTTTTATAATTCTATCGATGGATTTTACTCTACCATAGTTACTCACCATATAATTTTCAAAATCGTCTATACTCTTCCAAACTTCTTCCATATTTTCACCCCCTTTTCATTTATTTATGGAGTCAAGCACGGTATTGCCATCAGCATTATCTGTTAAGGTTTCACCGTTAGCCTATTTTTAATAGACACCCAGCATTTGCTGGTTAGCAGGTTTTATTACGGCAATTATTTACCGTACTGTTGCGCAGATGCACTTAATGTCACATCTCCAATCACAGCCCAAGCGGTTTGTGCTGATTTTGGTTCAAAGTATTTTGAACCATTCATCTCAAAACCATCTTTTAGTAGATTGTCCATATCAAAAATGCAACAATTAATACCTCCAAGGTATCTGTTTGCCATATCATGAATGTGAATCCACCCATCATCATGAGCTTTTACCCACTCTTTTCTAAGCTCAAAGTTTCTCATGAATTCACGCATAATGCCCTCTGAAATTAACGCTTGTTTTGTTGAATTTAAAGTAGAATCTTTGTTTGCATTCTCTTTGTCCCCACTGTACACAATCTTGTTTGAATACTCTGTGACATTTATAAAAGAATCGCTAAATTTTTTCTTATAGTCACGATAAATCTTATATTCTCTATAAACACTTTTGTTAAAAATTTGCAATTGAGACAGTACCATGTCGTGAATATCTGATGTATAAATCGTATCAAATGATGATACATTTTTTTCAACTCCATCAACAATGGATTTTATCTGCTCTTTTGTCAGTTGCTTTTTCTTGCTTACTCTATCACTTGATTTCATAATTGCTTCTACAATTTTTTCACTATCCCAGTAATTTGTTGAACCGTCCTTTTTAATAACTAATGCCAAAATAGCACTCTCCTTATATTTACATATTGAAGATTATAACTAAAAGTTATAATCTTCATCTTTCATATCTTCTACAGGTGTTAACAAGTAACCATTACCCACACTACTAAAGAAGTCTTGATTGCTTGTACTGGTTGAAATACCGTTCATGACAATTGGATTAACGTCTTCTGCTGAATCTGGAAACAAAACTGGCAACTTTAAGTTCATTAATGCTTTGTTTGCATTATATCTTAAGAATGTTTTAACGTCCTCTGTCCATCCAAGTTCGTCATAAAGATACTCTGTATATTTAACTTCATTATTATATAGGTCATATAGTAATTCGTAAGCCCAATTTTTGATTTCTTCTTGTTCTTCTTTTGAAGCTTTTTTATACTCTAAGTTGAATTTGTGTCCGATAAAAACACCATGTGATGACTCATCTCGCAAGATTAATCTAATTACTTCTGCAACGTTTACCATTTTTCCTTTCCCAAAATAGTATAATGGTGTATAAAAACCACTATAGAATAGGAACGACTCTAGAAACACTGAAGCAATTTTCTTCTGCATAGAAGTTCCATTTAGGTAGATGTCTTTAATTCTTTTTGCTTTGTATTGCAACATGTCGTTGTCTTCAGTCCATTTAAAAATTTCCTTGATTTCTTTAGGGGTGCAAAGTGTACTAAAAATTGAACTATAACTTTTAGCATGAATTGTCTCAAAAAATTGAATATTGTTGTAAACAGCAATTTCATGCTTTGTCTTTGCATCTTGTTTAATCTGCTCATTTCCATCTTCTGACTGCAAGGTGTCAAGGGCTGTTAGCCCTCCAAATACCTTATTGAACAAATCTTTTTCTTTATCACTTAACTTTCTCCAGTCTGGTAAATCATTGGAAATTGGCATTCTTGTGTCAATCCAAAATTGACTAATCAGTTTGTCCCAAGTCATTTTATCAACTGGGTCTTCAATTTCATTCCAATTAATACTTTTAAAAACTTCTGTCATATCATTTCCCCCCTTATACACTACAGCTTTCACATTCGTTTGCACCAATTGTATCGCCATCTTCGGTAAACGTTCTAATGTAGTAAATTGACTTAATCCCTTTAGACCAAGCGTAGTTTCTGAAAATGTTTAAATCTCTTGTCGTTTTCTCTGTAGGATAAGCTGTTCCTACTTTCCATTCATAAAGACCTTCATTAAAATTTGATTTTGTATATAATGTCATACTCAAACCTTGGTCAATATGATTTTGTGCTGTAGCATACACATCGATAATTTTTCTTTGGTCAATATCATATGCTGACTTGTAATATGGAATTGTTTCTTCTGAAAGATAAGGAGCAGGATAATAAACTTTACCACGTTTACCTTCAACTCTTTCTTCAATTCTTGAAATGACTGGATGAATTGAAGCTGTAGCTTCATTGATGTAGCTGATACTTCCTGTCGGAGGTGTGGCAAGCCTAAACGCTGAGTATAAGCCATAAGTCATAACAGCATCCTTTAACACGTTCCAATCTTTCATTGTTGGAATATAGACACCTCCAAACAAACCTTTAACCTTGTCATGTTTAAAATCAAGTTCTAAAATCTTAAAGTATTCATCAAAATATTCCCCACTAGCATACTTTGATTTGTCAAATTCATAGAACTTCTCATCTCTTTCAATTGCAATCTTATTACTTGCAACAAGAGTCCAATAATTTAAAAGCATAGAGTATTTGTCAACAAACTCTAGTGATTCATCACTACCATAATGAATTTGATTTTTTGCTAAGAACCCAGCAAGGTTCATCATTCCTAGACCAATAGAGTGGTATCTATCATTACCATTTTTTATTGATGGGACTGAATCAATGCTTGACATATCAGATACATTTGTTAATGCTCTTGTCATAACCTCTACTGATTTTCCAAAGTTTGGTGACTCCATTAAATTTGTGATATTGGTTGACCCAAGGTTACAAGAAATATCACTACCTAAAACTTCATAAGTTTGGTCATCATTGATTTTTGACTCCGTTTGCACTTGAAAAATTTCTACCCTTTTGTTCCTCTAATCTCGCTAAAATTAGAGCGTGGGCTAACCACAGCTATATGTCACCATATAGAGCAGACTATATCATCATCCGTTCTGGATGTCCTGCTTTTCCACCACCAAAGGCTTGTAGTGTACTCCCATAGTGGGATAGTCGTTCGGCATTTATTATTTAAAAAAACATAATGTATCAAATAAATTTAGCACGGGATTGTCTCAAGTGAGGGTTTCCCCGTTTAACAGGATTTTCGATAAGCATTCCTACTTAAAGGTGCATTTGTTTACACAAGTTACTCTGGATAATTTTTCCATGAACTGGGTTGGCTTTGTTTGCATGGTCAATATTAATAATATAAGGATAACCACTTTCATTTTGAAGATTACTAATTTCAGTTTCTAATTCTCTCGCTTTAATCTTAGATTTACGAATATTTTTATTATTAACCATGTTGTCATATTCTTTTGTAATATCAATATATGAGAAAGGTTTTCCATATTCTTTTTCAACATCATAAGGAGAGAAAAGATACATATTCTCATTGTTTTTTACAAGCTCATAATATTTGTCTGGGACAACTAAACCAAGAGATAAAGTTTTAATTCTAACCTTTTCATCTGCATTCTCTTTTCTTACTGCAAGAAAGTCAATCACATCTGGGTGGAAGATATTCAAGTACGTTACTCCAGAACCAGACCTTTGCTTTTTGTTACTCCACTAACGTGGGGTGCAGTCATTTCTGCTACACTCTTTAGGTCTCCCTAAAGAACAGACTATATATTTCATATTTAATAAAGAGTGTTATTTATTAAACATTTAACGGATTCGGACAACAAAATCACTTTTGCTGTCACTTAGTCGTTGAACCTTCCTCTTATGTTTTAACACTTAGAGGAGTGGATGCTGATTTTCTAATCTTAATACTTTTTAAGCCTTTACGATTACCGTTTCCAGTTGCGTTGTGGCGCATTAAGCTCTAAAGAAGTTCCAGCAGTTAACCCGTTTTATACTGAGCCTGTATGTCAACCCAGTTGATTGGCATATGAGAACGAATCCTCTAACAACTTCATGACAGGAACAACACCGTCCGATAAACCTTCAACACCTTTGATTGGGTCATTGTTGGCACGAATGTTAGATAATCCGATTCCTACCCCTCCACCTCGCTTCGATAGTTGCAAAGCAGAATTAATTGCACGTCCAATTGAATTCATAGAGTCATCAATTGTAAGCAGGAAACATGAAATAAATTCTCCACGTCTCTTTTTCCCTGCATTTAAAAATGTTGGAGTTGCAGGTTGATAACGTTGGTTTATCATTTCTTCAACCAGCGAATCTGCTAAACTTTCGTCTCCCATTGCAAGCTTTAAAGCGTTAAAGACAACACGGTCTTCATATCGTTCTAAGAACCACTTTCCATCATTTGTCTTCATAGCATATTGGGAATAAAACTTATATGCTCCCATAAAACTTTTAAACCTAAACTTCTTGTCATATGCCTTTTTAAATAAGTCTTTAATGAATTCCTTGCTATAGTTGTTAATCATATCTTCTTCGATATAATCATTTTCAATCAAATATCCCAACTTTTCTTCTAATGAATGAAAGAACATTGTATTTGGATTCACGTACTCAAGGAAATATTCTTTTACAGCCTCTTTGTCTTTATTTAGTTGTATCTTTCCATCTTTTGGAATATTTAACAAATTATTTAAGTGAAAATAATTCTCACTTTCTTTCCCCTTTTTTAGCTCAACCTTTTTCAATTTCTCCCAACCTTTCTAAAAACAAATTAACATCTCTGTCTGTACCACTATATTCAAACTTAAAAAAAAGAGGTTTATTGAGCTTCTTTGACAACTGCTTTGCATTCACACAAAATAGTTCATCAAAATTCAAATTTCCACTTGATGCAAAACCTCTCAAAAACTTTGAATTGTCTTTATATGATAAAAAGTCTTCAACTTCTTCATTTATATATCCTTCATATGATGGAACTACAATTACAAAGTCCTCATTAACTTCAAAGAATGGATTTGTAGGCTCTATCTCTCTATTTTTCAAGCCTGTTTTTTCAACAAACTCTCTCACGTTCCCAGTCAAACTCATATATAAAAGAAGCATTTTATTTACAACTCAACGACATTAGTTTATCGGGTCTAAACCCAGAGAAAGCCTCATTGAAACCATCTTCTCCATCTCGAATTTCGACCACTGGCATAGACGAGTACCCCAACACCTCTTTCACATAGTGTAAGTCTTCCTCATTGTCTTCTACATTAAACAGCTCATATTCAACTCCATTTTCATCCAAAACCTTTTTTGTCATCTCACATTGTGGACAACCGTATTTTGTAAAAACCTTTACCATTTTACCATCCTCCTATATATTGTATTTATTTACAACTCGACACCACAATATGTAGTTGCAGTGTCGAGTGTACTTATTATTATAACATTTTATTTGGCATTTGGTCAACATCTATAACTTTGTAAAATTAATTTATTAAGTTACACCAGACGATAATCTTCAATGAAAACTTGTTTAGTTACCTCTGTTACTTTTGTACCAAAATTATAAAATACATTTAGGTTCAAACTACCTACTGCCTCCACTTCAACCATGAATGCATCTCCATAAAATTCATCTTCTAAATCTTTAGCAAAATCCTCATTGCTTCTAAACTTCATTAGGGCAAAATCATTCTCACAAATAATTTTTACTGTATCCTTATTTTTACCCATGACTGCTCTCACATGACTGCCAAGTTTTTTAGTTTCCTTCTCTGCAAGAGTCAATCCAGTCACCTTAAACTTAGGCTCTTTGAATCCTTCTCCAACAATCCTTGAGAATTTTTCAATTTCCTTTAAATCTAGTTCTTCTAGCTCATTTGCATCAACTTCTAAGTCATAGTAGATAACTTTCTCAAAGTCACTATCGTCAAGAACTTCATTAAAGTATTTTACAACTTCATCATATTTATCTGCATCAAATGATAGACCAAAAGCGAGTTGATGCCCAGTTGCAAAGTTAAACAATCCAGAATCTTGGCATAAATCTTTAAGCGGAATGCTTCCAACTCCTCTGGCACTGCCACTATACTCAAAAACATCCCCATTTGAATCTTTCATTGGGTAAAGTACAAAAGCAGGCTTATTGTACTTGCTTGCAACTTCTGATGCAATCAAACCTCTAAATCCAGACTCAATCTCATCTGTAATAACAATCATAATATTGTTGCTATCATCCAGACCTTCTGCAAACCTCTCAACCATCTCTTTTTGTTCTGATTTACGTCTTTCATTCAACTCAATCATTTCTTTTGATAGCTTTTTCATTCTGTCTTCATCTTCTGTCGTTAACAACTCAATTGCTAACTCGATTTTGTCAAACCTCGAACATGCACTAATCATTGGCGATATTTTGAAACTAATATCTGTTGAGCTAATTCCTCTATACGTATCAACTTTTGCCTTCTTTAGAAGGATGTTAAGCCCTTTATTGTTGATTTGGCTAATTCCTTTGTTAATCAGATACCTGTTCTCCATCTCTCTTACACTCATCACATCACCAATTAAACCAATTGCTACCAAGTCAAGAAAATCATCTGCAAACTCTTCTCCAATTTTCTCATCAATAACTTGACAAACTTTGTAGACCATGGCACTACCACTTAAGTTTGGATTAGGATAGTCACCAATCTTACAGTTGACTAAAGTCACATATGGATTGTCAACATCCACATCGTGGTGGTCAATAACAACAATATCAATACCTTTCTCTGAAACTTCTTTACTTGCATCAATTGAGTTAGATGATGAATCGACAATGATTAGTAACCCTGTGTCATCATCAACTTTATCTTTAAATGTTTCAAGTCCATGACCATCAGAACGTTGTGCATGAACAATACTAACGTTGTCAATATCATAAATGTTTTTTAAATAGTTATACATGATTGATGCAGAGTTAAGCCCGTCTGAATCGATGTCACTCCCAATAACTATTTTCTCATTGTCTCTTACAGCTTGCATAATACGATGTGTTGCTTCATCAATATTTTTTAACAAATGTGGTGAATTTTCAAACTTACTTGATGGATTCATCCAGTCAGATAAATTGTCCACCTTGTTTATCTTGGCTAACTTCTCTACAATCGTCATATCTTTATCAAAGTTCAACTTAGGATTCTTCTTTACCCACTTCATATAAAAATCTCCCAACTATTTTTCTTTATATTCAATTCTATAATTATCGCTTCCCTCTGCCATTTCTTTTATAACATTAAACAGTATTCCATTTGTTTCTTGGGCTTCCCTTAAATTTCTATCTAATGTCATAGTAACAGCAAAGAGATAGCCAACAAGCATGAAAGACAACCCAACAATGTGGTTTCCCACATTGTCAATCTTGTCAAACATAATCAGTCCACCTATAGCTATTAAAACTATAGGCATGACTGCTAGGCTAAATATTTCTTTTAGCGAAAACAAAATACTATTTATTGACTTTTTCAACAAATTCAATCCCTTTGTTCAATTCTTCAACTAAGGCTTTTGCACCCTCTACAGACAGTCCTGCTAAAGCATCTGAGAACTGATTGTTGATATGAACATAAAATACATCTTCTGATTTTACATCATCCATTGACTTTTTAGTCAATAGTCCTGTCTCAACTAAATCGACATTTGAACCAACTGACACCTTGTTTTCTAATTCATCTTCTACTGTTACACCAAATTTAATAAATTCCATTTTCTCTCCTACTTTCGTTTTATATTTGTTCTAAATATTCAACCATTCTGTTTAACTCTCTGGCAATTTCTTTTGCCTCGTCAACAGTAACGGAATAGTTAGTTGCTTTATAAGAGCCATCAAAACCACCAATTGAAAATAATATTGGTTTTGACATTCTTTTCTTTCTTGCATTGCTTAAATACTTTCCCTCATCAGAGCCATTATTTGACTTAACTTCTAAGGTTGTAAGTATTTTGTCAAATTCATCTTTAAATGTGAGTCCAAACTCTTCTTTACCATCCACTTCTAATCACCCTAATTTTTACATTTTTTCTACCCAAGGCTAATGCGTTTTGATTTCCATCAACTAATAGGTCTACAATGTTACCCTTTATTGCTGAACCAATGTCTAAAGCTTGCGCTCTAAAAACAAATCCTCCATCATTTATCTCAACAATAGAACCTTGAGGTATGATATTTGGGTCTGTTGCAATGACACGTTTTCCATTCTTATATATTGATTGACGTGCATCATGACCAGAATAGGTGATACCAGAGCATCCCTCACAATTAGCTGTATAATGGGTCATCTCAAAGTTTTTCCACGAACCGCTAGCTTTAAGCTCCTCTTTAGCTTTTGCTTCTCTTTCTTTTCTCTTTGTTTCAATGTCAATAGCTTCTTGAAGCTTGCCATTCTCTCTTGATATTTCTTCATTCTCAATGGCAAGAATGTCCCTTTCCATACTGACTTCTTGAAATGAGCTGTAAATATCGTTCAGTTCATCGTTGTAATTTTTTAATTGAAAGTCTTTGGTTTCCACACTGGACAGTAGCTCACTTTCTTTTTCTTCCAGTTTATCAACTCTTTGAGATAAGATTGCATTCAAAATTGCAAATACAAACAATGAAATGAATAATATTTTAACTAAAGTTAAGTAATAGATTTCATCCCTTGTTCGTAAATCTTTTTCCATAATTTAACTCCTTTGTCTACTGGGGCATCTTTGTCATCTAGTTCTTCAAATTCATTAGAATCAATATAAAAACATTTTCTTGTTTTTATTATCTTTGCTTGTTTTCTAATAAAATCATAATCAATTCCTTTGTCATAAGCATAAATTATATTGACCCCTAGTTTTCTTAAAAGGAATGACTGATATGGAGATATTTCATACCCCATCGTGCTTACAGTATGTTTAAATCCATACTGCCAAGCCAACATACATGATTTTTCTGATTCAAAAACAATAACTTCTCCCATTTTTTGTATGTGTTCATAAGCTTTGTGGTAATTAAATAATTCAAGCTGTTTATCAAAAGGAAAATGTAAGAACATATATTTCTTTTCATCTAAAGTGATTAAGTCACTTCCCACATATCTCCCTTTGACACTGACTACATTTCCATCTTTATCATGGATAGGAAATACAATTCTTTCTGTCATTCTGTCAAACATTACTCCATATTCAACTTGTGTCTTTGCCAAGATGCCATCCTCTATAAATCTTTTATGTGGCATCTTATCAAAGTGGGGGTATAGCACATCTATATCAATTGGTTCATTCTTTTTATTTAATGTTGATTTTGAAATATTTTTTCTCTTTTTTCTCTTATCTCTTATTTCCGACAAGAATGGTAGGTAATCTTTTCTTTCTTCAGAGAAATCATACCCTAATTCTAAATATTCATCCCAATCAAATAAGTTACACAACCACGCTTTAACTTGAAATAAATTATCTTTTAGAACTTCAAATTCATCTATGTCATAAAGAATGAAACCAATAAGCATGAATAAGTTTCCAGAAACACCTTTGTTTCTAACTCTACTTTGAAGTTTTTCTGTATCATAAACTTGTACTGCTCGTTTATTTCCACTATGAAATCTCTCTGGCAATTGTGCTTCAAATCGACCAGATACTCTGTTTATATTCTCACATTCAAGAGCTACCAAGACTTCTTCAATCTTGTCTTCTTCATACACTCTTTTTAGAATCTCATTCAAATCACTCATAATTACACCAACTTTTTATTTGGCACTAGATGTCATCTCTAAAAATATTGTTACAATACCCTACTTCTGTCCATCTATTGCTATTAAAGTCAACACTTAGGATTAAAACATCTAATCCTGTTAGGTTCGATTGCCCACGTCTATTTTTAGGGGTAAACAAAGCATAATAAACCTTCCCATGTTTTAACCTCACACGTCTCTTGATAAGCTTTGTACTATCTCCCATTTCTACGACTTCTTCATCATCATTGCCTTCATAGTTTTCGTCTTCGTTAAATTCATCTTGACCAAAAGGAATCCACTGATATACACGTAACTCTTTGTCAGCACCCTCATACTCTGTAGGGAATATAGGTCTCAACATCCAAACTAAGTCAACAACGTTTTTAATTTTTTTACCATCTGCAATAGCTTGTTCGTTTAACCAGTATCTTCCTACATAGTGGTCGGCAAGTTGGATAGTTGTAAATGTGGCAATATCAAGACCACCTGCATCTTTTCTTGAAATCTTGTAAAGCCTATCAAAGTCATCAACAAACTGTTGCCAACGCTCTTTATTCCCACTCTCTGATGGCTTTGCTGTATCAACAATCCATCGTCTGAACCCACGTTTACGATACTTTCTCATAACCTTTTCAACATTATCCATTGTATAATCTTCTAATGGAATAAGTTTAATTAATGATTCTTTGCCTTGAATCTTATCCTTTACCCACTCTACTGCATATTTTAACTTCTTCTTCTCTTCTGGTGTAAAATTACCTCTGTTAATATTTTTTCTTGAGAACCTTGGATTTGAAAACTCATCTTTAAACTTATAATAAAGTTCTCCACCCATTACTGTTATAAGAAGTAGTTTTCTATATTGGTCTACATCCATCTCATTCGCAATAATTGCAAGTTTTTCATCTTCTTGAATACAAGACATTACAATCTTCTCTACTGTAATACTTGACTTCCCATTCCCAGAGAAAGCACCAAGAATACTAACTGTACCAAAAGCCCAACCATTAATCATGTCTGTCATTTTCTTTCCATGGTGGAATGGCATACCAATGTCTGGCTCTTCATCCATCAAGTTAACATATTCATCTAGACCCTCTAGAAGATTATACGTTTGAATTTGTGAGTCGTTATGCTCTATATCAATCTCATTAATCATATCGTTCCAATACATTGATATTGCTTCTCTGGGCATTGATTTGTAGTTATACCCTTCTTTTTGCTCAATGACTTTATCTCCAAATAACTTATGATAACCTCTTAATAGAGCATATTTTTTGACTTCATCATAAATACCATCAAAATTCATTTCCTTGCCTTTTGTTTCTTCCATTAGTAACTCAATTGTTTCAAAGTCACCATACTTCTCATACTTATCTTCAAGACCAAGCTCTTTGATTACACTCATCGTCATTATGTCATCAAATATTTTGATATGCTTTTCTTCATACAAATATCTTCCAAGACCTAAGTAAAATTTCCACACTTTATTTGCTAAAGTGCTTTTGTTTAACTTCTCTGAACTATATGAATCAAAAAGCTCTGGGTTGTTCCACAACATTCCCACCAACATGGCTTCTTTGTTGTATGACTCTTCAGCTAAACGCTTTAAACTCAATTAAATTCCCCCTCAATCATCACCAAAAATGTCACTCATATCATACTTATCTTTCTGTTTTTTATAGCTATAACCATTGTCATTTTTAATGTCTTCGACAATGTGTTTTTCCATTCCCTTTGCACGTTTTTCTGCATCTTCATTTTTTGAAAGTTTTTTGTATGCATCTTCAATTTTACCTAAGACAATCTTGAAAGAATATGCTAGCTCGTGATTTGTATCTCTAAATTTTCCAGCACTTCTTGCATATTCAATCTTATCTTTTGACATTCTGTATGCCTCTTCTATAACCTTATAAGGCACACCTTCTTTTTTCTTCTTCTCCCAAAATTTTCTATAACGTGCTGTCCCATTTCTCAAGTCTTGAATTTTTACATAATGGTCAACAGGGATTTCAGATTTTCTTCTGTGAATCTTTTTTATGGTTAAGTTAAGGTCATCCATATCTTTTTTTTCTTTCTCTAAGAATGCTTTATATTTTAAACGTTCTTCCCAACATTCACCTTTGTGAAAGTATAAGTTCCTCGTTTTACCATCACTTGTTAATGATGATTCAATTTCCATCTTATCAAACCTGTCTTTATACTCTACATCCTTAACTCCACATTGTTTACACTTTAATAGTCGTCCCACGTAATCACCTCATAATATTTTATTTGGCTTTTCATCAACAATAATATTGTATATCTCTTTTGTGGATTTGTCAATATCATTATTCAAAATAATGTGGTCAACATATTCTTTAGCTTTCTTAAAGTCTTTTCTGTCAGCTTTTAACCGTCTAAAAACCTCGTCAACATCGTCTCCACGATTAAGCTGTCTGATTATGCGCTCCCTCTCTGGAACTTCAATATAGAAAGAACGTATATATTCACTTCCAATTGTCTCAATTAACGTCTTTAGACCCTTAAAAGTTACAACAGCAACATAATCCATATTTTCATAATCAATGTCTGTTAAACTTAGTCCATACATCCAGTCTCTATATTGAGCATATTCAGAAAAGAGACCATTTTCCACCATTAGATTGAACTCATAAGAAGAAATAAAGTAATAGTCCATCCCATGAACCTCTCCATCTCTTCTTGGTCTTGTGGTGAATGAAGTAATCTTATCTAGCCCTAGTTTGTACAACTCATTTTCAATCGTGCTTTTTCCACTTGAGCTTTCCCCTATAATACAATTAATCATCTTTGCTCACCCTAAGAAACATTTCATCGTTCCACATATTCATTAAATCGCATATAATCTTTGCATGCATATCATCTTCAAATGTTGCGACTTCAACCGTTTTAACATATTCACTGTCTTTGTCATCAACAATGTGATACATTTTTGTTTTCCCATTCATGCCCTCTACCAGATTATAGTAAGAATTTTCCATATTAATCACCCTAGATAAAAAATGACCATAGATAAACTACGGTCATTTTTGTTTTTTTTTTAGATATTTTTTGCAATTTGTAAAGCTTGTGCTAACTGTTCAGAGTCGTATTTTTTGTAATTGATTTTACCAAACTCTGATTTGATTTTAACTTTAAAATCATCTTTTTGTGTGTCATCCATATCATTAATTAAAGTACCAATTAATTCAATCATGTCAGCATCAGTCATAGATTCTTCAATTTCTTTTGCTTTTTCAATTTCTTCTTTTGCTTCGTCTTCAATCTTTTCAATTTCTTTTAACTTCTCTTCTTTTTGTTCTTTCTTTGCTTCATCTTTAGCATCTTCATCTCCATCATAAGATGACAATACTGCATCTTCAAAAGCTTTCAAGAAGTTATCCGCCCCATATGGTACACGCTCAACAATATTTGTGAATCGTGAACCAGCTTCAATATTTCCATCTGAACGGAAGTAAATCCAGCGATTTTCTTTTACAGAATTATCTCCATCAACTTCTTTTTCAATTGAAATATAGGTAATAAAATCTGCCATGTTGACAAATAAATCTTTTGCACGATTTGATAATGTTAGTGTAGTCTTATCATAAGACTCTCCACTCTTAAGTTCAATTTTCTTTTCTTTATCGTGAGTAATTGCGAACAAGCCAAAGCCATGTGCTTGAAGCTTTTTGATTTGAGAGTCTACTTCATCGGAAACTAATTTATATCCAGCTCCCCATGGAATGTCACTAATTTGTTTAATTTTTGCATCTTTACGTGCAACACGCTCACGTCTAACGATAAAATCTGTAGCATAATCGTAAAGGTAATCAAGAGTGTCTAGTCCAATCCACTCAAATGTATGGCTTTTTTTGTTAGTGCATAACTCATCTACAAGTTCTGTGAATTCCTTCCAAGTGTTAATACTAATTGCATTGATGCCACGTAATGCTTTGAATCCGTCTTCAAATCCAACCAAAAGGGCTTTATCTAGCCCACCAACATAATCTGTTTTTGCTAATTCATAAAAAAGCGTAGTCTTTCCAGATTTTCCTACCATAATGTTATCGTAAAGGCTTTTTATCCTCTACTTCTGGGGCTTTCACCGCATTATAGGATGTTTTTTCATCCTCAGTTCAGCATATCTTTTCAACTCATAGAGTTGCACCTGTCTCGTGGGAAAATTTATATTCTGACATCCATATTTTACACCCTTTTTTATATTGTGTCAGTTTCATTCCTATGCGTTGCGCCTGTTACAAACGTTACTCTGTAACTTCGGCTCGGATTAGCATATTGTATCTTACAACTTAGCCTTCCCGATTCTTACAGGTGTCCATCTTATATGTCACCACATAAGGGGGCGTAGTTATTCACCATATACTAGCACAAAATAATCTTTTAAGTCTGCCTTTGGTTCATTCGGTTTAATTGAATCTAATAGTCCCATTTTATCACTCATCCTTTTCGTTTGTTTTATAAAAGTTGCGTTTGCCTACCTTGTTTAAGTGCCATAAAATAGGGGGGTATCCCCTATTTTATTTAGCACCGTCTAAAAATTAAAATGGAAGGTCTTCATCATCTTCATCATCAAAATCTTCGTCAATATCTTCATCAATGTCTCCATTGAATGCATCTTCGTCTTTACTAATTAAATCATCTTCGTTATACATTTTTGGTTCGTGAGAGCCTTTTTTGACTGAACGAATCTGAAGCTCATTGACATAAGAATTGATTGTGTCAAACTCATCTTCAAGCTCTTCATCTCCGCCCCATTCGTCATCTTCTAGGCTTGATTCTGCTTCTCCAGATGGCTCTGTAACTGCCATATTGACTGCATTGCCATATACAGTTAACAAGTCACCAAAGTTTAAGCGTTTCTCCAGATTCTTTGCAAGCTTAGGAAGGTCTTCTGTATTTACAACAAGTGTTGCAGGAACAATATCCCCATTGTATTTTACAGTAAATACATGGACTAAAAGCTTGCCCATATCATCATCACGTTCGACTTCATTGATAATAATGTCTTGTTCAAATACTGACTTTCCAACAATGTTGTCAGTAGTTAAATCAATCTCTTTTGCTTCATCTTCTGTAAGTTTTTTAATATATCGGAACGGGAATTTTGTTGAATATTTTTTTTCACCGTTTTTATCTTCAAATGATTGAAAATCTACATCACCATTGACACGTACTGCATCGCCATCTTTTAAATTTTTACGTAAGTAATCAATTGCATCGTACTCAACTAAAACTTTTCGTACAAGCTTTCCTTTTTCGTTTTCCTCTACCTCAATGTTTGTTCCCATTACTTTGTAATCTTTATGGTCTTTGTCTCGTGCTTCCCAGCTAACATCTTTTGTTTTCTTTGCTTTACTTGAGTAAGCCTTAACTTTGTCACGAACCATACCAAACAGTTCTACTCGAATCTTGTTTGTCTTTGACGTTTGAACAAAGAAAGATAAAGACTTGTAATGCTTGTCTGTCTTTGTGTACCCCTCACGAAAAGCAAATTCCCCATTTAACCCTTCTACAAAACCTTCTAACTTAAACTTGCCATTTGTTTTTTCTGCTGACATTTTTAAATCCACCTCATTAGTTATATTTTTGTTGATGACCCAACCAACCACTCACCAACGTACCATTTTAATTGGCACTCCACTGTTGCGTTTTTACCCACAATTTTTCGTGAGTAAAAACATTTTATTAAGCTAACTCTTGTTCAATTTTTTTGAGACACAATAACGGACTGTACTCAAAACTGTTCTCTACTAACTTATCATAAAAATCATCGTTGGTCAAATCAGAATTAATAATTTTTTTAAATTTCTTTTCTGCAAGGCGGTTCATTTTACAAAACATCACACTCTCATATGCTATTATATCCCACCCCTTTTCTAAGTATTTTTTAAACTGTTTTTGAGTGCAACGCTTATTCTTAATTAATTCTAACCTAAACGACTGATGAATGTCAAGTGGGCTTTTTAAATTATCTATATTGTCTAACAGATATGACTCAAAATACTCATTGTCATTTAATAGGCTTAACACATGACTCATGTTCTCATAATTTTTACCTACAAACCCTAGCTCTTTTAAAGTTAATTCCATTAAAACCGCCCTTTCAATATTTGATGACTTATATTTATATCTTATCATTACTCTGTTGGAAAAGCAACCCTTTATTTGAAAAAAAATTACTTGCCTACTTTTGGTAGACAAGTAATTTAAACAGCTTCTTTTGTCAATGTTCCATATATTGATTCAACCACATCTTTGTTTAAGAAGTCATTCACTGACCAAACGTATCTAACGTTATACTTCTTACAAATGTCTTTCACATCGTCCAGACTTAACGTACCATTTTCTTGAACAATCTTACTTGCTTCATAAATCATACCACTTCTCATTATATTTTTTGTTGTTAAAGCATCTTTTAACTCTTCAAATTCTTCTAGGCTTTTAATCATCTCAAGTCTATTATAAACTGTATAGTGACTAACATAACCCTCGTTTGATGGTCTGGAATTCGATGGTTTTAAAATATATGGTGAATTTTCAACAAGCTCTATGGTGTCTCTTTCATGCTCTGATTCACCATTCTTTTTATAATACTCTACCTCTCCATTTGCCATCAAAGCCAAATCAACAGTTCTTTTTGATATAGATACTTCTCTTTCCCCTTTTTTACTTTTTACCTTTGCTACTCTGGATAAAACATCTATATCTTGAATTTTTAATCTTGTTAACTCTTCAACTTTAGTCCCCTCGATTCCATCGAATAAAGCACTGATGATAAAAGCATCTTGAGCATTTACTAAGCTTAAGATGATAGAATCTATTTCACTTTTTGACAAATATATTTGTGTCTCTTTGTTTAAATATTTAAAGAAGTATTTTTGATTTTTGCTTACATATTCTCCAGTGTTATCCGTCACCCCTTGAACGTTTGCAAAATATACATATCTTGAAATAACACTGACGTAAGTTCTGATTGACTGTTTTGTTTTAGCTACTAGATATTCTTTTAGAAAAGTATTTATTTCTGCTTTTGAAAAATTGTAAAGGTCTTTGTTTAGTTTTGTCTCTAGTGTCATTGAATTTTTAAAAATTCTTGAATACGTTTCTTTTGTTTTTACATTCTCGAATGTGTCTAAGAATGATTTTTTGAATTCTTGATTAAACATTGTCCCCCATCCCTTTCTTTTTTCCCCTTTGTTCCTTTACAATTATTATACCCTAAATGATACAGAAATATTCTTTAAAAGTCAATATATATTATTATTTTTTATTTTTTTATCTAAAATAAAAACATATTCCCCAAAAATGCTAATATCAAAGTCCAAAACAAATATCGTTTGACTGCCCTATTAGGGGGGAACATAAGAACATTTGCAATCAATTTGTCAACAATGCTATATTCTTTCTCTTCGTTGGATTCCAACTCTTTAAACTCATTATTTTTGCCTTGATATAGGTCAAATTTAAACCTATCATCTTTTCTTTTTACAATGTGTCTAACATCATCTCTCTGGTCTATATTGCTAATTGATACATTTCTGAGTTCTTTGTACTTTTCTGGACTCATCTTATATTTGTTCATAACCACCACCACCTATAAATAATATTTTTTTAAATATTTCTTTTTGTAATCTTCTAAATCATCTGGATGAATTCTGCCTGCAACTTTAAATGATTCAACTTCATCTAACTCTAACACCCTAGATATATTTACAATGTTTTCATCTGAAGCTTTTTTATTGCCATTAATAATTTCATACATCCATACCTTTGAGACACCAACTTCTTTGGCAAATTCTGGAATAGACATTTTTTTCACTATTCCAGTCATAAAATTATTTCTTATTTTTAATTTCTCTTTCACATAATTTCCAAATCTCTCTTGATATAACTTATCTTTGTCCACTTAATTCACCTTTTCCCTAATCTTTTTCCATGCACATCTTTCAATGCTTCGATTAATTGTTTTTTAATATTTTCTACGATCGTTAAAAATTCATCTGAATAATAACCCTCTCCATCTTCCATTATAATACGTCTATATATCTCTGTAAAGTCTTTGTATGATTGTCTTGATTCATCTGTCTCCTCAAAGTGAGATGATGCAACTGTATTGCTTGCTTTCATTTCCAAAACGTGAATGATTCGTTTTTCTCTTGGTGTTATCTTTTTCATCCAACTCTCTCCTTTGTGCCTTCTAAAGTTCTATCTGCACCTATCAACTTGAATTTCATTTCTCCATTTGATACTGTTCTCAATACAACCGATGCTACACTATAATAATATCCACCGTTACCTGCATTTGCTTCAGCATTTACAGATACCACTTTATTTTGATTATGAAATATTTTCATTTCAATCTCTCTTACGACAGTATCTGAATCATTTATATTTTTTACATCACCAATCTTAATGTCTGTTATAACTGCATCCAGCTCAACATCAGAAAATGTGCCACCTGCACCTGCACAGCAATCCCAATCGGTACATTCGATTGAGATAAATGTGAAGTCATCTAAGATAAGCGTATTCTCGTCCCACTCTGCAATTCTCTTGTATAACAAAAACTCTTTCAACTCATCAAAATTAATTTCTTTCATTATCAATCATCCCTTTCATCTCTTCTTTTACCTCTTCCATTTTCTCAAGATATGAATCATCATTAAAGATTTTATATAGCATTTTTGCATTGTTATATTCATCTAATAAATCATCAATACTTTTGACGTCTTCTACTTCTTTCTTGTAATATAAGTCTGTCTTCTCATCATAGATATAGTTTCCCATTTCTCATCATCTCCTGCTTTATTGTGTACAGCCTACCATTTAAATTATAACATTTTAATGGTAGGCTGTAAACTAATTGTTAACTTCTATTCAAGCTCTTCTCTAAGGTCTAAATACTCGTTAACTTTATCAATCTCTTCTTTCTGTTTTTCTAGCTGTTCATATCGTTCTTCTCGTTCTTTTTCTTCTTCGCTTTCATTAAACTTGTTCATTGCAAAAATCCCAAAGAATAGGATTGCACCTGCAATAACTACCAGTAGTAACGTGTTTGTTTTGTTTTCATTTTTGTTCATTTTAAACATCTCCTTTTTATTTTTTAATAAACCTTTATAGTATTAATTTTTGATAACAGGTCATCAATCAATTCAACCTTGTTTTTTTGTGATTCAACATACCTTCTATCTGAATCAGACAAATGAATTGAACCCGCTTTGTTGTATCGATAGTCAATTGAATTTTGTGCAAAACGTTTATCTTCTTTTAGAATTATTTCAATTGTCTTTAAATCGTTAAAATCTAAACTCACCTCAAACATCTCCTTTTTATTTTAGATACCTAGAAATTAATCTAGGTATCTTTCATTTCCGTATCGACTAATGAACTCATCTTTTGTGATTGCCAGAAGGTCAATCTCTTGTCTGTCCTTGAAGTCTACAATGCTAATCTGGACAACATGTTTTTTACGTTTGATTGAAACGTCTGTATCTGCTTCGTATTCCATGTTATCCAGAACCTTCTTTAATTGAGGTTGTGTCATGTCATCAATCGACTTTGAATAACAACCTAACTCCATTCCCAATTCCCCTGCTTTTTTAAGTACCTTTTCTTTGTTTATCATAGTGACCATCTTCCTTTCAGATTTAATTTGTCTTGCTTAACCTTACAACTTAAGCATAACACATCATCTTTAACTTGTCAATAGACTTATTTACTTTTTTTATTAATTTTAAGATACAGTGTCATTTAACATCATATCTATATAAGTAAGTGTATCTTCTGCCTGTTTAATCTTGCCATTGATGAAGTTGTATTCTATTGGACCATATTCAACTTCTTTAATCTCCTGCTTGTTTTTTTCTAAATCCCTTTGAATAGATTTTATAATTTTTTCAACTTCTCTATTGCTATTCATAAAAGTCATCTCCTTTTTTGATTATATAATCATTATAGCATAACCATTTTGTTTGTCAACAACATTGTTTACTATTTATAAATAAAATCTTAGTTTTATTTACAATAGCATGCCCCTCAGAGGCGATTAGAGGCTCATAGAGAGTATTTCTTTTCTCCAAACATATAAGGCAGGACACGTTTGTTAGCAACATCGTAAGCAATTTTTAGCGACCGTTGGCTAAATCTTTTAGCTCCAAAAAGTAGTACAATCTTTGGCAACCCATCTTTCCGTTCAACTTCTAATATAAATTCTTTTACCGTTCTATTATAAGACACCTTGCAATTAATACCATTATAAGTGAATTCTTTCTCTTTGTTTGTATTCATATTGTCACCCCTTTTTAAGCTTCCCACATTTCTTTTTTTTGCCATAATCCACACCAACCTCATGACAGCCTTGCACTTATCCTGTTCTTTGTTTTTTTCAATATCTTGCTCAACTCTTTTAAAGTACTTTTTTGCATCGTCTTTGTCCTTAAAGAATCCAATACACGTTTCACTATTATTTTCTAAATCAACTAAATAAACTGCATATGATTTTCCCATGTTAATATCTCCCTTTTTTGAATTGTTTTATTATTTAGATTCAACATGAATGACAAATGGTATGCTTTCAACTTCACCTTTTGTCAATTCTCCTTGTATTCCATACAAGTCTTGTGAATATTTGTCTACCCAGTAGACTTCCATTCCATAATTGTTGAAGTCATACTCCCCATTGTAATCTAAGTTAACTTGCACCAAAAGTTTATTCATATTAATTCAACCCCTTTCAAATTCAAATCAAATTATCCTTTTATTTACAATTTTTCACCACAATGAGGACAGTAATTATACTCATTGTCAAAACCTAATAGCCAATCAGAACTAACATCCAATACTTCTGAAATTTTGTATATAAATCTCTCTTGTGGGAATGCTTTACCATTTTCCCAAAGATTTAAGCTAACATAAGTAGTCCCAACTAATGGTGCTAATTTCCTTAATGACAGCCCACTTTGTTTTCTTGCTATTTTTAATCTTTTAGAGAAAGTATTTTTTAACCTCTGCATAAAATCCACCTTCTAACATTTTTAATGAAACCATCATTTTATTTTGTTACGTACCATGCTACAAATTTACTTTCACTTCCGTCTTGACTTGTCCAGTCTGTATAAGTCGCTTTATGATTCTTTTTGATATAACTATTTTTATTCTCATTATCACAAAATGTTTTTGCTTGGTCTTCTGTATCGAAAAACTTAAACGTTCTTTTATATCTACTAGCCATTTATAAAACCTCCTAAATTGTTTCCTAAGCTTATGACTATATCATATCATAAGCTTAGGTTGTTGTCAATACATTTTTTAAAATTAATTTATAATTCTATAGCAATATTTTTTTCTAAATATTTTACAATTAAACTGTCTGTATCTTTTTCTTTTTCTTTTTCATATAGCTCCATCATCTCTTCTAGCTTATCTTCTGGAATTTCATTTAAATGATATTCTTTCCATGTGTCTCTAATCAAATTATAAAACTCTTCACTTACAAATAAATCTCCATCACCAAAGCCTTCAAAAACATCCACCTGTCCACAACCCCCTGATTCAAAATAAACATCATCTTCAGCACCATCAACTTCAAAAGAATATGGGAAAAGTGATATGTCTACCGCACTTTCAATTCCATCATATTGATAAATTGTTTCAGCTAACTCACTAGGTCTAACATCAAATCTTTCACAAATCTCAAACTTCAAATCTGAATCCATACCCTCAACTAAATTTTCTAAACGTTCTAAGATATATGAATCCGTTGCGACAAAAGGCTCAACCTCTTCAAAAGAAGCACAAAACTCTTTTTTTGAATCATTTTCTCTAATTCTAAAGCTACCTAAAACTAAACTTCCTTGCTCATTGAATCCTAAAATAAATTTGTTTTCTCTCATTTATAATTCCTCCTAAAGTGTTTTTTAACTTGACTTAATCATATCATGCATTATTGTTATTGTCAATACATTTTTTTTAAATTAATAATATAATTCTTTAACAATCTGTTTGTGTTGCTTTTGTGCCTTGCGATATTCTTTAACCAACTCTTTACTTGGCTCATTACCTTTTTTCTTTTCAATCATAATCATTTCAAATAGTTTGTTCTTTTTATTTCTAATTTCTTCCATTGTCATTTTCATCTTAATCATTCTCCTTTTCATATTCAATATTAAATATATCTTCAACATTTACTCTAAAATACTTTGCTAGTAACAGTGCGGAAAAAATTGAAGGATTAGTTTTATTGTGATAAATGCTTTTAATGTTAGAAAACGTCATTCCTGTCTCTTTTTCAATGTCATTAAAAATCTCAAATACTTTTACATTTCTACCTAATCTTTTAAGTCTTATTTGCTTTTCTTTTACATAATATCTAAAATTATTTTCTAATTCATATTCTTTCATTTTTTTATTCATCGTTCATCACACCCCTAAAGTTTTTAAAAGCTAATACATAAGCTTCACTCACGTCATAATTGTAATGATAATTATAATACTTTCCACCAAAGAAAGCCTGTTCAGTCGCATTGTAAAGAGTATAAATAAACTCCTCTTTACTCATGTCCTACAGTACTACCTGCTTAATATTGTCTTGACCCAGTAAATCATCTTTAATTGCTAGGACAACACAACCTCGTTTTCTAGCTTGTGAATTAATTTCATCAAAAACTTTGTTATCAATTGCCATTTTTAACATCTCCCTATCAGATTTTTTTGGATTGAATAATCCTTTGTGCAAGCGATAATTGAATCGCCTGCACTTATAAAATTCAATCTCCTTCTGGAAAGCCAATGCCATGATATTTTGCATAGTCCTCTGTAAAAATTTCTACAAAATCAAAATTGTTTTCATGAAATTTTAGGCAATCTTTAAAATCTTCTTGACTATCAAAGTATTGTCTTTCCCTTACTTCTAATCCATCTTCATTGTATGCTAGAATATATACCCCTTCACCGTAAAATTTATTTGACTCCATGTTTTTAATTTTCATCTTTAACATCTCCATTTTCAGATTTTTATTTTTATTGTTCAATCTTAGTGCCATACAAATAAATACATGCCATTTGATAATTCAAAAACGTTGTCGTAATTATTGTGAACGATATAATCTAATCCATCATTATAGCCTTGAAACTGTGTATCTGTTGTGCTTAACAATTCTAACAATGTTTTCTTATCACTATTGCTATCGTCAAAGAATAGAAATTCAATTAATTGACTTCTATTAAATAATCTAATTTCACCTTGCTCAATTAATGATTCTACTGATTCATATTTTTCAAACATGAATTCTAGATTGTCTTCAATCTCATTCTTTACATTTTTACTTAAGCTTTCATATGCTTTTAATTCTAACATTTTAATACTTCCTTTCAGTTTTTGGTTTTATTTTGTATCACTTAACCTTGTAACTATATATTATCACAAGGTTAAGTGATTGTCAATACATTATTTAAATATTATTATTTACTTTACAATTAAATAAATTCTATCATCATCAATGATTGATTCATCGCCATATTCATCAAATAATGAATCGCCATAGTAAGAGCCTAAATAAATTACTTTGCGCTCATCTACACCATACAATCTTGTCATTTCATTTATTTCTTTACCGTTTGAAAAACTTGATACTCCATAAAAATCAATGTTGTTTTTGTCGCAAATATTAATCAATTCTTTCAGACCATCAACTCCACACGTTCTAGTGTTAAAGTGATTCAAATAAATATACGTCTCCCAACTAATACGACCATTCTCTTCTAAAATTTCTAATTTTCTATCGTTGCTAATCATTTTTAACAGCTCCCTTTCAGTTTTAATAAAACAGATTTTTCATTTGCTTATTTTAAATTTTAAGTTGCCAAAATTGCTTTCAAAATATTGTAGACTATATTCATCTCCCCTAACAGCCTTTAATTTATCATCTGTAATTACTGGAAAACTCTTTAATTCATTTCTGCAAAATACATATTCCCATTTATTATTAATAAAAACTTGCAATCTATTCATTTCAATCTCTCCCTTTTTATATTTTGATAAAACATACGTTTTATTTATTTTTTGACCCAGTGTTTCCTTGACTTAATCATATCAAGGAAACACGTTATTGTCAATACCTTTTTAAAAGTTTATTTACAAGAATAAGATTTTAAAATATTTTCATACAATACCATATCGTCGTCAATCATAAAATCGTCTACTCTATCAGAAAAATAATCGTCAATATAAAATTCATAGAAATATTGTTTAATCGTTTCTCGGCTTGGCTCTAAAATTTCAGTCCAATTTTTTACAATTTCATTAGCAAGATATTTAGACCCATTTTTAACCTCTCTGTACAAACTTTCATATTCTTCTGTATACATTTCTGTATCATGACATTTATAAACTTTTTCAACCATATCCTCAATAAATGACTTGTAGCTATCGTTTAAAGAAGGAATACTCTCTTCCATTTCTTTTACTGCTAGAATAAACTTACCATAATCTCTAATATTTAAATAGTTATGATTATAACTACCAATTGACCAATCAGCCAAAGAATATCTTAAAATATCTAATTGGTCTGAAATAAACATCATTTCACCGTCAATATAATTATCCTTTACTTCTTGATATAGCTTACCATTCACTTCCAAAATTTCTTTGTGATTCTCTTCTAAAAATTTAATGTTTAATTGTCTCATTTTCATCGTCTCCATTTCAGATTTTATTTGTTCACCTTACATGATACATTGTACCATGTAAGGTTTAACTTGTCAATATACTTATTTACTTTTTTTTTATTAAAATTATTTGTAGCTTGATTCTAATTCATTTTCAATAAAATATTTTCTATCTCTAAAATCTTCCATTTCTTTTTCTTTATTTGTGAACGTTACAACGTACTTACTTTGCCATTCGTTCATAGGCACAACGTCAATAAGAATAAAGTCTTTATTTGTCTGTTGTTTCAATCCTTTCAGATACATTCCTTTATGATTGAATATAATGTACGAATCAAGTAATACCCCTTCAAAACATTCAAAATCAAGTCCTTTTTCTGATGCTAAATTCAACATGTTTGTTACTTGCTCGTGAGTCATTTCATATTCCATTTTAATAACTTCCTTTCAGTTTTTGTTTTGTCTTGCTTAACTTATGAATCAAGTATATCACAAGTAAAATATATTGTCAATAACTTTTTTTAAATTATTTTATTTTACTTGTGATATTAATTACTAAATGAATTCTATAATATTGTCATCATCTAAAAATATGTCGTTTAAAGAGTATTCTAATACACTGATAGCAAGCTTTACAATTTGCTCTTGTAGTGCTTCATTTTCATATAATAATATTTCAATAGAGTTTTGAAGCAAGTCATAAGCAGGATTATTGCTTAAGCCTGTTTCAATGAAATAAGTTTGAATATTTTCTAAACTGTCGTTTTTATATTCAATATATAGACGATATTCGTTATTATCATCTAGTTTGATTGTAGGTACACTTTCAATATTAAATAGTCTAAAATCATCTTTTACATAGTTTTCCAACTCTTCTTTTATGTCTTTTATGATAGCATTTTTAACCGTTGGATATTTTAACATTTCACGTTGCTCATCTTTACTGAATGTTTGAATGAATCTTATCATGTCAAAGTCATCAATTATAACGCTATTAGAGTCTGTATCGACTTGTTCTAACTCTTCTAAAATATAATCTAATATCATCGTTTTTCGTGCATTTTTAAAGTGATTGATAAGATTATTTAATTGTTCTTTATCTGTTGCGTAAAGCCTACACAACGTTTGAGGATATTCTCTTTCTTCGTGATTCACTTCTAGTTTTAAGTCAGATTCGTTTACCTCTACTTGAATGTTTTCAATCTTAAATTGTCTCATTTTTACATACTTCCTTTCAGTATTTTATTTTGGATTGAATAATCCTTTGTACAAGCGATAATCAAATCGCTTGTACTTGTAAAATTCAATCGTAACCGTTTTTAAAATCCACAAGCTACACTATACAAACTGATTTCATGCCCATTTTCTTTATTAGTCCATGTATCAGTTTCCTTGTCATATTCTGCAACCTCTTCAAAGTCTGAATAAGTCATATCTTCATCTGTTACTGTATCATAATAGCTAATTTGCATATCGTGGAAGTAATCAACGTCTCTAATTTTAAAACATACTGTATCGCCAAAGCCTGCTCTTGCATCAGCTCCATAGTGAACGCTTATAAGTACATATGATTCACTGTCATATTCAAAAATATCTAAAAGAAAATCTCTTGATAAATCATTATCCCAGTTATAAGTGTATCCTTCGCCCGTTAAATATCCATTTTTATCAATATCAAATTCCAATTCAATTTTATGCTTTGCCATATCTATCCATTCAACCTTTGATTCAAAAATTACTTTATTGGCTTGGTCTGTAAATTCATCAAACTCAAGTAACTCATACATAAAGCTTTCAAGATTGATGACTGGCATTCTAAAATTCTCATTATCTGGATGAATGACTGAAATACCCTCTTCAAAATTAAAATCATAATCGTATTTATTACCTACAAAGTCGTAACTTGGTTCTATCATTCCTTTGATGACCTCTTTCATATTTTCCTGTTTAACTTGATTGTAAAGTTTTTCGTTCATCTTGATAACTTCCTTTCAGTTTTTGGTTTTTGTGTTTCCTAAGCTTATGACTATATCATATCATAAGCTTAGGTTACTGTCAATAACTTTTTTAAATTCTTTATAAAATAAAGTCTAATTCATATGGTGATATTTTGTAATTTAACTCTTTTGATTTCTTACATGCTAACAACATTTTTTTCTTATACTCTTTATTTACGTTTGGTCTTTTCATTGATTCTAAAATACGTTCACAAATCTTTTGATTCTTTTTCATGCTTACCACCCTTTCAGTTTTTGTCTTGTTTTACTTAACTTATAACCCTAGTATATCATTCAAAAAAGATATTGTCAATACATTTTTTGAATTTATTTAATTTATTTTTAATTACATTATTTACCTTTTGTTCGTTTTTAATGTAAAGGTAAATTATAGGCGATAATACCATTCCCAGAATGAGGAAAGGCATTATCATTTTAATTGTAGCTTGCGTTATTAAAATGATGTAGTCAATGAAAGTCATTTTTTATTATCCTTTTCAAGTCTATTGTATAAATCAATAGTATCTAGCGCAATCTCTTCTATATGGAAAGTTTTTAGATTGTAAAAATCTAAAAACTTAGACTCTATATCATCATCGCATAAAAAATAACTATTTTTTACTTTTAAGTGTGCTACCATATTGTAAATTGTAACCCAATTAAAACCATGTCCTTTCATCACTCTTTCTATATAGTCATTCATATCATTTTTATGAATATATCTCATCTCTATATCATAAAAATGTTTACGCTCATCCCACGTTAAATTATGGATAATGCTATTAACTAATTCCATAGTTTTTTGGTCAAACAGACCTCTTTCAATTCGATATTCAAGCGCACTGACTCCTATATGGTCACGGTCAATTTTCTTATGTCTACAATCCTCACAAATAGTCAATACGTTTCCTTTTTTGTCTGTTTGAAAGTCTTCGCTTTCATCTAATTCTAAGTCAAAATCTGCCCACTCTTCATTACATTTTTTACATTTTAGTTCTAACATTTTTAAAACTCCCTTTCAGTTTTTTAGATAATTAATATTATCTATTGTAGGCACTAGCTTGTAGTACCTACTAACATAATATTAAAGTATTTCTAATTCTTTTAATGCCTTTTTTAATCCAGTGAATAAGTGTTTGTCATTCAATTCATCTGATAAGCTACGCTTTATTTCTCTTGGTATTAATTGATAATAACAATCAAATGACAATCTCACTTCAAAATTATCATAGTTACCTTGTTCTTTTAATTTTGGGATATACTCTTTAATTTTGTCAACGTGTTTCTCTAATTCATTTTTGATTAGTAAATATTCTTTTTTATCCATTTTCATTTTTAAAACTCCCTTTCATATCGTTATAAAGATTAGTTATAACTTTTTTTAACTCTTTATAAGTATCTTTATTTGTCGTTTCTGATTCAACCGCATATTCGTTATTTTTGAACGGTCTTAACTCAACCGTATCTTGAATACCTTGTGAAATTCTATAATAATCATAAAAATCATAAGAATGTTTAGAATAAGTTACTGTTAACATTCCCTTATAAATATTGTATCTTCTAGCGACTAGCTTTATAAAGTTAGTCAAATCTTTTTCATCATTGTATCTTAATGAAAACGTAAAGCTACTTGAAACACTCTCTCTGAATCCATTTACATATTTTTCCCCTTCTACTTCTACATTAATTGACAACATTTTACATACTCCCTTTCAGTATTTTTTGTATAGCTTAAAGGCTATCACTAGACCATACAAACTTTTTTGTATGGTCTATCATAGTCTCTAAGCCTCTTCACGTTCGATGATTTCATCAAAATCATTGTATCCTAGCCAATTAGCGATTGTATCGTCATCGTGCCAAAATATGTCATTCAAATCTGTTTCATCGATACCGTTAGGATAAATATCCTCTAAAATGCTTTCAATCGTTTCTAACTCTTCACTTGTTAAATATTTTACAGTTTCAACCGCACCAGACCAAAATTCAAAATTTCCTAAATTTACCTCTTTATTTACTAACATTTTAACATTCCCTCTTTCTGTTTTTTTAGTTTTTGTTTTTTGTATCGCTTAAGCTTATGACTTAAGTCTATCATAAGCTTAAGCGGTTGTCAATAGGTTTATTTACTTTTTTTTAATTTCTTTTCCTGCTAGCCCTTCAACCTGCTTTTTAGTCATTTTTTTATAACCTAACTGTTGAATGAATTCATTAATATGGCGCATCGTGGTTGCGCTAAAATATCCATTAATAATTAGAACGTCATCAGATTTTTTTACACCTGCTTTGAACGTTGCAACGTGAGTGTTATAACTATATAGCTTGCTTTCACCTGCTTTGTCTATTATTTCAACTATCGCCTTTCCATAAAATGACTTTCTGTTGTCAAATCTTGGTTCTAAATTGTAAGTGTTTTCCATGTTAAAAACTTCCTTTCAGTTTTAATTTTAATAGCTGAAGGCTATCACTAAGCTATACAAGATAAGCCTTGTATAGCTTGTCATAGTCTTTAATATCTTAGTATTTCATAGCTTGAACCGTCTAGCCATTTTTTTTGCGGTTTAGTTAGTGATTGCGCTAGTCCTATAAGTGCTTGCCCAGTTTCTGGTACTAAGCGCACCACGTTCATGTTGCTATGAATCCATTCCCACTTGTCAACGTGTGAAAGTTCATCTGGTGCTAGTGAGATTATGCAATTATGGTCTAGCCCACGACTTCCACAATCAAACTCACCGTCTATAAGTGTACCTCCTGCCATGATAAATATTGCATGGTCTAAGTTTTTTGTCGTCTGTTGGTCGTCAATCCATTCTCTTGTGCCGTATACCATTTTAATAACCGCCTTTTTTGTTTTTTGTCTTGTTTTAACTTGTTAACTTTATTATAAACTAGTGAAATGCTATTGTCAATAACTTTTTACTACTTTATTTATTTTTTTATTATCCTATATAGTTTTCATTGTAAAGCTTTTTATATTTACTAAATGGTTCTAACATGTACATTTTAACACGTTTCAAGGTTTTATTGATTGACTTATTGAAGTTATGGACGTTTGAACCGTCATAAACAATTGACGTTTCAAACCTTTTCCCAAAATCTTCCTCTTTAAACACTAGCACCGTTTCACCTTTAAAAGTTAGGTAGTAAAATTTTACTTTTAATTCCTTTTTCTTGAATCCTAAATTATAGTATTTATTTTTGGATTCTACCGATACATAGAAATAATAGTCTCCCCGTCTTGCCGTACCTTTTCCATAATTTAACGTGTCAAATACTTGTCCTAAGTTCATTTTAAAAACTCCCTTTCAGTTTATAAGCGATTGGTCGCTACCCTTTTTTAAGTGACTAGGCACTTATTAAAGAGTTTTAACAGTATTTTCAAAGCGTTAAAACTCTCTTTAAAAGCCTAGTTTTTACCAATCGAACCAACCTCAGAAACTCTACTGGTAAATAGCCCCTTTTTCGTCTTCCCCTTGCCCTTGAAGTTTAGATTGCTACCAATCTACCCCACAAGGAAACCGAAAGGAAACCGTCATCACTGACTTATTCTGTGGGTTGATTCCCACTCTAAAAAAGGTATTCTTTACCAATCGAGCAAGCCTCTAAGCTTGTCGTACCGGCTATCATTCATTTGAAAGAAGCCTTTGGAAATTTTGTCTTTATGTTCATCTTGTCTCATATCCTTGGTTAGGTAGATACATTGACAAGAGTCGTGGCTTGCGTTTGTAGTAACAATCTTTAAAGATTGTATGGAAGATTTTTCCTGCCTTCCTAAACTTTTTCAAGTGGGCAACCACTTCAAGTAAAGTTTTAATACTTGGTAA